GGAAGAGATTCCGCCGGACGGTTGACACGTTCCGGTTACTTCCGGAAGAGATTCCGCCGGACGGTTGACACGTTCCGGTTACTTCCGGAAGAGATTCCGCCGGACGGTTGACACGTTTACCGGTCATATGAGAATAAACATCGGAAGGAGAATTGACATGGCGAATATCATCAAACTCCTGTGCTATCTCGATAGCCTTGCACCTGCAAGCTATACGGATAAGTACGCAAACTGCCCCTATCAAATGCATACCACAACCATTGATCCCTATAGCATAACGCTGATAATGACTATATTAGCAATTGCTATCTGCGTAGCAGTATCCGCATGGGGCTGCAAATCTCTCAAACAATAACCCGCTGATCGAGCGCATCCCGCCGGGTGCGCTTCATTGAGCGTGCTATTGCTGCTCAAATAATCCCGAATAGGAGAATCATCATGCAATACGAAGATATTACAATGATGATCGAGCTATTCAGAAAATTGTATCCTAATCGTATCATCTATCGAATCGAGCATCATGTTATATGGTGGAACGATGAAAACTATAACGACAGGATTACTTTTAATGAATTGCTCGAATTATCGCATATGCGCCGGGAATCGTGCGGCGTATATATCAATGAATAATGCACTGATCGAGCGCACCGAATAACTTTCGATGTGCTCTATTGAGCGCACTATTCCTCTATCGCTCGGAGTGAATCCGAACGATCTTGTGATAGTGAATGCTATCAATTCAGCATAGAAGGAGCAATACGATGTACTACATTCTCGATTCGATAATCATACGGTATTATCGAAGGAGGTCTGCATCCTACCCATGTAAACCGGTATCGGGTAAAGTGGGAAAATTGCAGATAGGCGACATGAGATGTCGCTACAACATGAACCGGATTATAAGGTTCATGGCAGGCGAACCGAAAAATCTGGTTTGTGCGAAGTATTGTAAAAATAGGAGCCTGCCACAATACGCTGATCGAGCGCATCGAAGGACGTTCGGTGCGTTCTATTGAGCGCATTGGTCTTGTGATAGCGAACATTATGTCTATCACGACAATAGCTCAATCCCGCATAGTGCGGTTTTACAACTTGAGGGAGCATACACTCATTGTATGCATCGCGGGAACCTTGTCTCCCACATTGCAATAATGCAAATCGTAGATAGTGCGGTTTTGCAGATATGCGCGGTTTTTCGGAATTGTGCGGTTTTGCAAATCGGCACGGTTTTGTAACAATGCATTGATTGCATAACAAACAAGGCGGCGGTGAGGTATCAGCAGTAATGCGGTATCGTTGGTGCGCTTGAGTTAGGCTTGCGCGTATGGGCTAGTGAAACCCCCACACATGATATGTCGATCTGGCATATTGCCCGCATGAGGTAGGATTGTGGAAGTGATCGTAACCACTATAAAAGTGCGGTTTTGCAACTTCCGACGGCATGGGAATCGGGCGCTTATGCGCTTAGACTTCTGTATCGCTTGGTGTTTATACGCTAGGCGAATTTGATGCATTCGGATTTGTTGCGAATCAATTAAGCTTATCATGGATGCGGTGCGGTTTTACGAAACTGTGCGGTTTTGCATCCTTGCTATAGGGCGCATGAGCGATTTAGTTCATGCGCTCATCCGAGTACATAAGCGGCAGTGCGGTTTTGCAGAATCGTTTGTGTGCTCAGATGAGCGAAGGCTCTATAAAAAACCATGCCGCCATAGTGCGGTTTTTCAGCCAGATATCAAAGGAGGTATTATCATGGCAAAGAAGAATACAGAGTTCCTGACTATCGCAGAACTTGAAGTGCAGATTCCGCAGGAACGTGAAAAGCTTGAGGCTATCGTGCAGTCTATGAACGAAGCCGAGGAAATCGCAACTTTCAATAAGCTGGAAAAGGAAATGAAGGATCTGAAGAAGGAACTGAATGGTCACATTCAGGATCTCGAACTCCTTCGCTGCATGGACGGCGTCGACAGTATTACGGCGATGCGGAAAATCATCATGCGGTCTACCTATATCGGAGTTGCGGTGCGGTCTGAGGATCGCGAGGGAACTAAGGTATGGTATACCGAACCGAACGAATCCCTGATTGATCTGATGAAGGTATGGGGTACGAAGGAAAAGGCGACAGACCTCTCCCGCCCGTGGCGGTATAAGGCGGAACTTGCATGCCTGTATCAGACCGGTGCGACTGCTTGCAATATCGGCAAAGACGATGAGACATATCAGAGGGATCTGGCAAAGTTTTTCAAACTGAGCAAGGAAGCTCGTGAAAAGGCGGGTAATCCGTCTACCCGCAAAACTCTGGATGTTATCAGAGAGGTAATCTCCGCAATGATCGGTGAGGAGTATGGCGCGAAGGCTATCTCCTGCGATGCGAACTATTTCGATTGCGGTTTTACAACTGTCGATAAGAACGCTCGCAATAAGGTCAGAACCGCTGATATGCGGCAGTGTGTAAAGCTCCTGTTCGATATGTCTCGCAGAATCATGACAAACGGCGCGTATGATGTGGAAACCAAGAATCTCACGAAGGACGGCAAGAAATGGCAGGAAAATCTGCTTAGCAATCAGGCTACCGCTGATAAGGTTTCCCGCATGACAGCAGAGGAAAAGCAGAAGCTCATCGAAATGCTCACGAAAGATGATGCGGTTTCCGAACCTGCTCCCGAAACTCCCGCTGATCCCGACCCCGCTCCGGTATCGGAAGAAAAGCCGAAGACCAAGAAAACAAGATCTAAGAAGGCAAAGGCAGATGCGGCTGCATAATGCGGTTTCATACGCTGATCGAACCGCCCATCATGGTATGGGCGGTTTCATTGAGCGCATGAGCGCGGTTTTCAAAATACATTGAAAAGGAGTATTGCTATGGCGGTTCCTAGAAAAGCAGAAATTATCCTGTCAGATGTCGATCATGGTATGGATAAGGTTATTCCGTTATCAAGGTCTATTCTCGGATTCATTGCAGACAGAATGTATGACTATCGCAAAGAGGTGGATTTTGAGGAATGTATCGGAGGAGCTGATGCGGTATCTGAGTTTGAAGCGGTTTATTCCGCTGTCTGCGACGCTATCGAATGGCTCGGCGATGTTCGGTAATATCGTCTAAATAATACGAAAGGAGGGCTCGATATGGCAGAGCGCATCATGTCAAATATGTTTGCTTCCATCCCTGACGAACAACTCATAATGGATGCATTCGGCGGTGCGGTTCTCAAAAACTGTTCCAGTATTGGTGTAGATTTTGAAGAATTCAAAAAGCACTGCTCCGTACTCGATGGCAAATTAGGGGACTACTATCTGAGCGGTCTCCGCGATCTCGCTCCGGATTTATTCGGTGCAATCCGCTATGACTATAGTGTGCGCAGTTTTGCCGCGCTCTGCCGTATCTTAAATACGGTAATCAACGGAGGTATAGCCGATGGAAAAGACGAGTCTCAATTGGCGCAATGAAGCGCAGACCTTTCTTAAGGAATGGGGTTCTGTGCCAAACCGCGATGACGTAATCGCAGTTTGTAACAATATTGCCGCAGATCCGCTTATGCGGGGTGCGATGATTCAAGTGTGCGGTTCGGTCGGCGTATATGCCGATACGCTATGGCACTGGATTCTGAAAGAGTCTGGTGTAAATTGCATGTAATCTCATAAAGGAGGTTTATTCTAAATGTGGTATGAGCCTTGCGATCCGCTGATGTGGGTTCGGTTCGACGGCGTGACCGTATGGAGGTACGGTTATGTGGTATTTCCTACAGAACCCAGCGATTCGGCGCAGAAGATCGCAATGGTTCCTGAATATCATCCGGTGTGTTATGGTATGAAGGGGCGATTGCGATAGGGTTTCCGGCTTTTCCCGCCCCAAAAAGCCGGGTTCCGTTATCCGGCGTACCGCATCCGCCTAATATGGCAGCGCAGTTGGTGCGCCGGATTTATCGGCAACTGCTTTATTGGTTGGTTGAAAATAACCGCTCATACGCCGCGAGGTATGAGCGGTTTGTTTGAGCTAATCAGCCCAAAACCAAAACAAATCTAAGGAGTGATAAAATGAGTTTCCATATTTTCAAAAAGATGGTCAAATGCGTTCTTGCGCGATACGACCAGAAAGTTAATCCGGTTTTCGTGAATGAAGACGGAGCGTTCAAAGCATATGTCGAAGATCTCACAATCAGCGGATGTTTGGGATCGAAAAGAATTTCAGCGAGGTGGGGATCAGGCCATCAGGCGATGATCCCAGAGGAGGTGTGCTATGGCTGAAGTTGCAGTCCTCCTCGCAGTCCTCGTTGCAGTCCTCGTTTTCTTTATGGTTGGCGGATTTATCGCCGATGCAATTAATAATGCGACTGGTGGTGAACACGGTGTATGTCGTAAAGTTCATAAATGAACGCGGCGACAGAGTTTCGCTAAATTTCGATTCAGCGTACAGATGTCGGCTGTTCGTTCAAAAGGCAAGGAGGTCTAAGAAAATCACGCTAGTGTCATACCAAAATATTAATTAAAAAGGAGTGTTCTGGTTGAACAATTACGAAAAAAACGCGGTTTGCTATGCAATAACCGCAGTCATTGCGTTCATACTAATGCTAATCTTTGTGTAAGGAGGTGCGGTTTTGAATGGGATTCGAAGAGGTCGTAGTATCTCCGGATGAAATCTGGGAATACTTCGAAAAGAATGCAGTGAAATTAGAACAAGCGCATCACAGATGCGCTCAGTCAGACAACTGGAGTGTGTGGATAACAAATGATGACGGTCTCCCTACATTCACTGTGTTCTGCGGCGAAGAACCGATGCACGAATATGAGGCAATAAACAAAACCGATGCTATGGAACAATATATGATCGCGTTGAGCGATATTGGTATCGAGTATGACGATCTTGAGGTGACAGAAATTGACGAAAGTGCCGCAGAAGAATACGATATTCAAGAGCGCGAGGCGGAACTCGATGATATCATAAGCAATGCAATATCCGATATGCTCGGCGCTGATTGGCTCAAAGTGGACGACGATGCGTTCAAGAAGGCTGTCAGCACGGCAAAGGAGGTTCTTTGCGATATAATTGGAAAACAATATAAACTTCCGCTTTACCGTCCGATGTACTTAGTCGGTGAAGATGGCAAACAATTCTTTAGCGAATATCCATACGGATCTCTTGCAAAAGGGGATTCCATGAAAACAACAACAGAATGACAATTCTGCACTGACTGTGGTTTTATTGGTTTTCCCACAGCCTAAGTGCTCCGAGATGCCCGCACCGCCTCACTCCTGTGGTGCGGGTCGATTTCGGGAACGCTTCTGAAAGATTGAGCGTATCAGTCTTATCCCAAACGCCAAATCGTCTGGCTGCAAATCAGAAACACTTTAGCCAAGTAGGCATGATTGAAAGTATGGTTTCTAGATTTCGTATCGACCGGAGCGAGATGGTGAAATTTTAATAAACCTTTGGAGGTAAATTATTATGGCAAAGATTCAGATCGTAGGTAACGCAGCAATTCTCACATCCGCAATTAAGGCAGAGGACATTCGCCTCGCGGCGAAGTACCGTCCGGAATCCCTCGTCCTGACAAAGAAGGATGGTAATGAAACGGTTCCGTTCTTCGCAATCGGCATGACTGACGGCACTGGTAAGATCAACAACGTCGGCGTTTCGTTTGACGGTGTGAGCCGCGACGGCAATGGTTACGCAACACTTACAATTGGTTTCCGTAGCGACGCTACGGGAGGAGAGCTGAAGGAAGAAGTCGCTGACAAGTTCGGCATTGCAATCACAAACCTCAACCTGATCGAAGAGGCACTTCCGGCAGTCATTGAGGAAATCGCAGCTCGCAAGGCAGCCGTCGTCTCTGCAATCGAAGTAGAGTAATTCGACAGCGGCATAAAGCCGCAACCGATGCGGTTACATAGCCGCAGTATCACGGCGCCGCCGCCGATGCAACCAAATTCGGCGGCGGTTCATTCGAATGTAGCCGGAAAGTCCGGTTTACATAAATCAAAGTGGCAAAGCCACACAGTGAAAAAGGAGAATTATTATGTTGATGATTAAAGTTGGAAACAATATGAAGAGAAACACAGTGATGGTCGACGATGCAAAGACACCGCGTCAGCTCCTCGAAGAGCAGGAAATCGATTATGGTATCGGCGTCACAACTCTTGACGGCGCTCCGCTCCAGCGCGGCGAACTCGATAAGAGCTTCGCAGAACTGGGTATTACTGAGAAGGCTACTCTGCTGAACGTGGTAAAGGCAGACAATGCCGGTCAGTAAACTCAGGCAGATCGGCGCGGCGCTGATTGCTCGCGGTGCAAGCGAAAAGCTGGTCAGGCATATCGTAAGCGATCCGCGCCTTCCGAGCCATGAGAAGGTGTTCCTCTTATCCGATATTTATGCGAAGCTTCGTACCGAGCCGCATAAATGAAACCTGAAACCAACCCCGCTGTCCCCCATCAGCGGGGTTTTTGCCGTCAAGGGATCGCCGGTTCGACTCCGGCAGACGGCTACCATAAAACCAATATTTTAGAGGAGGAATGTGATATGTTTCCTGATAGAATCCGACAAACAGCATTCACAGATCCGGACGTAGAAGGATCATTCAAAATTACAGGCGAAGACGTATACGATACGGTATTGAAGTCTGTGCTTCGTGCCATTCTCCCGTCAAGAATGGGAGATGAATCTCTGTATATTAGATATAGAGAAAAGGACTATTCGAAATCCGCAATAGAAGACAGCAGCGAACAGACAGTAATGGGAGTTGTTTATGGAGATATTCCTGATTGCAGCAACACACTCACAGTCATCAACATGAGCAGGATGCCGGAGCTTCCTTCGCTGCTCATTGATAACTTCTGCAAAAGATACAGCGGGTGGACACGGATCGAGAGAATGACAAAATTCTTTGAGAGCAGTTTCCAGCTCTGCTGTTTCGTGAATGAGGATATTAAATCCTGCATCCTTGTTATCGGGCGGCTTGACATCGTTCGCATGCATTACATCACATGCTCTCTTGCAGCATTTCTTCCGTGGTATTTTCCGAAGGAAAAGGGGCTTACCGCAGAAGAACGCTCGTTGCTGATGAGCCTCAGAAAGAATAGATGTAATGACTTTACGGAGGCGCTGGCGGCTTTCGAATCTCAGTTTGACTTTTACTCAATGAAGCTTGAAGCTCTTACTGGGTTTGAGTCTGAGTGGATGAAAGGCGCGCTCGACGATTCAAGAAAGCGTATCAAGTCGTTAATGGAAAATATCGATGAGCATCAGAGGAGAATAGACTCGTGTCTCCGCGATGTCGAAGAGGAGAGAACAAGAGAGATTGGTCTTGCGACAAGAATCAATGACGAAAACGAAAATGAGCTTCGTGATTACTTCATCGAAAACAAAGGTCGAGTAAGGATGACAGCTCGTTCCGGCAGCAATCTCACATTTGAGGTTCTCACGACAGTCATGTATTGGGACGAAGACATGGCTGAGACGCTTCTGGGGAATAAACATTCGTATGTCTACACGGCTCGCGGGAGCCGTCCTCGAATGAAGAGCGATGATTTCGCGAAGCTTTTCAAAGCGATTTTTGTAGATCAAAGCGTAAAACTGCGGTTCTGTGCGCAGTATAAAATCTCAATCTCCGATCGCACTGTGTATGGCGTCGATCGTGCAGAGTATAGCTCTGCTGCGCTCAATTATTTCCCCAATACACATATTGACCAGTATAGTTGCCTCGGTGACTATCGACAGGTTTTGAATCGAATGATGCAGGATCACAACTACATCGGCATCATGGAGCAGTGCGTAGTATCTGCGCAGTCATTCAACTTGCATGATACCACAGTGCTTGAAAAGTGGTGTCAGCTCATGTATGAGACAGATAAAAAGTGTATTCTACTCCCTGACGGGACGGAGGCGACTCCAGTAGATGCAGTCAAGTATCTGAATGGCGGCGAGTCCGCAGAAGAGGAGGAACATGATGGCGAAGAGAGTTAAGATCGACGAAGGTGCGATCGCAAGTATCATGGAAGATTTCGGCAAATGGATTCGTGGCCTTACGACTTTTGATAAAGCAACATATCAGCCGAAGTTCGCAAAGGTTGAGTCTAGGGCAACACTGTTCTTTACAGAAACTGCATGGGCGAAAATGCAGTATCTTGTGGCAGTATACGACACCGAAGCTGCATGGCACGGTGTTGTAAAGAGAATTAAAGACGGCGAGAGCAATTTTGTTGTCACGGACATCCTTGTGTACCCGCAGGAAGTATCTGGGGCGACCGTAAACACAGACCAGACGAAGTATCAGGAATGGCTGTACTCTCTGGACGACGATACATTCAATAACCTGAAGTTTCAGGGGCACAGCCATGTGAATATGGCTACGTCTCCGTCTGCCACAGACCTCGACCATCAGCAGAGCCTCGTTGCCCAGCTCGATCATAGCATGTTTTATATATTCGTGATCTGGAATAAGTCAAACCAGAGAACGGTCATGATCTATGATATGGCGGCAAACACACTTTTCGAGAACAGCGATGTTGATGTTAAGGTGATTCAGGACGACAGTGTGGGATTTCTCAAGCTCATGGAAGATGCAAAGAAGATGATTACAAAAAAATCATATAGCTACCAGAGCGGATATGGTTCTACATACTGGGGAACAAAGACAACCGCATCCACACAGTCTGCGACAAAATCATCTGCAAAGCCTACTTTGACAAAATCTGGCAAATCTGCCGTGCAGACCGCCGCAGCAGCAGTCAGTCCTGAACCTGTAAAAGCAGGGGTGAGAGCTGACGGAGTCGATTCGGGATATCACTACGCTAATGGAGCGTGGAGCTACGGCTATGACGAATACTATTAAGGAGGTGTTCGTATGACAAGAGAGGAGTTTTGGGATAGTATCACGCAGTTCTGGGAGCTGCGTGATTTCTGTCAGAATGAAAATATTTACGTAACGGACGACTACTTTGATTATGACGACTGGAGCGATGAAGTCCAATCTGATTTTGATAATTTTGATAATCGCGATTGGGGCAGTTGGGAGGATTGCAGAGACACGTTGAGCGGACTCGAAAAGCCGGCATGTGACTTCTTTTTGCGAGAGGGATATTTCGATTATACCCCGTGTGAAGAAGAAGATCTTGACAGGCTGAAACAGGAAGTCGTTGAAATCATGGATGAACGTGGTGCATGGGATGACGCATGGGAAGACGATGACGATGACGACGATACCTGCGATGATGAATATGTGTACGAAGATCCTCAACAGCCTGAACTCGACGAGGGTATGAGTTTTGATGAGTTGTCCGGCTTCGAAGTACATGAGTTGAAGGAGGCATAAGATGATTAGTACGGCAAAATTCTATGACTATTTCCAGCCCGATAAAGTCGAACAAAAGATCCACATCATCGGATGTGGTTCTGTTGGATCGACTGTCGCCGAAAATCTCGCAAGATGCGGCCTGACAAACTTTGTGCTCTATGATTTTGATGAGGTAGAACCTCATAATCTTGCAAACCAGATGTTCACACAAAAGCATATCGGTATGAGCAAGGTCGAGGCGCTCAAGGACATCCTCTGCGAAATTAATCCGGACTGCAAAGATGTGAAACTTGAACCAAAAGGCTGGCAGGGTAAACTCCTATCCGGATATGTGTTCCTCTGCGTCGACAGTATCGAAGTAAGAAGGGATTTTGTCGAAAAGCATATACCTTCGAAGTTCGTTAAAGCGGTGTTTGACTTCCGTACACTGTTGACAGGCGCTCAGCATTACGCTGCCGACTGGAGCAAAGAGGATAATAAAAAGTATCTTTTGTCTACAATGCAGTTCAGCCATGAAGAAGCGGCAGATGAAACTCCGGTATCTGCATGCGGCGTGACGTTGGGCGTGTGTCAGACCGTTAGAATTATCTGCGGTTTCGGTACATCCAACTTCATCAATTTCACAAAAGGACAGGGTCTAAAGAAGTTTATCCAGTATAACTTCGACGGGCCGAATCTGTTCCTTGACGAGTTTGATGGATAACTTCACAAATAATGCCTGAAACGAGGGTAGTTTAGGGGTAAGAATTCAGCCATTTGAGGGCTGAGACATCGGTTCAAATCCGTTCCCTCGGTAGTAGGGCGTTATGATACTCTGCGAAGGATTAAAATGTGTGGGTTTGCGTAGTTCAACGGTAGAATTCCTTTCTGGGGAGAGGGGACGGCGGTTCGATCTCCGCCCAAGCCTAAAAGAAGCACATATAAGATCCCGTTTCTGTGTAGCATGGCGGAATATGGCAGACGCTAGGTCGTAAACCGTTGACAGGTAGTTCTATGAAGGTTCAAATCTTGCTGTTACACAGATTTTCGCTAGAGGATTACGGGCAGCCGACTCTGACTCGGTGTAGTCCGTAGCCGAAGTAGCTCAGTTGGTAGAGCGGGAGGCAGTTAACCTCTGCGTCGGCGGTTCAAGTCCGCCCTTCGGCTTCTATAATAAACCAAATAATCCAAGATGATTTTAAGGAGGAGTGATTATGTTTCATGTAGGTGATATCATTATTGGCAACAGATATGCAAGCGAGCATTACTCTGTCACCAGAACTGGTACAGAATGGGAGGTTATTGACGTACTTTCGGACGGGATGATATGTGTAAATCCCGGAGGATGGACTGTTAATGAACGGTACTTTGATCTGAAAGAGTCTGGACTCGATGAACCAAATGTTGATGGCTCGGAACTCGACAATATGTTTGGTGAGTTCGAATAAAACAATACTTCTATGGTAAAAACTGGAAAGATGGCTTGACAAACCCTCTCCGGTATGATACAATAAAGATACCGATAGGCAGGAGGTAAGGGAAATGAAAATTTGGTTGAAAAAATGCCCGTACAGCTATAATGACTATTGCACAGATATGTTCCTTGTGGATGTCAATAGTTCTGAAATCATCGAACACATTACGCTTGATACAACAATCGCTAAGCGAAACGGTCACAGCACAAACCAGACCGCAGAGCAGACAATCACAAACATCGAATCCGAGCACGATGTGGACAAGCATCTGACAGCAGTCGAAAGATGGACAGCGCTTGACGGTTATGTTTATACGCTGTTCAATGACGGCAAGGCAGTCAAGACGCTGAAACTTGATGATTACATCAAACAGCATAAAGATGTTCCATCTTCTAAATGGTTCGCATCAGCCGTATCAAGCATGATAAACGAATAAAAAAAAGAACCGGCAGGGGCAATCCTCTGCCGGAACATAAAAGGAGGTATGGAAAATGGCAAACTGGAAAACGCAAAGAGAGATCGCACTTACAGCAACAGCAGAGCAGCTTATTAAAGGCGATACGGGCGAAAACGATTACGGATATCACATTTCTGTAATCAACGGCGTAAATACTCCGCCGTGGAGATACCACAAGCAAACTGCATCGAACGCATACGAACCGGCAGAAGCCGCAAACGCAACTCATATCATTATCACGGATATTCCTAACTTTTCAGATTATGACAAAGGTATCTCGGCAAATGAATTTGAAAATCGAATCATTGAGATGTAAAATGCAAAGAGAGAACCGGCAGAGCAAAACGCCCTGCCGGTTTTCTTTATGCTTCTTCAAAATGCCGCATAGCATTGCGGTATAAGCGCGGACACAGCGATAATCGTGAGCAGTCGACATTCCGGAAAGCCATACATGATATGGAAACCGGCACCTTAAATGTGGTGGCTCGCAAGCTCTGATTATACGTCATGCGGCGGTAGAGTTGTGCCGCTTGACGGATGTGGCATAGCGTATGACTTTATGTAAATTAAAATTTTTAGAAACATATTTATAGACTATGTGCATAGTATTTACGTTCCGAGTCTATCGCCGTTATTTATGCCGCATGTCAACCGTAGCTCAAGGAGGGAGAGCGTCCGCCATATCCGGTGGAAGGTTGTCGGTTCAAGTCCGGCCGGTTGATTTCTGAATCTTATATTACGAAAGGAGTGTTAAAATTGTTATTTAATGTCGGAGACAGGGTTGTTCTGTGTGCGCCATCTCCAAATAATAGTAGCGGATGGGGTCAATCAATGTACTATTTTATCGGAGATTGGGGAGTTGTAAAAGAAATATATAGCGAAGACAATCTTGCATATATGGTCGAATTTCCAGCACAAAGGTTTAACGATGACGGAACTCAGTTAACGAACCACTGGTACTGTAATGAGGCGTGGCTTGTCCCATACGATGAGACTCCGGTTGATACTGAGGAACTCGACAATTTTTTCTCGAACTTCGGAGGTGATGATAGTGCCGAACATTAAAAATGAAGAGCTTGCGTTTCTCAAGGAGTTGACAACAAGAGACCTGATCTTCGACCCTGTCGACGCAGATGACATCAATTTGCTTCGGCATATCGTAGAAGCTCTTGAAGAGAGACGTGAACGAGATAGGAATAGGACGGCGGCTTTTGTTGCTGGAAAAAGAAAAACCAATCCGCTTTACGGAAGAAGCAAGGAAGAAATAATCAAACGCAAGCAAAAAGGAGGATCTTATGGCGTCTGATATTATCAATGTAGAAGAATGCCCAAGATGCGGCGCTCAACCAGATGTGAGACAGTCCGGAAAGTCTGGAAGATTATTCGATGTCAAATGTCCGCTGTGTGGATACAGTTCTTATACAAAGAGTAATATTTATGATGCGATCTCGAACTGGAATATGCTCGCAAAAAGAGACTACAAAGAGTGTGACGACTGTCATCCCGGCAGAACTACACTGAGATGAGGTGTTGCGGAGTGGCATATAAAATCGGAGATAAAGTGATTTTTACATCACAAAAGCGTACAAAATACAAGTTCTGTCCGCAGAACGGCTCAGTTGGAACCGTTTTGGGCTTCAACAACAGAGGAATTTTGATTCAGTGGAATCAAGACGGGAACTGGGACGGCATGGGTTGGTGCCGTTACGGAGAAATTCAGCGGCAAACGCCGCTAGATGAGTTCTTTTCAAGCTTTATATAAGGGGTGGATACGATGAATGCCCAGTTATTTCACGCAGGAGACAAAGTAGTTGTCATAGGTAATGTAAACGATGACGAAAACAATATTGGATGGTGGGATGATATGGACGATATGGTCGGTGAAATCTTCACAATCGACATAATAAATGAGGAGGATGATGGAACATTTATATATAAGCTCGAAGAGGATGAAGACCGCTGGTGGTTCGACGAGGATTGGCTTAGACTTTATGGCGTTTTAGAAGTAGACACTCATGAGCTTGATAGTTTCTTCGGAGACTTTGGGGGTGAATAATGTTATGTTAAAATTCGGCGACACGGTCGAGTTCGTTGGTTACAACGGCAAAAGACGAGGATATGAATGGGAGCCTGAGATCGGAACAGTCGGACGTGTTGTAAATATTCCGGCCGAATACGATAACTCTGTTCTTGTACAGTGGCCTGACGGATCAACGACGGGAGACGACAGATGGTGGCATAGTGAATGCGAACTTGCTACGCTTCCGAATCACGAAGAGGAGTTTAGCGTAGATACGAATGAACTCGACAGTTATTTCACAGAAATGTAGAGGTGATACTATGAAATATACCGTCACGTTTGCTTTAGTTGGCAGTGTTGATATTGAGGCAGACTCGGAACAGAGAGCGCTTGAGATTGCAAATGGATACGGTTATAAAGATGTGGAGTGGGCTGACGATTTTTTAGTCACCGACATAGAAGAAAGTGATTTATGAAAGGGTGGTTTTATGCTTAGCATCGAAATCGAAACATACAAGTTGCTTCCGTGCCGCACAAAGGTATTCCGCGTTAACGGTGTTGACGCAGATATAAATGATTTCGGAGAAACAGATGATACCGGCAGGTGTAACGTGACTGAATGCGGATGTGGATGCATGGAGTTCATATCAAATGATAGCAAAATGAGCGATACGATGCAAAAATATAATGTCTCAGAGGACGAGTTTCATGAGGTTCAGAAAAGATTAGAACTGTTGCTGTGTATTGGCGAATGTAGCTTATGCCTTTGAGGGCACTTTTTATAAAAGATAGGAGGTAGATTATGCTTAATCTTGAAGATCTGCATCTAGGCGACCTCGCCGTATTCAATAGACATTCCAGTACAGCACCTGTTTTTATAGGGGCAATTGTAAAGGTCGTTGAAGTATATGATGAAAACCATGTAAGCGCGATCACGCCAAACAGAGATGAGGTTGAGTACGGTGCTATTGCACAGTGGAATTCGGAACTTGATTTCGATAACCAGAGAAGAGTACATAAAGAGATCATTGCGGTAGACAGGCTTGATCCGTATTATGAAACAAGCACAATATATGACGAAAGCCCGGAGCTTGACAAAATGTTTTCTGAAATGGATGGAGGTGTTTTGTCTTGATTAATGCTGGAGATATACAGGTTGGAGATATCGCTATATTCAACAAAAACCCAATCACAAGAAGCAACTATCACGGTGTCATTGTAAAAATCACTGAAATTTCAGACGGTCTTGTAGTAGCTATCGTACCAGATTTCAACACAATTAAAGACGGAATAGACAAATGGAATGATGCGATTGTATCAGACATGCACGTCTCTGGATGGCATCATGAAAATATTCGGTTTGAAAGGCTCGACCTCTGTTATGCAAGACCGGTTATTACTGAAGAGAGCGCTGAGCTCGACGCTTTGTTCGCAGAGATGAAAGGATGATTTTATGGAGCGTCTACCAGTTATAGGATCGAGAGTTCGTGTAAAAGATGCGAACGACAGAGCCGTTGTTGATGCCGGAACGATGTTTGCGAATTCGACTAAGGTGTTCTGTGGATCTACGTTTGTCGTGGAATCAGTATCGGACGATGGATGGATAAGTTTGAAATTTGATGGCAATGATAACCCAGAAAATTATAAGGGGCGCGATATACAAGATCATCAATTCAAGTCTGCGTGGCTTGAACTGTTATTAAGAGAGGGAGACTTTGTAAAATTCATAGACGAAGATGCACACGAGCGTAGTCCGTATATATTTCCAATAGTTGGTACTGTCGGAGAGGTGTTGCGAGTATGCCCCGACGGAGATCTGGTTGTTCGTTGGCCGTTGGAATCTATTGATGCAACTAACCCTATATGTGGCATAGGCGGTGAACGTTATTGCAATCCAAAACGTGTAGAATATGTTAGTCAACTGCGTTATAAGGATAGCGAAGAACTTAATGCGTTTTTTGACGAATTGTAAAGAAGGTGATTGATTGTGATGCGATGTTTCGGTGTTGCCCCGAACGGAGTTCCTCGTGCCACTACCATTGTATTCCACTTCTATGACGAGGATGTTACTATTTGCGTATCGGCTGTTAGCGACAAGCAGATCAACAGAGATGAACTCATAGATCTCGTAAACTCCTTTATGGAGTATGCAGATTATGACAGTACAGATTACAAAGGGATTGTGACAGAAATCATGAGCAATTTCAATGAAACAGTCAAGTATTTCGACATATGTGAAAGGGATTTACCATCAAGCGATGGGCTTGTATTAATTGAAATTTAATAACCGCAATGAAATTCGGCTTTTATAGTCGGCTCTGCGCCTATGTGGCCAGAGCTTCAACTCGATCAGATGAAAGAGGCGCCTCAGGGACTCCACGGCGGATCCGAAGCTGGAGTTGCTGCTCCCCAGAAGAGTAGAATACAGCCTCAACAAAAATATTCCATCAGATAGGATGCAAACAAACGCCCAAAGTACAAGAAAATCCACAAATACATCAGGAACTCGCATCATTTCAGATGAACAACGCGAATAGAAGAATATCTGAAGGAGATTCAGGCGTCGTAGGTCTGATCGTAAGCACTCACGCAGATTGCGGCAGAAAGGAGAAAGTATGTTATATGTAGTCACGCCTGCATCGCAAAAGTACAGACAAATGAGCATCGACGACCTCTGGTTTGGCGATGATGATGCAGAATATGGCGGTCTTATTACAAATAATAAGAGCAATACAGTTACTCGATGTGTAAGCAGAGTCCCGAAAGAAATAAGAAAAAATGTATCACAGCGCGTCTACCAAATCGCAGTGAGACTTGCGCAGTTTAATAGCAATCATAAGAACTTGCTTGAGGCAGACAGGCATAGTTTATATCGGACATTTCACGTTCCGAAAAGCTCAGGTGGCCTGAGGCGAATTGATGCACCAAATGATGAGCTTATGAATGCTTTGAGGGAGCTCAAAACGATATTCGAATCTGAATGTGGTGCAGACTATCTGTACCATACAAGCGCATTTGCTTATATTCATAACCGCAATACAATTGAATGCGTAAAACGGCATCAGACAAACAAGTCGAAGTGGTTCGGTAAGTTTGATCTGCACAACTTCTTCGGCAGTACAACAATTGATTTTATTATCACTATGTTCAGACAGATTTATCCGTTCGCCATACTGCTAAGAACAACAACGGGAGAGTCGGCACTTAGAGACGCACTTGAGCTCTGTTGTTTGGATGGTGTGTTACCGCAGGGTACTCCGATGTCTCCGATGCTCACAAACATTATGATGATACCGATTGATTTTGAGATTTCAAAGAAACTTAGAGAGCTCGGTATGGTTTATACTCGATATGCGGACGACTTCCTGATTTCGTCTCGAAATCCATTCAGATTCAAAGACGTCGAAGAGATAATCGTGTCTATCCTTAATCAGTTCGGAGCCCCATTTCAACTTAATACGAAGAAAACTAGATATGGATCTTCGAGTGGCGCAAACTGGAACTTCGGTATTATGCTGAACAAGGATAATCAGATGACAATTGGTAGGAGCAAGAAAAGGCAGTTCGAGTCCATGCTTACGGCGTATGCCAAGAATAAAAAGGCAGGGATTAACTGGTCTCTGGAGGACGTACAGCATCTTGACGGCTTGCGTGCATATTACAAGGCAATAGAAGGGGAAACAATAGACAGAATCGTAAATCATATATCTACCAAACATGGCATCGATATAAGAAGGTGTATTAAAGATGATTTGAGAAATATGTAGTATACTATTGACAAAATATACCATTGATGGTATAATAAATTTATCACGAATTGGAGGTGTTATATGCGGTATATTCTTTACTCACTATTTCTGATCGGTCTTATGGTCACTCCATATCTTGCATATGTGTTATTCAAGACGCGCACGCAAAAAAAATATCTTGAGTTCAAAGCGAAGCAGGATCATGAGTTAAATGAGGTTGATAGACTTTTAGTAAAAGTTAGGGCGACTCACGATCTCGAACAAAGCTTGCGATCAAAATGCCTTGATGAAAGAGGAGCAGAGGAGGTGTATGAGGAACTACATGACGATCTGATCTCAATTTTCGGAGAGGATTACAGAAAGAAGTTTTTCTTACCAATGCATACCGAACAGTGGTACATGGAGTCGAACCACGCTTGTTGGGCATGGAGATTATTGCTTGCAAGACGTGGTTATATTGACAAGATGACATATTTTACTGGCATTAGCATAGGAGGAGAGAAGAACTACGACTGGCAGATTAAGTTCTGCAAGTTGATTGAAAAATATCTCACCGAAAAGCACCCAGAGGAGGGCGTCGATGTGCAAATGGCGGTCAAACCGAAGCCTGACATCGCATATAGTCCTGTAAAAAACGAGGTGCGTAATGTAATGAATCCATACGGCAGATACGGGATCAACGTAACTCTTTGGAAGTTCGTTCTCCCCGAATACAGAAGAAGGCCGTGGAGCGAGTAGGAGAGTGGCTTTGCTACTCTCCTTTATTTATGCGGGCTCTTAGCTCAGTTGGTTTTAGAGCTGCTGTCTCATAAACAGTAGGTCGCCGGTTCGAGTCCGGCAGAGCCCATCCGGCGTTACCACAAGTAGCGTCGAGTAGGACTGCTTCGCAGTCTGCGAACGCGGCTTGACTTCGTTCGTTGCTATGATGTGTCGGTTTAGATGTATGGATCGACACGGAGCTTCTAATGGTTGTTGGTTAGCCATGATACATCTAGGTTCTGGGCACCGAACAAAAACCATCTGGATGTACCTCCTTTTTTATGAGAGTCGATTGTCGAATAAGGCGGTCGACTCTCCTCGTTTTTTAGAAGCAATGTGTTAATTCGTTACACTGTAGCGGCTCAGCGCCAAAGGTCTGAGTAACAACATGCCCGTGATTTAAGCGGTTTCTTTGCTCTTTTGTGAGCCTTCGGGCACCTCCTCACAAAAGAGACCGTAGAAAGACATTGCTAGTTAGATGAAAGGTGGATATTATAATGCATTATGTTAACGACCTCAAGACAATTCATAATTTTCTAATAATGAATGGATGGATTGATCTTGGATATGGATGCATGGAATACTTATCTAAAGATTATAAGTTTAAGATTGCTATTGGATATAATCAGAAGGATAAGTTCTATGTCCGTTCTGCAATTCTTAGTACCTATGACAGATGGGCAAACAGTGGGGCAGAGGATTATTTCTGTACTTGTGACGAAGTTATTTCTTTTCTAAATGGTAGATATATTTTATCTGCGTTTGATGCTGATGTAATCAGTATTTTAGAGGACGGCTATACTGACGATGGCAAAATGGATGAAGAAACATATAAGCTGGTACTTGAAATAATTGATCTGCTCGATTAATTTTTAGACGAATATGAGAGAGGTGAACGAAGATGCCGGAACTGATTGACAGACAGGCAGCATTGAAAAAGATGTGCGAAACGTGCGGCTATTGTAAGGGGTTCGAAGAGGCTATGCGTTCGATACATCCGGACTTTGTGACTGACAAGTGCAATAATTACAAATTTCTTGCAGAACAGCCCACAATCGAGCCGGAAGTGCGGCATGGGCGGTGGATTGTAAGGGGACAGGAGATTTATTGCTCTGAATGCAATATGGAAAGCCTATACAATGCATTCGGTGCATCTAAGTTTTCGGACTTCTGTCCGAAATGTGGCGCACGAATGGACGGAGGTGCTGACAATGCAGAATGAATCGTAGTTCACGGATGACTTCAATCATTACTCAGGACATAAAAATACGGTCGAATGAAAGGAGTATTTTATGAGGTTCGAAAGAAAAGAAGATGCTGTTCGTTCGTTCGTTAAGGAATTCGACGCCATCAGGACTGATATCATTTCAGTTCTGATGAAGTACGAACCTGACGGATGGTGTGAGGTTACAATGCCTGCTGTCGGAGATCGTGTTTATGTTGACGGCGTTGACATCGAAGACACAACAACGGACGAGGGCGAGGTCGTTAAGGCAGATAGCAAGAACAATAAGTACAAGATTAAGATGGATGACGGGGTTGTCCTTGACGTTTCTGGTGATGACTTCTATGTTTTGTACGACGACAAGCTCCCGATGTGGGGCTATCTCTGGCAATTCTCCGATCCTTGCGATATCGAATGGATTGAGAACGGCGATGGCGTTAGAGTAATGTCCGAACTCGGATTTCGGATTTATGAGCATAACGAGTATGGCATGTTCTTCGGAATTGACGGAGCTGGTTTTGATTTCTACGAAGCTTACTGGATTCCGCTGTATGATGCACGCGGTTTGAAATGGCATGATAAGGAGGAATAACAATGGCAAAGCCAACATCGCCGTGTTTTGGATGTAGCGACAGGCATCAACTCTGCTGGAATGATTGCGATACATATAAGTCATACAAAAAAGAACTTGATGAATTCAATCAGCGAAGGCGAGACACACTTAAGACCGAGTCAAATTGGTTTGATGTGATACATAAAGGCAGATATCCAAATAAATTCAGATGAAAGGTGGTTACAATATGTACGACACAGACAGAGAGATGCTCCGGCAACATGAAATTGCTAAAGTAAACAGAGCAGCGGAGCGAATCATGGATCTTGGTTATGTTTCAACTCAACAGCTCCAAGCTATCTTCAGGGAGTTCGGGGTTGCAAGTTGTTACTTCAACCGGATGTACGAGCTTGAATGGTGTTATGTGTGGGAGAAAGAAAAATCTCTTGAGTGGGAGGTGTTTATCAGGGAGTTTATCTGGGAAATCCACTATGAAGAGCGGATCGGCAATGACGTCTTAGCATATGAGAAACTCGCGCTGAGATTCCGATTGAATGAAAAGACTGGTATGGTTGATGAGTATCACCAACAGTACAGGTATAAGATCGCGTTTAAGAAGCGCAATACGCTGAATCTCAGCGACAGATAATTTTGTTTACACACAATGAAATATTGCTTTTATGGCAATCGTCTGCGCCAAACGGCCAGATGCTCAATTTGATCCGATGAAAGACTTGGAAGATGACACCTCAAGATTGCGTTATTAATCAGACATGCACGCGCTCCAAGCTAAAACAGCGATCAGAGAAATCTGCAAGCACCAAAGCGCACACTTTTCCATAGAAAATACTAGGGCAAAAGCACTTTTTCACAAGTACAAAAGAACAAACAACCGAGTAATAACTCTCGCCACCGATTTAAGCTTCTATAATCCAAGATTAACTTGCAGGTTCGGATCAAACGCACTTACATTGATTGTGTGTAGAGGAGGAATATATTATGGTCTATTCGTTAAAAGAGTGGGCAGAAAAAATGAAGGACACTATAATCAGATATCTTGTATATAAGAGGTTCTCTCCGGAAGAAGCACATCTTGTTGAAGATGAATTCACGTCGACAACATATGAACTTGGGTATATTAATAACATAATTGACACAGGTTATGGTCTGATGCTTGAGATTGAGGGCTATGATGACGAAGGGCGTACTGGAATAAAAAGCTTTTATAGACTTGAAGAACTTCGTATCGAGGAGTTTGATGTTGATAACAAGGATGGTGATGAAGTATGGGATGCATGAATTGGTCTGTTGATAGCTTCCCAAACAGGCTTTCTGCAAAAGAAGAAGCGATTTTATTCTCAAGAATGGAGAACGGCGATGAGTTTGCTAGGCAAGTTTTGATTACACATAATATGAAACTTGTAACATATGTTGTTCGCGGCTTTTCGTTTTCAGATACAGATAGAGATGATATCATATCATGTGGTATGGTTGGTCTAATGCACGCGGTCGATGCGTATAAAGTGAGATCAGGCGTGCGATTCTCAGCGTTTGCGATCCAGTGTATTAGAAATGAGATACTCAAACTACACTTCAGACAGAAGAAAAAGACTAGCAAAGAGTGTTCGTTTGATGATATTATCGTCAGCGACGACTCGTCATTGACGATCGAAGAGGTTATTCCGGACAGCATTGATGTTGAAGCAGATGTTGATCGGCTTATGTGCAAAAGCGTCGTGTTAGATCTAATCAATACAACGCTATCAAACGAACAAGGGTATGTTGTAAAGCGAAGGTACGGTCTTATTGATGGGGTCGAAACTTCTAGGCAAGAGATTGCAAAAGAACTCAATATAACATACTCTGGTGTAAGTCATTCTGAAAAGAGGGCTGTTGAAAAGTTGAAAAATGCGTTCTGGGGGTAACATCGTTATGATACATGCAGGCGACCTCGTTCGTATTTTGGACGGGAAGGAAATAGGTTCTGAATTACTTGGATGGAATAGAAAAATGGACGAATTAATCGGAACAACAGCGTTTGTCAGTACCATAGTAAATGGGAGTTGTTTATTAGCTGACACAAATACATGGGCAAGCTTAGGATGGCTCTTTGATATTGAATGGCTTGAACGTGTTGACAGTGTAGGTGTTACAGAAAGCAAGGAATTGGACGATATGTTTTCTGAATTTTATGAATAACATATAGCTTAGTGTAATTCTGGAGGTTACATTGTTATGATAACAAATCGTGAAGTAATTAACAACATGACAGATGCGGAACTCGGACGGTTCCTTAACAATGTAGATTGCGCTAACTGCGCATACTACGAGGCTTCTAATATTTGTACGATGAATGCAGATTGCTGCGCAGAAGGCTTCACCAAATGGCTTAAATTGGAGCCTGACTTCAGAATGATTGAGTATATAAAAACGAATAATTAAAGGCGGTGTAGAATGTCGATTTCGATTTACAATATAATTCAATATATCATGTGGAAATTTGCAAACAATATAAGATATAGCAGATCTGTTGTTCATAAAAGAAAGGTAAGAGTATCAAAATGTGGAATTAAGAAGAGGTGAGGGATGTGAATATTACAAAAATAGGGTGCTCATCTAAAAGAGAAGAGTTCCTGTTCGAGTGTACAAATTGTGGGTGTGAATGGGGTGCAAGTCGAGGTGATGATGGGTTAAGAATCTCACCGCCATGCGTCGAATTTTACGCCTATATGAAATGCCCATATTGTGGCAAAACGATAGTGGATAAAGACCATAAGATATAAACATGAGGTGGTAGATGTGATATATCTCGATAATGCTGCGACAACGCAGATAGATCCAAGAGTAAAGCAGGCGATGGATGAATGGGATAATTTTGCAAACGCAGGCTCAATCCATTCGATTGGTCTCTCGGCGAAGAAAGAGGTTGATAAGGCGAGAAACTCAGTTGCAAATATGTTGAATTGTGAGCCTGAGCAAATCATCTTTACGTCCGGTGGTAGTGAGTCAAATGCTACCGTTATGCATGGTGTTACATGCCTTAATAAACACTCTGCGATTGCGCACTCCGCTACAGAGCACGAGAGCGTTCGTTTGAACGCACAGATGTCGTCGATGAAGCTCAAAATGAGGATGCCGATTGAGATCCCTGTGTTCAAAGAAGGCGGAACCGTTCCTACCGGGGCGATTGACCATATACTTATGGTTAATCCTGACATAAAGCTTGTATCTGTTATGGCTTCTAACAACGAGATATGCGCAACAAATGATATTCGTGAGATTGCGGAGCACTGTCACTATGATAAGGTCTTATTCCATACGGATTGCGTTCAGGCAGTTGGTACGATTGATCTTGATACACAAAAACTCGGTTGCGACTTTATGTCGTTGTCTGCTCACAAGTTTCACGGGCCGAAAGGCGTCGGAGTTTTGTATTGCAAGGACGGAAGTACGTTAATTCCTTTGATTGCAGGTAGCAACTCGCAGGAATTTGGGCTGCGTGGCGGCACAGAAAATGTTCCGGGTATAGTTGGTCTCGGTGTCGCGGCTGAAATCGCAATAAATGAGAGATTGGCCGATTTGAATCATATTATGCATATAAAATCGTCGTTTTATACGCATCTACTCGGAAGCCTTGTTGCTATAAATGGCAAGGAGATGCTTGCAAAAACCCATTATAACGGTTTTTCTCCGAGTGATGTCGGAAAGATAGTGAGTATGACGTTTGATGGCGTCGACGCGCAAAGCCTTGTTCTTCTTCTTAGCGCAAAAAATGTGTACATTTCTGCCGGATCTGCATGTAATGCGCATAGCACAGAGAGCAGCAAGGTTCTTAAAGCAATTGGTCTTGATGACGAGCAGGCGCATAATACGGTTCGGTTCTCGTTCTCAAAATTTAATACAGAAGAGGAAGCGATCAAGGCGGCAGAGATTGTAGCTGAGTCTGTTGTTCAGTTGATGGATTGTTGAAAGGAGTATACATATGGGACTTGATATGTACTTGGAAAGAAGATCGGCAGGAGCCGGTGAGAGTGCGAATACGGAAGAAGTATTTTACTGGAGAAAGGCAAATCACATCCGGAGATGGATCATCGATCACACCGGATACTGCGATGAAGATAATTGTGTTTATTACGCATTAACCAAAGCGCAGCTTGAGCAGTTGCTTGAGGATTGCAAGGCAGTCAAAGAAGACCATAGCCTCGCAGAGAGTGTCCTCCCAACTATGGGTGGATTCTTTTTTGGGAGCACAGATTACGATGAGTGGTATTTTGATGACATCAACCACACGATAGATGGTCTTCAAACTATTCTTGATGAAACGGATTTTGATAAAGAGGAGATTTGTTATTACGAATGGTACTAACTATTCGTAGCGGTATTGGAGGTGTTCGTTATGATAACAATGATTCGAACAGGTTCCGATCAAGATAATAAAACACATCAGGTTATCGAATCGCAGCGACTTAGAGTTGGCATGATTACTCCCGCGAAAGAAGACACATCTTCTGAACTCGCAGAAGACAGAACAGCAGAGCCGATTAAGAATCCTGCCGATATTGATAAGGTTTGTCGGTATCTGATAGACAGTTGTAGATGGAGAGACTATATGTTGTTCATTGTTGGCATCAATTTTGGTCTACGAGTTAGTGACTTGCGCGAACTGAGATTCTGTGACTTGATTTCAGATGATCTTTGCTTCAAAGAAACAGTTCCGATCTTTGAAAAGAAGACACGGAATACGAGAAAGCGTAAGAAAAACAGATACATAACAGTTAATCAGGCAGTGATCGACGCCGTAACACTCTATCTTGAACATGTCGCTGGCGTTTCGCTTAGCGACTATATGTTTAGGAGCGAGTCTCCGAACGGTAAGGATAAGAACAGACCTCTAACGGCAAGAAACGTAGATAGAATCCTGAAAAGTATCGCTTCTGCGGTCGGATTAGATATGAAGATGAGCACTCACACACTCAGAAAGACATTTTGTTACCATCAAATGTTAATTTCTGGTAACGATCCGAGAAAACTTTTGCTTTTACAGAAGATGATGGGACACGCAAGTGTCGCACAAACACTTGATTACATAGGAATTACTGAGGACGAGATGATGGATGCGTACAAGGATCTTAATCTTGGTCTTGGGACTTCAAAGGCAGTTGTTGAAACTGCGATTGTTGAAAAGGATGTGGTGTGATGGGCGAACGGAAGGATACTGCGGCGTTTCTTGATAAGGAGCAGGTAATAAACAGGCTCTATGGTGCATGTGTCCAGATGAGAAACAGCGGAGAAATCGAAAGAGCGAAGGGTTTGTACAGGGCGATCAAATTAATTAGAAAATGTCCGTCTTTTGAACTCAAAAGAGACGCTATGTATATGCATTATAATAAATAAAAAGGGGTGTATTGTGTGTCGTATGATGTGTATAGTTATGGACAGCAAGTAATATTTACAAACGGGGACGGCAGAAAAACAGAGCGATGGCATCCTGCCGTTGGTACGATAGGATTTGTATCTGCAAAGAATGATAACAGTAGTGAGTATACTGTGAGGATTTTGTGGCCTAAAGGCGCTGTTCATCCGATATCTGAGTCGCAACATCCAAATGGAATAGATACCCTGAAAAGCAAGATAGCTCCGTATTACCCAGATTCTGATGAGCTTGATAAGATGTTTTCTGAGTATGAAGAGGTGATGATTTATGACGGATAAAGAGAAGTTTATGGAATTTCTTGTTAGTCATTTTGCTACGGGGGTGTACTGTGATACATGCAGAGGGACTCAGGATGATGTAGAAGAAGGATTCTGTTCTGAATGCCACAGGAAGGCTATGGGTTGGGAGCCCAGTCGTTATTTTTTAGAGGAGGTTGCGGGCAAAGCAAGTGAACTTTTCTCATCTGAAAAGCACGCACACTGGGTTTTCGCAGAAAGGGACAGGCAGTATGTGGAGGATGGGACGCTACCGTATAATATGTGGTGTAGTTACTGCGGTCAGTGGTCTGATAGTGACTGCTATGGCGATGCGTATTGTAGAAATTGCGGTGCGAGACTTGATGAAAAAGATGATCTGGATATTTATGCGGAAAACCACATGGAGTAGGGGCATTGGAACGGGAGGCCTGATAATGACTGAACAAGAATCTTGTGTAGTGAGAGATTGCCAGATATATGGGGGAGGTTAAGGTTTGTATGCAGTTTGATATAGGGGACAGAGTGACTCTTATTGAGCCTACTGATGATAACAAGTGGGGTTGGAACACCACAGGTGACATGGATTATTATATCGGTGTTTCAGGTGTTATTACAGACATTACAACATCGCCGTTTGTGGATAACTCCGGTTCTTATCGTCCCACCCCAACATATGTTGTGACTTTCGATCGTCGTTACTATGAAGACGGCGAAAAGATTAGAAACAAGTGGTACTGTAAGGAAGAGTGGGTTATATCGTATGTAAACACCGTCAACGAAGACGAACTCAATTCATTCTTTGAAGACTTTGAAAGTAGTTCATTATGAATGATATCAAAATTGCTGATATGAGGTCTGTTGAGGAGTCTAGTTTTACAACACAACAACTCAAAGATGATGACGTGTGGACTCCTGTTGTAGTGGTTCATGTAGACGTCATTCGTAAAGCCCATTGCTGTAATCACTGCGGTGCGAGAATGATACTGTGAGGTGTTATAAAAGATGAGTTTTATTGTCAAAGAGGATCTGTATGAATCGATTCATAAGGATTCCGATTCATTCAATGACCTTAGCGACTGGCTTGTTACTCTACAATATATTGATGACGCGCCAGAAGTTAAGATTGGTTCTGGTAATATCCCAGATTCAGAGCTCACATATGTATACCTTGTCGATGACGAAGCCAGAAGAACAAACTTCGACCTTACATGCACTCGTTGTGGGAGGATTTTTGGGTGCAAAAGCAGAAGGGATGCAGAACTCTTATTAGCATCGTTTAAGTATTGCTTCGGTTGCGGAGCAGAGTTTGTAAAGGAGGATACAAATGAAAGAGTATCACAAGATTGAAACAGTGTACAACAGAGATGTTGATGGCTCAAAAAAGCTAATCGAAGGAGATTTCAGAAACAAAACCGTCGAGATGCTTAAAGATGTAAAGTGGATTTGGACGGAAAAGATCGACGGTACGAATATTAGAATCCACTGGGACGGTCATAATGTAGAAATCGGAGGCCGGACAGATAAGGCTCAAATCCCCGCCGATCTTGTAAACTACCTTACAAATACATTTATGACGCCGGAAACAGAAGAGCTGTTCGAACAGAAGTTTGGCGATGCAGATGTAACCTTTTATGGAGAGGGTTATGGCAAGAAGATCCAAAAGGTTGGTGCTCTTTACAGAGACGATGTTTCTTTCATCCTATTTGACGTGATGTACGAGGATACATGGCTCACAAGAGAGTCCGTAGAGGATATCGCGACGGCGTTCGGCGTTGATGTAGTTCCGGTTGTTGGCTATGGCACGATTGAAGAGGCGGTTGAGTTCGTGAAGAGCACGGCCACCTCGACAGTAAGTGATAAGGCGCCAATGGAAGGCGTCGTTGCTCGGCCTGAATGTGAAGTCCTCGATCGTTTTGGTCGAAGAGTAATCGTTAAGATCAAGGCAAGAGATTTTCAGTGAGGTGATAGAGTGGCAAGAGACGAGGTTCCTTGCAGAAGGACAAACGCAGAAATACTTGCCGGGAAAAACATGTACGATTTTCTGGTTGCATTAAATGACTCGATGGGAGAAAATGGTGCTCCGGCGTGTATTATTAGTTTCATGACATCAATGATAGAAGATGAGAAAGAAGAGTGGTGCAAACATATGAGTGGTTGCGCAGAGTGTTTGCAAGAGTTTCTTCATAACAATAACGCGCCGCGTCTGGGGTTTTGAGGAGGGTATATGAGAAGTCTACACGATGTTTTTGGCGACCTGTTAAACATTAGAGCCAAGTATTATAAGGACGAAGAGAATATCTTGAATGAACAAATCGAGATTGTTCGGTCTGAGTTTTCGCAGTTCGTCGGCAAGTGTTATAAAACAAAGCCCATCGGAAATAAGTGTGCGTACTATAAAGTAATTGGGCTTCCAATGGCAGCACAAGATGCATGTGGACATATTAAGTTTGAACCATATTTGCTTCACGCCATTGTCTTGATAACACATGAAAACGACGTTCCAACAAAATATCGGTTGCCAAAGGTATCATTTATGAATATCTGGTGTTGCAGAAGAGGAGTAGATCACATATCTGACGAATACGATGAGATTTCGCAGGAAGAATTTGATAAAGCACTGCTTGAACAGATTCATAACATTGAATCATACAAAGAAGACAAGGTGGGTTAAGATTTGCTTAAAAAAATACATACATATTTAATCGGCTTAACTATTTTATTTTTATTTATACTTGCTTTTTGCGTTGTCTTTTTTCTTAGGCGCATTACGATTGTAGATATCGATCAGACTCAAGACACAGAGACGACAACAAGTGCATTGATAACTACAAGCGAGATAACAACAGGGGCAACAACGTGTGTAGCAACGAAAACAACAACCTCAAGCTCTTGCACGACTTCAACAAACGATACGGCTACAAGTAGTGATACGGCATACAGCTATAATGTCGAGCCTACAACGGTTTTAACGACAGTAACAACTGTGTGTCGCCCGGTAGAAACGACCACTGTTGCAACTAATAACAGCGCTGGTACTACGACTCCAACGACACGTACATCTGTCGGCGACGTTTCTGTTGTCACAAAAGAGTGCCAAACGCAGCAAAATGAATGCTCAACATGCACACAGACATTTATATCTGAGACGCAACAGAGTAATATGCAGTTTGTTAAGACATTCTCAAGAGGAACGTACTACTGCTATGGAAGAGGTAGTATTAGAGGTGGATCTGGTAGATGGCTGATCGACTGTTCGGTTGGAGATGGAGTTGTTAAAGGCTCGATTGCGTGCAGATATATTTATGAGTACTACGGATACAAACATAATGATAGAACTATGGTTTACTTAGAGTCCCCAAATCTTCCGTGTCTAACAGGTTATTATTATGTTGATGACTGCTGTGCGTCGAATAATACAATCGATTTTTATTATGGCTATGCAAGCAATTGTCCATTTGAAATGCAGGGTGTTGTTGAAAACATTGATTGCTATATTGTTCTATGATACATAGAACGATTAACAATGTGCTATGTATATGGATCACTTTCGTGTTCCGCGCCTCGCCAAAGGCAGGCGTTTCAAAACGATTATTTTCAGATTTTCTGTTTCGAGACAAACAGAAAATCTGTTCATTGGTCTCGCTGCGAGAGATAGCACGGTAATCAATTTACATAGGAGGATTTATGGAGAAGTTTGAAACAGGAAAGATATATATAACCGCTGGAATCTCTGAGTCTATGGAACAGTCCCAAGCTTTTGCAGATTTCGTGGCGCGATCTCTAAAACGATATGTTTTCGGGGATTGGGGCGAGCTAGACAAAGATGATGCCAATCTAAACGATGAAGCGGTAGAGAGCGGCGATCGTATTTTGGCTGCATACAAACAAGGTAATGTCAAGATTTGGATCATAACAGAAAGTGACCGGTATTGCACAACTATTTTGTATCCAGAGGAGTATTGATTATGAATAAGGATATTAAGATGCCAAAGGGTGAAATCCTTTGGGAAAGGATACAAACAAAATGCGGTTATGTTTATTTAGTCACGAGTAAGCCAGCTCGTGACTTTTATTATTTATATCTTGTTGATGACGGAAAGTTGAAGAAAGTCGGGAAAGCAACTACACCGACGGGATTAAGAATGTATTATGAGGAGGAAGAATGATGGATTCGCTTGGAGACAGAATGAAAACTTATGAAGCCGTACCAAAGAATTATTTGATGCGGCGAACGCCAGTGGTTATTCGTATTGACGGATGTCACTTCCACAGCTTCACCAGAAAGTTTAAGAAGCCGTTCGATAATGTTTTTATGGAGGCGATGAAGTGGACAACATTTGATCTTTGTTCGCACATTCAAGGATGCGTGATGGGGTATACGCAGTCTGATGAAATCTCTCTGGTTCTCTGCGATTACAAACGCCTCAACTCCGCCGCATGGTTTGACGATCAGGTTCAGAAAATTTGTTCTGTTAGTGCATCGATGGCATCTTCGTTCTTTATCAGAGCATTTGATACAATGGTTGACGATCTTACAGACGGAGATGTTGTTCCAGAGATCTATAGATCTGCATATCAGAGCGGGACACCGTACTTCGATGCGAGATGTTTTAATCTTCCAGTTGAAGAGGTTTGTAATTACATGATCTGGAGACAGCAAGATGCAACACGCAACTCTATTCTTGGCCTTGCACAATCTCTTTATTCACATAAAGAGTTGCAGGGGGAAAGTTGCAAAGCGCTTCAGGACAAGATGTTTGAAGAGAAGGGTGTGAATTGGAATGATCTCGAAACTCCGAAGAAGCGAGGTACGTGCGTTGTGAGAATCAATGACGGAGGTGTTCGTTCGAAGTGGGTGATTGACAACGATATCCCGGTATTCACAGCAAGAAGAGATTATGTAGATGGTAGAATTGTATTTGAGGAGTAAGGAGGATGTTATGTATCCATATCTTAACATGATGCTTGGTCGAGAGGCCGAGGCTAGTCTGTCAAGAACAGAACAGATTTTACGCACTACAAAGTGCGGAGAAGCATTAAAAACATGGGGATTGAGAAACCTCATGACTCCTGTCGCGAGAGACGCTGTTTGTTTAGAAGACGAGGACGAACCTCTTCCTGAAGTCGCGGTTAAAAAGATGCTTGCAAGAGCAACTCTTCAGGAGCGAAAAGCTCTTGTTGCCGCTGAAGCAAAAATGGATAATGCTAGTGATGCCGAGTATCCAGAAAAGATAACAATCACAGTTGAGTGGAAACGTAGCAGATCGTGGGGGCTGAACCCAACAGCCACAGTAAGCGCCGGTTCTTGTATCACAACGGGATCTGCTACTGGGTGTGGATATGACAAAGAGTCTGCCGCAGTTGCTTCCGCGATGAATAAAAACTATTCGATCCTGAAGGTTTGGTACGAACACGCCGAAAGGGGTGGTCAATTTGAGTACAGCGTAAGCGGGGCAGATAGATCGATGCTACCACACATGGATGGTGGGTGCGGAATGTCAGCGGTAACAAACGTATTTAAGAAACTTGGTTTCAGGTGTGAAGAGGAACACGGAAATGTGTTCGATATGTACATATTTTACGCAGAAAACACATCTAATTTAGCACATAACACAACAAAATTCACCTGATTTTGTTGACAAAATTGGAATTTTATGTTATAATGTAGAAAGGTCGGTTTTGTAACTATGAACAAGCAGAGAAGAGCAGCGATCGCCGCAATTATAGAGATCCTTAGAAGAGCCGAGAACAACGCTGACGAGATCCAGAGGGCTCTTGACGACACAAGAGACGTTCTCGAAGAAGAACAGGAGTGTCTTGATAATATGCCTGAGAATCTTGAAGGAAGCGAACGGTATGAAAGGATTGAAGATGCGGTGTCATGCTTGGGAGATGCTGCCGATTACCTTGAAGATGCGATTGAATACCTTGAGGAAGAGTTCGATCAAGGCAAGGCGGGCGGTTCGATTGCTGATGCGATTGAGAACCTTGAAAATGCTATGGAATAAATAGGAGATATTATAAGTGGGTATTACAGTACACCTTGATAAAACAATTGATAGTGCGTATAACGAAGAGGCAGAAGCACAATTTTTAGATGTATTAAAGAAACTAAAAGAGAAAGACGAAAAGAACGGAGTAAAATATGAACCAAACATGAAGCGAGTAAAGGATTTCGTATCTGCGTATAAGTATTTAGAAAAAGAGTTCTCAAAAACAGCAAGGACGATCCAGATAAAAAGCGGCGGGTTGTGTGCAGATGGATGGTTTATTAATATAGTATCCAATAGTATCACATTTAATAACCCTAAAGACATAACGGATAAAGTGTTGAGGGTCGCAGATAACTTTGAAATCGTCCCATATCTAAGCGGAGTAATGGAGTTCAATGTCGGTTTTTATGGTGTTATGGTGGAGGCAGATAAATGAAAACATTTGATGTCGTTAGTGATGTGGTTAATGCAGGCGAAGATTTAATTGGCGACGAATATATTGTTGATAAAGAACGATTTGATATACTAAAAGAGTATTGCGAAATTATTGATGTGTTTATATCAAACCATGATGGAACTGCTATCTCCGCAAATATTATTAGTGGTAATAAAATATCAATAACAATAGATCTGTTTGATTTTATGTATGAAAAGGGATTCAAACCGAAATCATACCTCGATTTAATAGAACGGGCGATTAGTGTGACATTCACAAACAAATCAAAAGGCTCAGATATTGAGTGTATGGGCGTAGAGTTTGTGTTCCCAAGCATATGGGTCGCCAAAAAATAAATAGCATGATGATGGGTATAATAACGACGCAGGTGTTGCTTGCGTCGTTATTTATATTCTAGTATTGACATACTCGATATTATGTGGTATAATAACAGCATTACAATAGAACAGCAGAACAAATGTTCTGTTTAATTGTAGGAGGAAAGAAGAATGAGTAAAGTAAGGTTGTCTGAAATAGAAAGGCGGTTTTCGAAAGGGTATAAGTTCGTAATAAGATCAGAATATCAAAATAACGACAGTCGTTTTATGTTTGATTTTAATCAGGAATATAAATTTATATTTGTATCATATAATCCGGATGCAATTGTCTTTTACAACGACCGTGGCAGCAGCACATTTGGCATTAGCGTTATAAACGGAATTGACTTAATACAGTCTGTCGCGTCCTCTCGTGATGAATCTTCGTACTTTATGACAGTAAATTATATCAACGGATGCACAAAATGCGAGCTTGTTATAGCTGTGTACGAAGTTAAATAATAAAAATATATTTAGCACAACAAAAAAGTGTTGACAATCGTGCGGATTTATGATATAATATATGTGTAGAAAGGATTCAGCATGAGTTTAATCCCACGTATTGGAGACGTTTATGTAATGTTGTTTAGTGGAGTTGGGCACGAACAGGCGGGAGTTCGTCCGGGCGTTGTATTTCAGAATAATAGAGGCAATAAACATAGCGATAATATTATAGCAATACCTTTGACATCCTCTATAAAAAAGCTGCATTTGCCAACACACGTATTCATATCATGTTCAGACTCCGGTATTGAAAAAGATAGTATTGCGCTCTGTGAAAACCCACAGATTATATCAAAGGCAAAAATATTTAGATATATTACAACATTAAATCAACAATATATGTCGAGTATAGCGAAGGCGAGTTTGATAGCGACAGGCGGAATATCTTTTATAAACCAAGACGAGCTGGTTTCGGCTTGGAATATCGCAATGAAATTGAATAAAGAATAGGCACACTTATTATGTTTAACGAAGAATTGAAAAAGAGATTTTTAAGAGAGTGCGGATTTAATGATAGATACTCTGCCGAGTTCATCTCTTTATTTGGTAAATCAGAGCCATTCGAAAAAGAATATGGGTATGATTTGTGTACATTCTCTACGTCAGAACTGCAACTTTTTTGCGATCAAAGTCTCGGAATGAGACAATCGTCAAGAGCGAATGCTCTTACTAGATTGTCGCGGTATATAAATTGGGCTGTCGAGTCTGGCGTTAGTGGAGCAGAAAACAATTTACGTTATGTATCTATCGACGAGACAAATAAATTTAGAGACAGGATGGTTTCGAGTCCAAGTCATTTGTCTGATATATTAGATAAAATATTCAGACACGATGATGACTGCACGACCGATATCATATACAAGTCTGTATACTGGATGGCATTTTCTGGAATAGAATGCGACGCTATTAAGTCGATGACAGAAGATATGGTTGACTTTAATAATATGGTTGTGTTCTTGAATGGAAAAGAATATCAGATATATGAAGAATCTAAAGATACGCTTTTATCTTGTAAAGAGATTAAGCAGTTTAGACTATATCACCCAACTTTTAGAGAGAAGTATGTATGGAGAGATAGGGCAAGTGGTGATCTTTTGTTTAGAGGTATTGATGGTCAAGATGGTATTTCTTTCTTGCTAACAAACGCATCTAGGAAGGTGAAAAGTGCAAACAAGAACGGTATTGTGAGTTGTAGATTCACATATGAAACATTACGGCTGTCCGGATTGTTTTTTAGATTGTATGAGTTAGAGAAGATGGGGGTTAACCCTGACTTTAGATGGGTGGCAGAAAATGTTATGCACGGGAGAGAATACAAAGCAACAAAAGACCATACAATGAATTCAAAAGTAACACGCATTGCAACAGCGTATAAAAAAGATTATGAATCATGGAAATTTGCATTCCAAAAATAAACAATGACCCGCGAATGCGGGTCTATCAAATAGGCATAAGCACTATTTAGTAGTGCTGTTTAGAACACGGAGGTTATATGAATATAGATAATAATAAAACAGAGTTTTTACAACTCTGCAAGGAAAACATTAAGAGGTATGGCGTGCTCGATCTGCTTGGATGGCTGGAGAAAAGTGATTTCTATACAGCCCCTGCAAGTACGAGGTTTCATGGGAGTTATGAGGGCGGGCTATTGCAGCATAGCCTGAATGTATATAAGGAACTTAAGAGGCTTCTTGTTGCGTTCCCAGAAGTTGAGGCGGACGATGAAACCGTGGCGATCATCGCTCTCTTTCATGATTTATGTAAGGTGAATCTATATGGGGTAGAGAAGAGAAACCGAAAGAACGAGCATGGTCAATGGGAGAGTTACGACGCTTACACTCATAATGAGAAGTTTAAGTTTGGCGGGCACGGAGCCAAATCCGTGTATATTGTACAGACCTTCATGAAGCTTAAGCCTGAAGAGGCCGTTGCTATCCACTGCCATATGGGGGCATTTGATGGCGATGCGCGGTCTATTGGCTCGGCTTTTGAAGCATATCCGCTCGCGTGGCTGCTCCATGTAGCAGACGGCGCGGCGACATACATTGATGAAAAGCAGTAAATCATAGGAGGTTGTAAAATGAAAGCGTACAGTTGTGATAGATGCGGTAAGTTTTGCGATTTTGATGAGGGCAGAAAGGCTCCTAATGTTCGGATCTCAGTATTTACAAACAACGGTTTCGAGCGCGGCAGATGGAAAGACCTTGACATTTGTAATGAGTGCGCCGTCGAACTCGGAGGTTGGTTTAAGAATGGCAGTAAGCACGTAGGCTGCGAGGACTTTGAGTTTTAATTCTAAATTTATAGTATGATAGGGAGAGAAAAGAATGGCTGAAACAGAACAGCTTAATCTGTATCAGAAGCTTGCAAAAATCAGGAAGCTTGTTGATATTGTTAAGAAAGATAAATCCGGATACGGTTATAAGTACGCAGACGTTAATGAGATCCTTGCAAAAGTAAAGGGCGGAATGGAGAAATACCATGTTGCACTTGAGCCTGAGATTGTACATGACTCTGCGTCCGTGTCTCTTCAGAAAATGACTAAGTTTAAGCCAACTAAGAGCGGCGATATGATCGAGGATGTGTCGTATGAATACCTGTACGACTCTGATATGGTTTTCTCGTGGGTCAACGAAGACGATCCGAATGAAAGAATCATCGTTCCGTGGCATGTAGTTGGCGCTCAGTCAGATCCGTCACAGGCTTTTGGTTCTGCACTTACATACACGACAAGATACTTCCTTCTTTCTTACTTCCAGATCGCTCAGGATAATGACGTCGACCAGTACAGAAAGAAACAGCACGAAGCTCAGGAAGCTGACGACATCCAGACGGCAGCAGAAATCGTCAAGGCGTTCGAACTCTTGGCTCGCACATTCCTTTCGGATAATCCTGATAAGAGAGACGCGGTAAACGAGTTTTCAACAAGATTTGCTAAGAGCGGAAATATCAGAGGTATTAAGGAACCGCTCCTTGCAAAGAAAATGCTCGACGATTTTAAGAAAGAATTTCTTGGCGAAAAAGAATAATAAAGGAGAATGATTTATGGGGTTTCGGAATGATGCATATGCAACTGTTTGGCAGGTCGACGGTAAGTCTCGCACGATGACTGTAGTTAGGATCACAACGTCGAGAAAAGACAGAGATACTGGTACGTATGTTCAGGATTTCTCTGGATATGTGGCGTTCGTTGGCGCAGATAATGCTGCGAAAGCTCTTGAGCTTCATGAAAAAGATCGCATCAAGCTTGGTCATGTAGATGTGTCTTCGAAATACGACAAGGAAAAGAAAAGGGAGTTTGTAAACTACACATGTTTTGGTTTCGAACTTCAGAAGCCCGCTGAGAAAAAGGAAGAAGAAGTTCACGTAGAGGACGGCGGAGATACAGAAGAGCAGATTTCTGACGATGACCTTCCGTTCTGAGTGATGCCTCATGAGCGACTCGGTTTATAAGCCGCTCATAGATTCGATGCAGTGGAGCTATTCCAGAATCAAATTGTTTGATACTTGTCGCTATGCTTGGTATTTGAAATATCTGTATGGCGACAAGGAAGAACAGAATTTTTATGCCTCGTATGGCAAGTATATTCACAATTTAATTGAAAGATACTATAGAGACGAGATATCCCATCAGGATTTAAGCATGACTTACCTGATGGGATTTTATTATACAGTCGAAGGTGTAAGGCCAAAGCAAGAGATTGTGGATAAATACATGGATGCAGGGTTGGCTTACTTTCAGAACTTCAAGCCGTTTCCGTACAGTCTGGTTTCTGTTGAAGAAAAGATTGAGTTTAATATAAATAATTATGAGTTTGTCGGATTCGTTGATTATATCGGGATGGATGGAGACGAGCTTGTGATTGTCGATCACAAATCGAGAGACCTGAAACAAAGAAGCAGACGTAAAAAACCGACACTAAAGGATGCAGAGTTAGACGAGTTTCTTAAACAGCTTTACCTTTATGCTGTTGGTATTGAACAACGGTTTGGAAAACTGCCTAAGAAGTTATGTTTTAATTGCTTCAAGTCAGGTGAGTTTATTGAAGAAGAGTTCAACAAGAGCGCGTTCGAGAACGCTAAAGGCTGGGCTGTTGATTCGATAAGAAAGATTGAGACTGCTGATAAATTTTATCCAAACATTGACTGGTTTTACTGCACGAATTTATGCGGCTATAAAGGGCAGTGCCCTTATTATGAAATAGCTTTTGGGGGTGCACGAAGTGAACGCGAACGACATTAACTCTCTTGAGAGCGAGGCGGGAGTAATTGCGTCTTTGATTCACAATCCAGAGCTGTGCTTTTACTGTGAGAACCTACTCCCAAATCATTTCTCAGACAAGAATAATCGATGTGTGTATACAGCAATATGCGAGTTGGCACGGCGCGGTATTAAGACTGTCGACCCATACAACATCTTAGAAGTTCTGAACGCTTCCGAAGCGACGAGGAAGTATGCAGAAGATCTGACGATCGAAAAACTCCAAGAGTTTATGGAAATGAGTGAGATACTCGCTAGGCATAGTCCGGAAGAGTACAAAGTGATAGCGCACAACATCTTGGACGCGGCGTTTAGAAGAGACACATTTCAGACACTGCGGTCTTGCGAGGCTTTGTGTTTCGATAGAAACAATCCGGATGTAGAGAAGGAGATTTATGAAGCAATAGACGGTGTGATGCTCGACTTCACAAATAATTCAGATATGCCTGAATACAAGGATGTTATTGATGACTTGTGGGGAGAGATCAAAGAACGTCAAACTGGAAGAACGAACGCAATTGAGTTCCCGTTCCCGCTTTTGAATAACTATGTCGTCATGGAACCCGGCGAGGTCGTTGCATTCTGCGCTCCTGCTAAAGCCGGTAAGAGTGCAATGCTTCTAACGTGCTGTGTGGATCTGTTGAAAAAGGATAAGGGTGTTTTGTATATCGACTCAGAACTGTCAACCAAACTATGGACGATCAGACTTCTATCACATCTGTCTGGGATTCCGTTCGGCAGACTCAGGTCTGGTAATTATGGCGCTGAAGAAGCGGCGGCAATCGAAGATGCAGTTCGATGGATTAAGACACGAAGATTGATTCATGTATACACGCCAGTCCTTGAAGCGAACGCAATGTATTTAGCAGCAAAGAAAGCCAAGCATCTTATTGATATCGACTGCATTATCGTTGACTATCTTAAGGCTAACAGTGCTAAGGACGATGCGTACTCTGTGTACGCAGATCTTGGAAACTGCGCAGATATTTTGAAGAACAAAATAGCGGGCGAGATGGGGATATGTGGTCTGACCGCTGCGCAAACAACAGCAACCGGAAGAATTGCAGACTCGGCAAGAATAGCTCGATCGATGTCGACCGTAATCTCTATTATGGATAAGCCAATTGAGCAGGTGCAGTCTGATGGAACGGGCGCAACAAAGAAGTTAAGGGTTTTATTCAACAGAAACGGCCCGCAAATGACGGAAAATGAATGGATTGACATGGATTTTGAGGGAAGTTTTTGTAGATACAAGCAGGCTGAGAGACAGCATGTTATCGAAGAGCCATATTGATTACGGGGTGTTGAGATGGTAATAGATGATCTTAGTAGGACTGAAAACGTGTATGGTCTACTATACATAGACCCGCCGTGGAAACAAAATAAGGGGGCGGAAGTCCGTTAGGCCAAACACAAGTGGAACTGGCCTTGACTATAGTACGTGTACTATTGACGAGATAAAAGGCCACATATCAACTGCGGTTTCGCACACAACAGACAACAGTGTCATGTTCCTTTGGACAATCGATAAATTTCTATTCGAAGCACAGCGAATAGCAGAGGATCTTGGTTATAAACTTCATGCAAGGATGATTTGGAATAAGGTAACTGGTATTCCTGCGGCGTTTACAGTAAGATTTGGTCATGAGTATCTTCTCTATATGTATAAAGGTAAACTTACACCTGTAGCCACAGAAGAAAGAGGCAAAATTCATACAGTCTTTACAGAGCAGGTTAAAAAACATAGTCAGAAGCCGCAGATTGCATATGAAATTATTGAAAGACTCTACCCCAATCTTAACAAGCTCGAAATGTATGCTCGGAGCGAGCGAGACGGATGGGATTGCTGGGGGAATGAGGTCTAAAGCGAGGTGATGATTCGATGGACTTGACGAAACTTATCGAGTCGGTTGATATTGTCGAGTACATCGGTCAATATGTCGACCTTGAAGAAAAGAACGGGGAATATTGGGGGCTCTCCCCGTTCAAAGACGAAAACACACCGTCGTTTTCTGTAAGAAGAGAGACAAATAAGTTCTACGACTTCTCAAGCGGTCAAGGCGGATCGGTTTTGTTCTTTATTCAGAAGTACCACAATGTACCGGCGTGGAAGGCAGTGAAAATACTGAAAAAGTACGCTGGTATCTCAGAAGATGACGATGGAGAAGTCAAATTTGCTGAAAAAATGAGCGCAACTAAGGTTTGTAGCGCTTTTAAGGCGAAAAAACGACAACAAAAGACGGGTTTTATACACGCTCTGCCAGATAATTACATGGATCGGTACGAGAACAGACCTGAGAAGCTTCAAATTTGGAGAGATGAGGGTATTACTGACGAGGCGATGAAGTTTTTCGGCGTAAAATACGATAGTTTTTCAAACTGCATCGTCTACCCAATCAAAAATGACGCCGGACAGCTTGTAAATGTCGGAATGAGGACTCTTGATCCTGATTTTAAGGCAAAGGGCATCTCAAAGTACGGTTACAGGCATGGTTGGGGTGGCCAAATGGCTGTTTTGTACGGTCTTTATGAAAATAAAGACGCAATCCGTGACAAACATGAGGTGATTTTGTTCGAAGGAATGAAATCGGTGCTTCTAGCACGGGGATTTGGCTTCAAAAATACAGGAGCGCTACTAACTTCGCACTTAAACCCGTCTCAAATGAAGATTTTAGCGCGGCTCGGCGTGCCTGTTGTGTTTGCACTCGACGAAGAGATCGATGTTAAGGCAGACAAGAACATCCAGACGCTCAAACAGTACGTAAATGTGTCGTACTTATACGATTTTAAGCGACTTTTATCTGCAAAAGATGCTCCTGTCGACAAAGGAGAGTCTGTTTTCAGAAAATTATATAATGAATGCCGTTACAGGCTGTAAAGGAGATGTTGTTTGTGGGATTTTTGAAGTGGGCGGCTGAAATTTTGGCTTTTGCAGCAGCTTGTTCTGGCTTTTTTGCTTGGATTTCTGCTAAGGTTTGGTCTAAAGACAGCAGAAGGTTCGATAGAGAAGTCGAAAGAGAGGTGAATAGGCGTTTGAAGGACACAAAAGTCGTGTCGAATTTTAATATTCGCATGGTTGTTGTCGATGAAACGTCTGGTAAATATGAAGAAGAGTAAGTGTGAATATCACAATGGCATTTCAATCAAGCCTGACGGACGTAGCGAACTTGATCCGTGTATATATGATGTGGTTGAAGTACATAAAAACGTAGATGTTGAAGTATCGAGGTGTAGAAAATGTGGACACATTGAGGTAAATTGGATCAGAAGAGATGATACAATTGACGATGTGTTCGACAATATCGATTGGGGTGGTTAAATGAAGTCTTACACGATGTATCATTGCCATTCATATTATAGCTTGTTAGATAGCGCAACAAAATATCAGGACTATATTGAGCTGGCCGTAAGAGATGGTGCAAAAGCATTATCTATTTCAGAGCACGGCAAGCCACTTAACTGGACTGAAAAATGGGGAGCATGTAAAAAGGCCGGTATTAAATACATACATAGCGTAGAATTATACCTGACAGAATCTCTTGATAATAAAGTAAGAGATAACTACCATGTTGTATTGATGGCCAGAAATATGGATGGTCTCAGAGAGCTGAACGAGCTCGTTAGTAGATCATGCGATGAAGATCATTTCTATTATGTAAATCGAATCAGTTTTGATGAGTTCCTGAATATGTCTGATAATATAATCTCAACGAGTGCATGTCTCGCTTCTCCATTAAACAGACTACCGACTACACATCCAAGATATATGGAGCTTGCTCAAAAGTATGATTTTCTTGAAATTCAGGGGCATTCACATGAGGATCAGGTATTGTTTAATAAACGACTATTTGATCTCTCGAAACAACTTGGAACCCCTCTGATAGCGGGTACTGACACACACAGCTCTTCGAAATACATGGCAGAGTGTAGGCAGGTTTTGCTTGAGGCAAAGAGAAAGAGTTACGGCGACGAGGATTCTTTTGACCTGACATACAAAACGTATCCTGAGCTAGTTGAGATGTTCTCTCGCCAAGCTGCTCTGCCAGAGGCTGTGTATCTTGAAGCAATTGAGAATACGAATAGACTCGTTGAGATGACAGATGAAATCATTTTAGACACCTCAATCAAGTATCCAATATTGTACGGTACAAGAGAAGAGGATTCAAAGAAGTTTGTTGAAACTGTTGAGAGAAAGTTTCAAGACAAACTCGATTCCGGCGTTATCTCGGAGTCGCAGAAAAATGCATTCAGAGCTTCGATTGATGAGGAAATGCGCGTTTTTCAGAAGCTCAAGATGGATGGGTTCATGCTTTCCATGAGCGAATTGATTTCATGGTGTAAGGATCAAGGAATGGCCATTGGAACAGCAAGAGGTTCTGTCGGTGGTTCGCGAGTCGCATATGTAACAGATATTATTGACCTTAATCCAGAAACATGGCATACTGTTTTTTCTCGGTTTTGTAATGAGGATCGAGAGGAGATAGGAGATATCGATATCGATTGCGTTGAGACAGATCGTCCAGCAATTTTCAAGCACATTATAGATAGGTTTGGTATTGAGAAAACAGCTCGCGTAGCTTCGTTCGGAACTATCAAGGAGAAGGGTGTCATAGATGAAGTCGGAAGATGCCTCTCTTCAAGATGGATAGATATGATGGGCGGAAACAGCAGCGACAATCCGTACAGCCTAAAGAATATTGCAGAAATAAAAGCGGAGTTTGACTCCGATCCTGAAGGAACAAAGAAGAAATACCCTGACTTATTCTACTACTACGACGGGCTTCTCAACGTCATCATTTCGCAGTCGGTTCATCCGGCCGGTATGGTTATCAGCCCTATAACGCTGAGAGATAACTATGGTGTTTTCAACAAAGACGGGGAGCCGTGCTTGATGTTGGATATGGAAAACATACATGACTATACTGGTCTTGCAAAGTACGACTTCCTGATCTTATCAACCGTCACAAGAATAAGAGATGCGTGTGATCTGATAGGAATAAAATACCCGAAAACAAATGAGATAGACTGGAATGACGAAGCGGTATGGGATGATATGATGACAAGTAATGCGATGCTTTTCCAGTTTGAAAGTCCCTTTGCTTTCGATTGCTTGAAGAAAATGCGACCTAGAAACATATTTGACATGAGTCTTGTTACAGCATGTATCAGACCGACTGGAGCCTCATATAGAGACGATTTATTGTCTCGCAAGATTCACAAAAATCCGTCACCTATAATCGATAAGTTACTTGAAAACAACCTCGGATATCTGGTTTATCAAGAAGACACGATTGCATTCCTGCAACAGATATGCGGTCTATCAGGAAGCGCCGCTGACAACATAAGAAGAGCGATTGGGCGTAAGCAAAGAGACAGATTGGATGCGGCGATGCCATCAATCTTAGAAGGGTATTGTAGCAAATCAGACAAGCCGAGAGAGCAGGCGGAGCAAGAAGCTAAGGAGTTCTTACAGGTCATAGAAGATAGCGCAAGTTATCAGTTTGGGTGATTGATTTGCCCAATCAAAACCGCGTGAAAACGGTCAACTAAACCGAGAGGTTAAGGTGGTAAGAGAGCCTAAGTCCGAAGTGGATATGGTAATACCGTGCTAAGTATCAATCAATAGCATATTATTAAAAAATAATAAGGGGGTGATGATCGTGAAGCATGTGAAGCTTGATATTGTTGGTAAGAAGTTTGGGAGTTTAACTGTCACTGATAAATACAAGCAAACAGGAGAGTTGCCGAACAGGAAGACGAGTTGGCTATGTGTGTGTGATTGCGGCAATGAAGTGTGGGTCGACAGGAATGCATTGAAGCGCAGAAAAACTGAGTTCTGTAATAAATGTAGGGAGTCTGGAGTTAGGAATGAAAAACTATATCATATTTATCATGGTATAAAGCAAAGGTGTTATAACCCAAACAATCCGAGATATGAGTGCTATGGTGGTAAAGGCGTTGTAATGTGCGACGAATGGCTACTTGGTGGATATGATGCGTTCAAAAGGTGGGCTATTTCGAACGGATATAAAGACGGTCTTTCAATAGATAGACTCGATTCTAATGGAGATTATACTCCAAGCAACTGTGAATGGGTTACGGTGTCAGAGAATGCAAGGCGCGGAGACGTTGGAAAGGTTAAAGCTCATACAAAATTAGGTTATGTATATGTGATAAAACCAGACGGTTCAAGAGAGAGTATCACAAATATATCAAAGTTTGCAAGAGATAACAACCTGAATATTAGTAATGTAAGCGCAGCGATTCACGGACGCATACACCGGATATACAAAGGATATGAATTCCATTCAAGTGCAATTGATTGATAAAAGTGTAACGACTATCGAAAGCATATCATAGAAGAAATATCTATGAGAAGAAGCAAGTAGAGTAGGGCATTGCCCGAAGCGCGCGGCTGTGGAATGTTGGTAATAGATATTCCATAGAAGATATAGTCTGTCCTGTCAGAAATGGCGGAATTGACGACAATCATAGTATCGCATATTGTCTGCTCGGATATCTTTGTGCGTATTTCAGATACTACTATCCATTTGAGTTTATAACATCATTCCTAAATAACGCGGCAAACGATGATGACATTATTAACGGAACGGCATATGCTCATAAGCGAAAGATCAGAGTGACGATGCCTAAGTGGGGAACGTCGAGAAGTGGATACTTCTTTAACAAAGAAGAAAACATGATCTCAAAAGGTCTTGCGTCTGTAAAGTACATCGGCAGTAAAGTGGCCGATGAGTTGTATGAGTTATCAAAAGAGCATAAATATGACAGATTCGTAGACGTGTTGAACGCATTAACGGAGACATCGATCGATTCAAGACAGCTTGATATTCTGATTAAGATAGATTTCTTTTCTGAATTTGGCAACCAAAGAGAGCTATTTAGAATTACAGAGCTGTTCTACGAGGTCTTCAAACAGGGAGAGGCAAAGAAAGTTCAGAGGGAAAAGGTTGACGGAACGCCGCTTGAGCCGATCGTTAAGAAGTATGCAGTCGGAGTCACAAAGGCAGGAGCAGAAGCGAAGAGCTATACGCTTCTGGATATCGATTCAATTCTGAAAGAGGCTGAAGACGCAATTAAAGCGGCTGGCATGGAAGATTTGAGCGTGGTTTTGAAGGCGCGAAACTTCACAGAAATAATGGGGTATATGGGGTTTGTTTCAGGCAGACAAGAGGATAGGCCGAAGCTTTATGTGACAAATATATATCCTTTGAAACGTAAAAAGGATGGTAAACAGTTTGGTTATTCAGTTGTTACGAGATCTATAGGTAGCGGGAAGGAGTCTCGGTTCACGGTTTTTAACAGGACTGTTGAATCTTGTGGATCTATAAGCAAAGATGATCTGATTGTATGTCTGCATTATGAACGCGATGGCGAATACTTCAGGATGACATCTTACCAAAAGCTTATGTGAGGTGATTTATATGTTGAGATTGCATGACAATAAGCCATTAGAATACAAGATAGTACGCACCGATGATTGGGTTATGTGGGATGAACTGAGAGAGCAGGAGGCGATAATAAACACCCCTGTTGTTTCATACGAAATTCCTACGTATGAATACAGCGAATGGGAACGTAGGCTTCTCGGCATACCAATTGACAGTAGTTTTAGTATAGATCGTATATCGCTTATGGGACAGCAGGTGTACGATTCTCGTGGTAATGTAATTGACGACGAATATCTTAGAGCGCTAGAGACTATAAGAGAGCTTGAAAAAATGCCAAAGGAACCCCTATGCTTTGGCTCTAACGAGGATCTCAACGGAGAGCTTGATAATTTCTTTAACGAGTTTGGGGGTGATGGGTAATGGAGTTGCACAGGATTTCATGCATCGAAGCAAAGACAAGTCGCGATTTTGAACAGGGAATTGATAATAGCTATTTTGCACTTTTGAATAGCAAGAAGGCTGCGTATAGTGCCGCGATTGACGCAAGATATGAAATGATTCGCAGTCATATCTACAGGAGTGTTTATGGGAACGTAGCAGTATCTAATTATCCATACTCTGTTAGGGCATATCAACTTGGTTTTAATAACGGGCCGCCGGCTGTAAAAGTTTGGTTTTACAGTGCCAAATCAATGCCTGAAGATATTGTTAAACTTGCTAGTTGTGTATTTGTTCCTGACGACATGTACGATGATATATTTTCTAGGTTTGCCGAATCCTATCAGCTTGAGGAGAAATACGTATCATTAGATTGGTTTGTTCAAAATATTTATAGGAAGCGGAGAAAGAAAACAGAAAAGGAAAAGAAGATAGATACGCTTGCTCTGGATGAGTTTTTTGATTCATTTGTATGAGGTTTTTATCATGAATATTCACAGGTTATCAGAACTATCCACTGTTGTTTACGAGTTAAATGATCGTATGCACCGTGATGGTAAGTATAAATATGTTTTATACAAACCGGAGTGTGCCGTGTTATTACCAAATCAGAGAAGATGTGATTGGTATTTTGATGAGTTTCGAACAGAACTAACAAATGATAATGCGTTTCAACATATATACTGGATGCATCGGCCTATATACAATATATTGTGTCTCAATGACTATGATGACACAATATGTAGTTATAAAACGTGTATAAAAGTCAGATTTTATAGCACATATAGTGTTATTACCAAGAATTGGCATGTCGGAAGAGTTGGCAATATCTTCGTAGAAGATGATATATACGATGATGTTGTTGGGTATGCAAAAAAGAAATGCAAGGAAATACTCAGTCCGGACTGGATGACAGTAGAAGTGGGGTGGTTTACAAAAGAGGTTTACAGGCATTGTAGAGATAATCCGACAAAAAAGATTGACAGCAATGAACTTGACGAGTTTTTCAAACTGTTTCCTACAACATAGTAAGGAGGAAGTTATGCTTGCGTTTTTCGATTACAAAGATGTATGGGGAAAGGTAAAGGCCGCAGCGCGAACAACAATAAGGAGAGATGGAGAAGGTACATATCCGTCTGATTCTTGGAAGAAAACGATTCTGCTTGCAGAGCACAGCCCGATTCGCAAAATCAAGGTCGGTTGGAAGTGGAAGAACATCATGAGCTGGGTTTCTGTTCATTTTGTTCGGCACAAGTATGGTATTGAGCATTATGTAAGCACGCAGAGATCAGACAGAACGGGTGTGAACCGCAATGATTCCCCGCAGAGTGCGCCGGTAGATCACGAGTGTGACGCCAATGCACAGGCCTTGATTAACATAAGTCGCAAGAGACTGTGTAGTCAAGCTTCAAAAGAAACGAGAGATGCGTGGAAAGAGGTAATCGCAGAACTTGAAAAGCACGATCCGATTCTCGCATCGGTCTGCGTTCCTGAATGCATCTATCGTGGTTTTTGTCCAGAAGATGAAAAGGTTTGTTGTGGTTATGTCAACACAGAGGCATACCAGAAAAGACTTGCGGAATACCGCTCGAAGAAATAACTACATACGGAGGATAAAATTATGAGTAAGTATACTGGCAAAACTAAGAATACGTTCGATCCGGATTTCGTAATCGACATCAGCGACGCATTCACAAATGCCAAAAAGGGAATGGGTATTGATGATTACTTCTACCTGAAGGAATATCAGGATAGAAAGCATTTCATCACTGATGCGATTGACGCTGTTAGCATTGAGGATCTCTGTAAGGCAATTATTCATTATAACAGAGAGGATAATGATATTGATCCGAATGAGCGCAAGCCGATTACAATTTACCTCGACACTCCCGGCGGAGATGTTAGTGCTGGTTTGAAGCTTATCGATCTGATTCAGTGTAGTAAGACGCCGATCCATGTAGTTAATCTTGGTACATGCTACTCTATGGGTTTTATGATTTATATTGTAGCGCATAAGAGAATCGCAAGCAGAAACGCTACATTCCTTATGCACGATGGCTCGGTTTCCGCTTCTGGAAGCGCATCTAAGACAAGAGATCTGATGGAGTTTAATGACCGCGTAGACAACAGACTCAAAGCTATGGTTCTTGCTTGCACAAAGATTTCTTCTGAGCTGTACGATGCAAAGTTCAGGACTGAGTGGTATATGTTTGCAGATGAGGCGAAGGAGCTCGGTGTGGTCGATGAGATTTTGTCGGTCGACTGCGAAATCGAAGACATTATGTGAGGTGTGAAAAAATGAGTGAGGAATACACTGGATATAGGGTTGTCGATATGACAGACGAAGAGCTTGCTGAGTTCTATGAAAACGGAATGACATACAACTTCGGAATCCTTACAAACGAATATCTCATTATCAACCACAACGGTGAAGAACTCGATACGAAGTATAGATGGGACGGAGAGAAATTCGTCGAGGTAAAGAGAAGAAGTATTAAACGCAATCATGTTGTAGAAAAGGTTTCTCCGAGAAACACACAGCAAGAACTTGCTGTCGATATGATTTACAATGACGACATTACAGTAAAAATCATAGCAGGAAAGACCGGAAGTGGCAAAACGTATCTGTTTAGCGCCGCTGCCATTGAGATGGTCGAGTCCGGAAAATATGATAAGATTATCTTCGTTCGAAACAATATCGAGGTTAAAAACACGAAACCAATAGGATATCTTCCGGGTGAGATGAACGAGAAGCTTTGGAATTTCGCAATGCCGCTTGCCGATCATGTAGGCGGAGAGTACGGTCTTGAGATGCTTATTAGGGATAGAAAGGTAGAGATCGCACATCTTGGTTTTATGAGAGGCCGAGATATTAAGAACTCTATTATCTTTGTAACAGAGGCTGAGAATTTAACAAAAGAACACACGCAACTCCTTATCAGTCGAGTCGGAACAGGATCTGCAATCTGGTTTGATGGCGACCTTAAACAGAGAGACGCCGATATTTTCGTAAAGAATAGTGGTATGGATATCGCGGTTACAAAGCTAGCTGGCCATCCTCGTTTTGGCTATGTCAAACTGCTTAAGCCTGAGAGAAGTGAGACTGCGGCGATGGCCGAACTGCTTGACTAAAATCACATAGGACTGGTTTTAATGAAAATACTCGTAGACCTCGATGACGTTCTTATTAACACGGGACGAGCGTGGGTGGACTTGCTGAATGAGCGTTATGGTACTACTGTGAAGTACGATGACGTCAGCAAATGGGATGTTTCAGAGTTCTTCCCGACGCTTTCTCGCGATGAGATATATTCACCACTGGACAGCGGAGAAGTGTGGTCTCGTGCATCGATCATCCCCGGTGCACGGGAAACACTAGAGAAAATTATAGCAGACGGGCACGAGGTGTTTATAGTAACCTCGTCGATGCTAACAACTATCGGCAAAAAGTGGACTGAATTAATACTACCAAATTTGCCGATGATTAAACACAACAACATCATCGTAACACAGCGCAAAGATATGATAAAAGGCGATGTGCTTATAGATGATGCACCGTTTAATTTTGACGGTGTTGACTGTTATTGCATCCTATTTGACGCGCCGCACAATCGTGGCGAAGAATCCAGTGGCTTCGTTCGATCGGATGAAGATGGGGATATATTCCGATTCGTAAGAGCGTTAAATTGGGATGATGTATACAGATATATTAAGCTGATTGAAAGACATATGGGAGGTGAGTGCAATGAATGAAAATGAAAGCGTGGTTTTATATTCAACAGGTTGTCCGCAGTGTAAGATGCTGAAGCGTAAGCTCGATCAGGCGGGAATCACATACGAGACAGTAAGTGATGTCGATGAAATGCTTAAGCTCGGTCTGAAAAGTGCTCCTGCTCTTGGAGTAAATGGAGAAATTATGGACTTTAAGAACGCAGTTAAGTGGGTTGTTGATTGGGAAAGACGGTAATTCGATATGAAAAGTAGTAAGAGTATTATTGAACCTTATCTTAAGCAGGCAGATTGGCGCGTAAAAGAGAATTCAAACGCACCGTTTAGCTTTGGAGCAATGAATAAGTATATCACAGCAGAAGTGAGTAAGGATTATTGGCTAAGAGAAGTGTATTCCGCAGACGAGAATATCGCTCAGGCATACATTGATGGTCATATTCATATCCACGATCTCGGAGGAATGACGCTATACTGTTGTGGGTATTCCCTTAAAGAGATTCTTCTCAAGGGTGTGAGGGGTATTCAGAATGTACCTGTGTCTTCTCCAGCGAAACACTTTGATAGCGTTCTGAACCAGTGTGCAAATCTGGTTACTATCTATCAAAACGAGATAATGGGCGCAGTTGCATTCAATGGTTTTGATACACTTCTGGCTCCGTTTATTAAACAGGATCGCCTTACATACGATGAGGTGTATCAGGCACTTCAAAACTTTATTTACAGCGTAAATTCTAATAGCAGAGCTGGCGCAGAACCGGCATTCTTTAATCTCACATTCGATCTCACGCCTCCTGATGATATGATGGATGAGTATTGTATTATCGGCGGAGACATGGTGAGCTTCACATACGGTTCTTGTCAGCAGGAAATGGATCTCCTCAACAGAATCTTCTTTGAGATTATGCTTGAGGGAGACGCGGAGGGCAAACTCTTTGCTTATCCAATTCCCACATATAATATCCACAGTCGTTTCGACTGGGATAATCCGAATAACAAGCTCCTCTGGGAGCTCGCAGGTAAGTACGGCACTCCATACTTCGCTAATTTCATCAACAGTGAGCTCGATATTAGCGACGTGAGATCCATGTGCTGCCGTCTCAGACTCGACCTGAGCGAACTTAGACACAGAAACGGCGGTCTGTTTGGTTCTGGAGACTCAACCGGGTCTATCGGAGTTGTCACAATTAACCTTCCGCGTATTGCATACGAGTCAAGCGGCAATAAAGAGCGGTTTTTCGAAGAACTCAGCAAGTACCTTGACATTGCAAAGGACAGTCTTGAGCTCAAACGGGCGTGGCTTGAGAAAAACGTGATCGGAACGAGCCTGATTCCAGCATACATGGAGTATGTTGGATCGATCAACAACCATTTTTCAACGATCGGCATTGTCGGAATGAATGAAATGTGCGAAAACTTCATGCACAAGAACATTTTGGACGACGAGGCGCATAAATTCTGCGTAGAAGTCGGTGAATTTATCAGAAATCGGCTTATCACATATCAGGAAGAGACAGGACACCTCTACAATTATGAAGCAACACCCGCTGAATCGACATGTTATCGTCTCGCACTCATTGATAAGCGCACATATCCAGATATTTTCACTCAGGGAAGTGGTTCTGACGTGTATTACACGAACAGTTGTCACATTCCGGTGTCTCTCATCAAGGATATCGACTCAACTTTCGCACATCAGGACGATCTTCAGACACAGTTTACCGGCGGAACGGTCATTCATTGCTATCTTGAGGGTGCAATTAGCGGCGAAAAGGCAAAGGAAATTGTTCGCGGCATGTTCACTAAGTATCGTGTGCCGTACATGAGTCTCTCACCGATCTCAAGATATTGTGAAGAGCATGGTTACGTCAAAGAAATCGTCGATAAATGCCCTATCTGCAAGAAGAGACTCAAGCTTTATCAGAGAATCACAGGCTATCTCAGATGCATTGATAACTTCAACAAAGGAAAGAGAGCCGAGTTTGAAGATAGAGCACAGATTACAGTTGGTGATATCGAATGCGAGTTCGAACAATCGTAACTGAAGACTTTACAAACTACAAAAAGTCATCAATGTTTATTGGTTGTGTCGACTGCGATGGAAAATGCTGCACCGATGGGGGATTCTCCCCATCGGTGTGCATAAACAATGTATGGCATACTACAAAAGTTTCCACGGTAGACGACCGAGCAGTGATAAAAAAGTATTTATCCAATACAATTACACACGCGATCGTGTTCGGTTTGCTTGAACCGTTTCTGCAATACGAAGAGATGAAGAACTTCATATACATTCTAAGAAATGAGTTTGCGTGTAATGATGATGTAGTAATCTACACTGGATACAAAGAAGAAGAAGTTGCTGATAAATTGTACGAACTATCACGGTTTGGCAATATAGTAATAAAATTTGGACGCTTTATTCCAAACCAAGAAGGGCGTTTCGATGAAGTTCTTGGTGTGCATTTAGCAAGCGACAACCAATATGCGAAGAGGATCTGTTAATAAGAGGTGATATTTTTGGGAAGAAAAGCTACGAATTATGACGTTGTAAAAACATTGTCTCCGGAGAGACTTCGTAAACTCACGACTGTTGCAAGATGTCTCGCTTGTATAAAAAAGTCGTGTGCAGATACAGAATACAAACCTGATTGTATCACGGGTTTTCAAGAATGGCTTAAACTTGAAGCGGATGTCAACAACTGGGAACAGATTATGGAAGTCATTTCTGTTAAGGATGATGCCTGAGTGGATGCAAAAACTATCGTACTTGTCATTGCCATGATTGTTGTGCTTGCCATTTTGATGAATACCATCGATGGCGGTTCTGACGGCGGAAGTAAGTGATATGCTTGAGAATATTAAGTTTATTCGACGGCATGGCTTGTGGCATGATTGCTATGAAAAACGCAGGAGTTCAGGTTGATGAATATGATGCGTTTGAAATTGACAAGTATGCAATTAAAACCGCAACACACAACTTTCCAGAAATTAAAGAACATGGCGATGTATTTACTGCCGATTTTAGCGAATTTTGTGGTTATGATTTTCTTATTGGTGGTTCGCCGTGCACTCATTGGTCTATAGCTCAACACGCAGACAGAAGAGAAATGATAGCATCAGGCATTGGATGGGAGTTGTTCTCGCAATACGTGAGAGCTCTCAAAGAATGCAAGCCAAAGATGTTTATCTATGAGAACAATAAAAGCATGAGCCAAGATATAAGGGACAGCATCTCTAAGACATTCGGTTTTGAGCCTATATGTATTAACAGCGCTCTCCTGTCGGCTCAAAACAGAAATAGATTATATTGGGCTGGCGTAAGACAGGTAGACGGAACGTATAAAACTGCAAACATAACACAGCCGGAAGATAAGGGAATTATGCTAAAAGACATTATAGATCAGGCGATACCGTTAGCAAGTAAATCACACGCTATAACGGCAACTGAATATAAAGGGCAGTCCATTCAGGGGTTTTTAGGAAAGGCTAGAAGAACTCTTGTCGCGGAACCCATAAAAGTTTGGGTTCTTCCACGCGAGAACGACGGGGTTCAAACAAATGGACAAGCATTTAGAGTATATGATGTCAATGGAAAGGCTTGTGGGATAAAAGCAAATGCCGGAGGATCTGGTGGTAAAACTGGTTTGTATGCGGTTAGTGCATCGCCGTCTGACAAAAGAGTGTATACGGTTATAAACGGGCAGGTCGAAGCAAACGGACGTATGTATCCTATTAAGCTTGACGACGGGAAATACACTATACGAAAGCTTACTGTTAGTGAGTGTAAGAGGCTTCAGACAGTCCCAGAGTGGTATGACTTCTCGTGTGTGTCTAATACTCAGGCGTATAAGATGCTTGGTAATGGATGGACTTGTGATGTTATTACACATATTATAAAACAGTGTTTGGAGGATTATAAAAATGTGTCTTAATAGAAAATGCCTTGAAGAAGGAAGATGCGATTTTTGTGACGCTAGATGTATGTATTATGTGGATACCGACTACTTCTTTCAATTTATCGAAGTCAATGGAATCGATTCGTTCCTGCATGATATTACAATGAAGAAGATTGAGAACTCTGATTGTCGAGAGGAGTCGGATACATAATGAGAGTTTATCAGAATCCAGATGAGGAGTATGCCGCTGAGGTAAAAAAGCGTATTAAAGAGAACAATGGTTACTGTCCGTGTAAACTTGTGAAAACAAAGGATACAAAATGTAAATGCAAAGACTTCAGAGATCAGATTGCGTCTGGAGAAGCAGGCGCGTGTCACTGCGGTTTATGGATTGCAGGGGAGTGAAGATGATTGGATCAGGATTTGATAAGCAGAGAAGCCCTCATTGAAGCTGTGTTTGACCATTGTGTATCAATGAGTGTATGCCTTAGCAAAGAAGAATACGATGGCATGAAAAGAATGCGCGATGCTATTATGGATGATATTGAAAACGCACCGAAGGTCGAACGAGAAGAAGCAGAGTGGAAAACAGTAATACTTGGTGGCTCAATGACACATGATGGTCATGAACACAGAGAAGAATGTTCTGCGTGTCATAAAAAGAATGAATCCAAAACAAGATACTGTCCGAATTGCGGTAAACATATGCGGAATGCTGAGGTGTGACAATGGGCTGTTTTATCGAACCAAAACCGTGTAGATATTGCGGCAAGATGCCTACAATCCTTGAATTTGATTTTACAAACGTGATTAACAGTTGCAACGCTACATCGTACTTCGTGTCATGTGAGAACAAGGGGTGCAAAATCAGACCGCATTCTGTAGGTGATACAACAAAAAACGGCGCCATTCAAAAATGGAACGACGATAAATTAGCGTCTAGTTCCATTAGAATTTATAATGAAGACGGAACGTCTGATGCAAGATTCACGTTCACAGTACAAATATAAAGAAAGGTTGTTTTGAATGCTTTATCCAGCACAACTCTACAGAGAAGAGCTTAAAAGAAAGCTCATTTCATGCTGGTATGATCCAAAATATCGCTGGTATTTCGGCGGAGAACATAACGAATTCTCGGTTCCTGAAAATACTGATTGGAGACACGACTTTGTACATCTTGATAGCAACGGAGAGGTAGACGGGTTTTTCTCCTATAACTACAATGACGGCAGCAAGTCTATGACGCAATTCGGTCTGATATCGTTTAGAGACTACGCATTCCCGCTCATTGCCGATGCACTCGATCGAGTGAAGTATATGTTTGAGAACGGAGCACAGAGATGTGAGTTCTGGGCATTTACAGACAATCCAGTATGTAAGGTGTACGACAAATTTGCTGAACGATATGGCGGTAAGATAGTCGGCAGACTGACAAGAAGTGCTTACTTCGATGGAAAATATCACGATGTTGTCTTCTATGAGTTCTTGGTTGAAGATTATGAGGCAGCAAAAAAACGTATCAATGGAGGGAAATAATAATGAGAGTTGGAATTGATAATATTGATGGCGGGTATACAGCAATAATTGACATCAAGCTTCTCGATAAGAATGCAAAGATACCGACAAGAGGATCTGCTGAGGCAGCAGGCTATGATCTTTATGCGCACCTTGATATGGAAGAACTCACTATTATGCCTCATGAAACTGTCAAGATTGGAACTGGTATTTGTGCGAGCATTCCTCGTGGCTACTTTGGTGCTATTTTTGCACGCAGCGGAATTGCTATCAAGAGAAGTCTTCGCCCTGCCAATTCTGTAGGCGTTGTGGACGCAGATTTTACGGGGGAGATAATCGTTGCTCTCCATAACGATAGCGAAGAATATCAAACCATTCAGAATGGCGAGCGTATCGCACAGCTTGTTGTAATTCCGTTCCTTCCGGTTGAGTTCAACGAGGTCGACGAACTTGAACAGACAGAGCGCGGTGACGGAGGGTTTGGAAGCACTGGAACTAAGTAATAAGTTGCGAATAATAAAACGGTGATTTTATATACAAAATCATAAAAAAATAGGGTGCATTTCAGCGTATTAAACACTGATTTGCACCCTAAAAGGAGATAAAAGGCGATAAAAAGGCGATAAAAGGAGATGAATGTTGAGTGGCAGGATTGATATTCGACATATGTATAGTCGTGAGCTTATGGATTTTAATCTGTATTCTAATAGGATTGATTTATTCTGAGATAAGACCATCCAATAAGTATAAACCGAAACGCTACAAACGAAAAAGAAAACCGAAGCATAGGTGGTGGTAATATGGGGTATAATAAGCCTGTAAAAGTAAGACCTTCGGCAAGAGCGGTATGGAGCGAAGGCAATGACGGATGGGACGCAAGATATAAGGTGCGGTATATATGTCCAACGTGCTCTAATATTATCAACGAAAGAGATATAGCGTGCGATGAATGCGGAACATTTTTCGACTGGTCTAAAAAAGCAGTGGTCAATCTAGTGCCACAAATTGAATGGAGGTAACGTATGACTTATTCAGAAGAGAAAATGAACCTATTTGATGTTGGCAGAGGTTATTCTCTCGCACAGTGTATAAGCGCGGACTTCGGAATGGGTAATGGTATCGCGGTTGAGTTCAACAAACACTTCGATATGAAGAACAAGATGATTAGCGAGTATCCTAACTTTCACGATGAGTGGAAGAGGCTATGTAAGACACATGCATGTCTGTATAAAGACGGTGTGTTCAACCTTGTCACAAAGGAACGCTATTGGCATAAGCCTACATACGACTCTATAGAGGGCGCTCTTGAGGATATGAAGGTCGAGTGCCTGCTTCATGGAATCAATAAGGTTGCAATGCCAAAGATTGGTTGCGGCCTTGATAAGCTTGAATGGGGTATCGTAAAAGGAATTATATTCCGCGTGTTCGAAGACACCTCTATAGAAATAAAAGTGTGCTTTTATTAAGGTGATGAGCGTATGAGAATGCAAACTCCGTCGGCAGAAGTATGGGGTATGATCGAAAGTTCTCTTTATAAGAATAGAATGCACAAGAAAGATCTCGCAAAGATCGCTGGTGTGCATCCAAACACTGTGTCGAGAGACGCAGCGCATCCGGAACAAATGCCTATTGGCAGAATGTGGATATACTTTCGGGCTCTTAATCTTCCAGTAGAGAAAGTGATAAGCGCAATCTCATCCTACACCTGTGACTGATACATAGCCGCAGGCAACATAGCGTGTCTGCGGCATACTATTTATAAGGAGGAATTCTTATGCCAAAAGCTAAGAAAACGCCATCAGGAAAGTGGAGAGTGCGAGTGTATGTAGGCCGTGACGAGTTCGGACACCCGTCATACAAGTCGATTACGGCTGACACGAAAAAGAATGCAGAGTATCTGGCACTCGCATTCATGACACAGAAGCATGCGTCAAAACAATGTATGACGATAGGCGAGGCCGTTGACAGATACATCAAAAGTAAGTCAAATGTCTTGTCTCCGTCCACAATCGACAGCTATCAGAAGATACGCAGAAACCACATCGTTAGAATAGAGCGTATCAAGATTGACTGTGTAACAAGAGAGGACATACAGAAGTGGGTAAACTCTGAGTGCGCTATAGTAAGCGCAAAGACCGTATGCAACGTATATGGGCTGCTCAGATCGACGATATCAATGTACAGACCGGACTTCGTGTTTAATATCAGACTGCCGAGAAAAGCTCGTAAGTTGAAGAGAGATCTCCCGACATCGGAGGAAGTGTTTAAGGCGGTTCACGGAAAGCCTGTTGAGCTTCCAGTGTTGCTTGCGCTTTGGCTGTGCCTAAGATTGTCTGAGGTTCGTGGTATAAAAAAGTCTGCCATACATGGCGATGAGCTGTATATAGAGAACGTGATCGTTACTATTAATAGAGAACACGTAGAGAAGCAGTTGACCAAGACAGATTCAACCAGACGCATTGTAAAGCTCCCGAAGCAACTCAAGGAGATGATCTTGGCTCAGGATGGAGAGTATGCAACGAAGCTTACTGGCAAAGCAATTTATTCTCAATTCACAAGATTAATGGAAAAGGCAGGATACAAAAACATTAGATTCCACGACCTAAGACATATAGCCGCGTCAGACATGAACCGTCTAGGAATAACGGATAGAGTTGCGGCTGATAGAGGTGGATGGTCTACTACGACAACTATGCGAAATGTCTACCAACATTCGTTCACGCCAGACAGAGACGTCGCAGAAAATATAGTGAACGATTACTACACGAAACTGTTTAATATGACATTAGAGGATACGGACGACAGTCTCGTATGAAATAAACTTACTTTTTTAGACTACTTTTTATGACGTTTTAGAATTTTGCGTCATATCTCGCGTCATATGCGATCACTAAATATGGTGATTTATCACCAGATATTATGAGATATGAGCGGTTTTGACAAAAAGAAAAGTCACGCACCTACGCGAAAAACGCGCAAATACGTGACTTATACATATAAGCAGGTGAGGGGAATCGAACCCGCCTACAATCAAATGAAATGAACGTAGATACGTATGTTTATAAACGCAGCGTCATATGTTGCGTCATATTTCCAATAACTAATGGTTATTCAGAAGTGGGAAATGGCACGTAAACACCGGTATGTACGCTCATTAATACAGAAAAAGTACGGGATGCACAGTCAGATAGGCTGTATGCATCCCGTTTTTTTATTTCAAATCATTTTCTTTCGGCTTTCGCCTATCCAAGTTGTGGTAAATGGGTAACCCTATAACCTATTTATGGGTACAATACAAATCGAAGTTATTATTTTACGGCAGGATTTAGAATGAAGCCAAGAAATCTATATGCGCTTGACTGACCCCAATTACCGCCACTCTTCTTTCTGTTTTGAGTCCAGAACGGGTTGGAGCAGTTATATCCAGATTCACTTGTGACGACCTCTGTCGACGAAACAACTCTTTCAACAACAGCGACATGCCCTGCGCCATCTGAACTTGTCCTAGTAGCGCCCTTCTGCCAGCACATAATAGCGCCGACCTTTGGTGTCTGAGAAACAGTAAGCCCCTGCTGGATAGCAACGTCATAGAAGTTCTCAGCGTTTCTAGGCGCAAGCAACGGCATATCCTTATTAAGATGAAGATCTACGAGACTACCACCGTTATCCTTAAAGAGCTTACTAATACTATTAGCATCAAGAGTCTGATACAAAATCTCATTGAATCTGCCGAACGCATATCCCACACAATTAGACAGGACATTACATTTGCTATCAGTAGGCTTGCCAATAATTGCTGTGCTCCATCCGCCTGCCGATCTAGTGATAAAGAACTTATTTCCAGCTTCTGGACGTGTAAGTCTCTGAGTAAATGTATTGTGCTTTACTTCCCGCTGAGACTGACCAGTAGCGCTTATAATAGCGGCTCTTGTTGCGGGGCCGCACACACCATCGACAGAAAGACCCATATTAGACTGAAACGCCCTCAGCGCCCTATCTGTATTATTCCCAAAACTTCCGTCAGCTCCAGAATTACCACAATTATAACCAAGATAAATAAGGCTATTCTGCATCCATCTAACATCATCTCCGCTATCTCCCTTTCTCAAGGTTCTCGTTGGGATAGAATATGGATTAGTATAATTCTGCCTATGCTCTCCCTGAGAGGCTGGTGTGGTCGCTGTGAATCCATTCAGTCCCTTAGATCTAATCTTGCTCGGATAATCTACATAACAACGATCCAGATCAACGTCTCCATTGATGCCGGAGATTCTTCCAGTCCAACTATACTGCCACATGCCATACGCGCCGGGATAAGAAGTTTTCTGCACTCCGATATGCGCAACCCATACTGCATATCTATTTCTTATATCTTCGTCAATATAATCCACGAGAGGGTACCTTGAACCATAGATGCCAACCCAATATCCGGCCGATTCGACTTTGGATAAGAATGCGCGAACAATGTTTGAAACGACAGTCTTTCCGAGTCCGAGCTGTTCTTTCTCTTCTACGTCATAATACACTGGAAATTCATAGTGTCCGTTTTTCAAAATGTCAATTACAAATTCAGCCTCTTTTACAGCTTCATTAGTATTGAGCGCATGTGAATAGTAATACACTCCGACAGGAATAAAGTTTTCTTTTGCCCCTCTATAATTCTTATCAAAACAACTATCCTTATTAAGTACAAGATTTCCGTTCTTTCTTGTGCTAATTCCGCATCTCATAATAACAGCATCAACAGAGCCGCTATTCTTTACAGCGCCCCAATCTATATTAGCCTGATGCGCAGACACGTCAATCATACGTGAATAATCAGACATAACATTCATCCTTTCATAAAAAAAGTGCCCGACTATTAAATCGGGCACTTTTGATTTATTCTTTCTTGCCCTGATCCTGTCCGCTCTTTACTCCAAAGAAAAAAGAGACGACAACAGTATAAACAGTCAGGAATTGTTCGCCAGACACTACTTTCATTCCTGCAAGAATGCAAAACATGACGGTCAAAATAATTGTCATGATCGACTTAACGTCGACGAGTTTTACAAATTTATCCTTGATGTTCATTAGGCATCACACCTTCCTGCGGCGGCGCAGTCGGAAGAAGTTTGAACTCCTCATGAATACCATCCATAACGCCGTTCGCGCCGAGCGAATGGTACTGTTCATACATATTTTCAAAATCCTCTTTTACAGACACTGGTGCATATTTTCTGTTCTGAGCGTACTCATAGTATATTTCATACAGTTCGTGTCTGAGTAAAGCCTGTACGCCACGCCGAAGAGCCTTGCTATCTTCCGCAGACTTTCTCATTTTTGAAAAAATAATACTTGTAAAAATGCCCATAATTCCGCTTGATCCAATAATAGAAATAATAGTCTCCTTATCCATTGTTGCACCCCCTAACATAGTAATAAATAACTACGACAGCACATTAGATACTGTCGCGATTTCGTTGTTATCTCATTTCGTCTTCTTGAAGTTCAACAGGATTTTCAACATCAGACTCTTCAAGGCTTGGTGCAACGCTTCTCATTTCACCAACAAGATTTGTTGTTTGTGCGTTAGGCGGCACAACTTCTGTTCCAGCGAAAGCAAACCAGTTTGTCCATCTGTAAGGATTTGATGTTGTTCCTCCACCGTAGCGGAAACGCCGCCAGAAAATGCTAGGGCTATCAGCACCCGCAGAAGGATAAACAGTTTGAAGAACACTAGCCGGGCCTTGTACATAAGAGACCTCAAGCGAACCACCCTTTGCTTCTCCATTAATGTATGAAGGACAATTTGTAATATAAGCGGCAGAAGCACTTAACCAGTTGAAACGACCAACAGTAGTAAAAGGTGCGTCATCAAAGTTAAGAGGAGCCTCAGATGTTGCTGTAATACGTGTTCCAGCGCCAAGAATGTTAAGCATTGTAATTTTGCTATCATTAAGTTCTGCGTTAGTTGGAGTAGGCGGTTGATAAGTCGCATCAACAATTGCGGCATCCATAATCATAGGCTTAAATACAACATTATTTGCAGTATAACCATTTGCAACTCTTAAATTGATACGAACAGTAGTATCTTGTGCCAATGTAAATGTTGTTCCGGGGCTATCATTAGGATTGTCTCTGGCAATAGTTGTAGAAGCGTCTACGTTATAAACATAAGCATCATAAGTAGAGTCTCTTTGTGGGTTTTCTGAACAGCTAAAAATATATGTTCCTGCTTTAAGTGTAAAAGTTGAACTCTGTAAAATCGCAGGAGCAGTAGCAGTTCCATTTGCTGTAACAGTGCCATCAGCATTAGCAGTAACAGCGATGCCATAAATGTTATCATTAGATGTAAATGTCGCTCTACTTAAATTCTTTGCGCCTAAGTTTGCGATTGCGCCACACTCTTCATGAGTTGATAATATTACCCAGTCAGACCAACCAGATGTAGAGGTCTTCTGTCTTCTGATGCAAATAAGACCTGTTCTGTCTGTATTCGCATAGTAAGTTTGTCTAAGGTAAGCTGTATCACCGATAATTGTTGTAATTTCAAGTCTTCCGCCGTAAGGTACTGGTATATTTGTCATGGTACTTGCGGAATCATTAGAATTAACATAGTAATGTCCCTGAGTTGTAAGTGTATTAAAGTCTGTATCTCTTGCAATCATCGGGCCTCTTAAGAACCAATCAGCTTTTGCATTTGTTTCAGCAGTATCAACATACGACTTGATGCCATTTGATTTGACAGGGTTATCGCTGTTTGCGGTCGGAGCGCTATCGAATGTCAGGGTTGCCTGCTTACCGCTAAGAGCGGTATATACGCCGCCAGATGTAACTGGGTTACTACTTCCGCTAGTAGGCGTACTGTCAACCGTCAGCGCATCCTGTTTACCAGTAAGAGCAGTTGCAATAGCATTAGACGTCATAACCTTAGTGCTTCCAAACGTAGGCACACTGTCGTACTCAAGTACGTCCTGTTTACCGTTGAGCAGCGTGTTTGTCTCTGTCTTGGTGTAATAATTTGTCATATCTCCGCCGCCGCCACCAGACTCAAGCTGTCTCCACCGACCAGTTGTTTGATCGACTGCATTATCCTTGTTGTACAGGTATACCTTTCCGTCTTCAAGGCAGTAACACAGATACATATCAGGAAGGTAGTTTTCAGAGAATGTTCTCATTGCCTCTATGGTTCCGAACTGTTGTCTCACAAAATCAGGGCGTCTTCCTTTATAATTAAAAGAATCCAAAATGTTAATTGACATACATACTCACTCTCCTTTCTTACGCGAATCTAAGTTTTATGTTTTCGATTGACGACGGATCTGTCTGTGTGTAGACATAGTAGTCGATGTTATCTACTTTTACTTCTGTCAAAGTAAAACTATCCTCGTAGTTAAGACCGTAAGATGTGTCTATAATACTTGAAATAGTTCCGAAGCTTTTCGGGTATGCATATACGATTCTAGCATAAGCAGCGGATATAGGACTTGCGGCATATTCTTTTGTAGACTTCAGGATGCCGTAAAGTTCTTTAATATGAGCCTCGTCCGGAGACGCAACATCGCTACTCACAACGCCATAATAACTTTTTGCATAAAAGTTAATCTGCGACGGTGCAACAGCAACCTTATCGCCGTCAAAAGCTGACACAGAGAACGATGTCGTTGTATTAACAGGAGAGGATGGAACCCACGTATAACTAAACGTGCCACCATCTTTAACATTATTCGTTACGGTCTCCCAAACTACACCATTGACTCTGAAAACAACTTCAACAATATCTTTTGTGCCCTTTACCACGTTACCAGTAATCGTTATTTCAGAGATGCTTTCATTTACAACGTCGTATACAAGCCTGCCCGGGTCGAGACTGATAGATACCGTTGGCATTTTATATTCAACAAGCATATCAGTTATAATATCTTCGATACCGGTTCCGGCAGGATACGTTGTGTCACTTTTTATTCCACCAACAGAAGTTGTCGTTGTAATCGGAGACGTTGTCTCAGCAGAAACAGAGATACCACCAGCGTCAATCGTTGTACCATCAGACATAGTGCAAATGATATGATTGTTTGCATCAACTGTTACGCCAACAACAGAAACACCGTCTGTCCCATCTTTTACAAACATTGTTGTTGTCTGTTTAACATCATTGTCACCAACCCATTCGAATGTTACGGTGTGCCCGCCGTTACCATCGACTATGGACTTAATAGTGCATGGGGCGCCTTTTACAGCGCCCAACGCCTCTGCGGTCTTTTTAACATATCCTCTACACAGTACATATGTTGCTGCATCCATATATACTCACCTCAAACTTCCTTCCAAAGCTCATTCTCTTCGTCATAAAAGAAAGCGTCTCCGGTGTCCATCTCAATAAAAACACTTCCGTTTACAATCGGCGTATCGTTTATTTCTCTTACAGGCTTAGTATCTGTTGACAGCCCGTACAAAACAGCCGTAGGCTTGTTAGCCACGTTGCCATAATCATTAATTGTTACAGCCATGATATCAACTCCATCCCATTAGTTGTTATGTATCCGAATCTCTTACAGCCCAATACCCGTCTGTCATATACATCTTGCCGTTCATTGTAAACTTAGCATAACCTCCTCCCGCATACTCTCTAAACGGAATATAGAACGCATCCGGCGTATAAGATATCGTTCCAGCAGGCGCATTTGTAACGAACGAAACGATCTGTGTTTGGTTTGAATTATTATTACCGATTACATATGAATGAACCGGATAAGTGTCTTCGTATGTCACACAGTAAAAAGAAGTTCTGCTTGCAGTTGAATTGGGCAGGACGAACGTCAATGCGCCGCTGTTATTTCGAACAATGAGAACAGAAAACAATTCGGCATTGTTTGACTTCATCCCGATCATAATTCCGTTCGCGCACTTATATCCGTAATTAGTATCATAGTTAGCAGATAGGGTATACGATGCCGGCGTTACTTCGTGCCCGCCTGTTGTGCGTGCTTTGAAAGCCACAGTTGCAGCAGCAGTTTTTGAGATAGTCAGAACGGCGTTACCGTTTTCGTCATTGCATGTTAGAGTTACAACCCCGCCTGAATCAACTTTTGCGACCGATGAAAACATACCGGAGTCATCCAGAAACGCTTTCCACAAATCGAAATCCATACCGATAAATGTTTTTGTGATTGCCATGTTAAACACTCTCCCAACTTGAAATTACTCCCGTGTCATGGTTACCGCTTCCTGCTGCCACCAAGATTGCAGAGCCAATGCCTATTCCGCCAGACTCTCCACCGGAAATCGAAACCCCATCGCCAATTCTTCTGCCGTTACGAGAAAGATACAACATTTCCCCGTCAAGAATAAGACCATTGGGAACTGAGATATCCTCTGTATTCGGGACATAAATATAATCACTTGGCATATTCTTCGGCACAACAGGAATTCTGATCTCATCAATGACGAGCGTTTCTCCCGATTGTGTTCTTTGAGAAATATACACATTAAGATTTTCGGCATAGGATAAAAGAGAGTTCGGGATGTTCGCAATGTATTTACCATCTGACAATGTAGGTTCTACTATAATAGTTTCGTCTACCTTTCTGTTTCCAAACTGGATAAATACAGTCGCGCCACTCCATGCAGTTACATTTGACACTGCCACAACCCTGTCTAAATCCCACTGATAAAGACGCTCAAGTAAATCTCCATTCTTATCATATAAAGTGTACTTAGCCAAAACACACACCTCGATTCTTTATATTGTTGCAACAGAACCTGAGACTCCTTCGAAAACGCTTTTGAACAGTGTTCTCGGATCGAATTTACTCAGGTGGTTGCCAAATGTCAGTGATGAGGTGCCCTCTTCGTAGTTCACCTCAATAGATGTGAGGAATAAAAGTTCGATTTTATCTCTCTTTATTTCGACATTAATTAGGCAACCTGTCTCAAGTTGTTCTGTTAGCTCTTCAAATACTTTTGAAAAAATGAAACTGTTTGTATCAACTGTAAACTCATATACAGGCTCTGAAATATTCGTCAATTTATTAAGCCCACGAGAATACATATCATACATTACAGCAAGCTGTTCTTCGTGATTCATCAAGTCTGTAATGATCGCATTTTCATCTGTATAAACGCCCTCGAAAATATAATTCGACAGTTCGTTGTACTCGCTCTCTGTGAAGTAATTAGCCATAGATACCAGATCGCTGATGTATGTCATCTCGTTATTGTATCTGGTAGCATCCGCAAACGAACCAGCGATAAGAGCCTGAGTGTCGCTTATATCATCTTGTAACTCCGATACTATTCTGTCAATATCATTAAGGGTCTGCTGTACATTACTTGATATTATTATAAGCTCTCCGCCCGCCGTAGATATCTCCTCATCATATGCAATTACACAAGACGTATCTTGTGTCTCTACGATATTCTGCCTGCATTCGTTGTAAAGGCCGAGCTGGATATTAAGTCTACTAAGTTCCTGTTGGTGTTCAATTACTTTCATCCTCGCCTTTGTATATTCAACTCTCGCCTGATAATATGCTTCGGCGTTAGACCTTACATCGTCTTCCCATTGCAGCACCTTTTCTCCGAGACCATCAGACATCCAGTCTGTATAATAATCGAATCTATATATAACACTGCCGCCAAGAGGGTTTATTGCTGATATTGCTATATCATCTTCTCCTCTTACGGAAAGCGCTGTGTATATTCCATCAGCACTTTCTGTTATTTTAATATGAGAAACGACATCGTTTATTGTCAGATGTATATCCGTTTTGTTGTTGTAATTTTTCATTGAATAAATGTCTACAACACGATTTAATATATCAAACACAAACACACACTCATATGCTTCTTGTAGTTCATCTGTCATGAAATCATATGCGCTTTGTTCTATGTCAATATCTTCAAATGATCTATATAAGCCATTCAGATCCTCATCAACATACCCTAAGCTCCACATAGGAAGTTTATCCAGAATGATGTCTACCAGACCTCTCGTTTGTGTATCTGTGTCTGTCACAAGCGGTACGGTTACAAATCCAATATCAGGTGGTACAGGGATGTACGGAGCTGATCTGTTTGAAAACTCAACCTCACAAGATGTGGCGGTAACGTCCTTATAGGATGCGTTTTCAAAATCTATTTCTTCAGATACATCAGATATTTGAAAATAACCTATATCTTGAATGAATATATATCTACGTTTCTGGATGCTGTTAAATACTTCCTCTACGTAATTATTATTATCAGCATTGTCTGTTTTTGTTAAGTACACACGAAAAGATACAGTGCTAATAGAGTTGAAGTTCAAGATAACCTCAAGGTCTGAAACCTGACTAATTGTGTAAAGAGCATGAGATATTCCCGTTTCGGAATACGTTGATCCGGGATTACATAATATTAATTCCGGAGTTTCGTAATTATCAAACTTGTCAAAAGCAATTTTCACGGGAACACCTCCTATCATAAGAATCTTCTATTTTGCCACGACACACTCATCGTTGTTACATCCCCGTTGATTGCAAATTTATTTTCTCCAGATATCAGTCTCGGAAAATTCTTCTTTGTCATTTGTTCATAAAGACCATCCGAGACCCTGCTTATAGAACTATCAATAACAACTCTGGAATACGGTGGAATATTTACAAATTTAGTAACCCTATCCCTGTTATCATTGAGATTTGTAATCTCTATATCTCCACCAGTCTTTCCTGTGATGAGCGTAATTTCAGGATATGTATACCCATCAAGATCCGTATCGACAGGTATATCAATCACCTTCGTGCCCTCATCGACAATCACAATGCTACCATCATCCAGTATAATAATTGTGCTCATTGGAACCGGATCTGATAGTACGTCGCAAAGGAATAAACTCAATGCTCTTTGAGCGTCGCTTGCCTGTACGTTTGGCGGAGTATCATTATCATAGTCTTCGGATGTATAATCCATATCACACGCTATCAACTGATATTTACTTAGTGGCGGATCGAACGCATATCTTGGTGTTACCCACGGATCATAATCCGGTTCTCCTTCATGCATCATTATATACAAATATACCGTAAGGATGTTCTGCGCGTCGATTGCCTCAATACGACCGTTCATATTAATATCTCCGAGAAGTATTTTTCTAGTCTCTCCACCATCGTTTATAGTGATTGGATCCTTATTTACGTCAAACGCATGGATGATAGGATCTTGCCAAAGCATCATGCTATCGGTTTCTAATGTACATTTGAACCCAATGATTCCGCCATTTCCATATATTTTTGTCGGAGACATAAACCTGCAATTGAAATAAAGTCTTTTTTGAACGCCGTATACAAGTTCATACATTTCGCCGAAATAATCGTCATCCATGTCAATATACAGCTTTCTAAAAATACTATTTGTGAATAACCACCGTTCAACCTCTCTTATTTCCTTTTGTTTGAGCGGCAACGCATCACACGTTACTATCTCTATCTCGATCTCAAGAGACGTATCGCTATAGTCGTCGCCAATAAGGCATCTTGATTTGCTCGCTTTATTATAATAATAATTCCCCTTTTTCACTCCAACAATAGGTCTGAACATTTCTGTTTCTATGTTCGCAATTATCAGGTTATACTTACGAGAATCGGTGTTATTATATGTAAAATGGCATTCGCACAAATTCATTCATATCACCTCATTGTGTGCTGCGGCTTTCACCGCAGCACGAATTTATATTTTGAGTTTTCTAAACTCCTTGAGCAAGATATTTATGCTCTCACGCTGAGCTCTTCTTATCTCAGAAACGGTTGCATTATCTGCGTTTCCATTTATGATGATATCGCCCATATGAATAGCGCCTGTACTAAACGGGTTTATAATTCCGCGAACAGTATTTGCACCGGCCATATCAGAGCCAGACAACTTGCTACCAGCGTCCGCAAACGCATACAAGAAGTCTGTTGCCCTCGCATTTAATACCTTTTCTCCACCAGAAAACATTCTGTATTTGTTGCCGTTGGAAGATTTGAATATCGCCTCGTCGCCAAATTCATTGACAAGGTGAAGACCCGGAATTGCATTCTTCGTACCAGATGCGTATCCTTTTGGTGGAGACATACCGTCGTACCCGCCATACGAAGTGTCTTTTCCGTTGACTATGAGCATACGATCATGTTGATAATTCTCGTAATCCCTAATGGCGTCTGCAAGCTCTTTAATAAGCTCCGCAGCCTCATTTGTGATGCCGTCACCGTTCTTCTCTCCGTACTCACGCATCTCGTCATAAATATCCGAAGAGTTGCTCTTAATTTCAGCAAGCGCAATATTGTAAATCGCCTTAGGGTCGTTTAATGTCTTATCGATTTTGTCTATGGCGTCCTGTATTTCTTTTGCCTGACTCTCATACTCATCGTCTAAGAATTTTTCCGTCTCATCAAGAGCGTGCTCTCTCTCAAATTCATCAAGGTCTTCATTCGCATCTCTCAACTTAACCTTAAGTTCTTCGATCTTCTTAAGAGCCCAAGCAGAGTTATCGCTTCTAAGTTGGTCAATTTGAGTTTGAATATCAGAAGCTGCCTTTCTCTTTTCCGACTGCTCTTTCAAATATTGTTCTTCTTCATATTGTTCTCTGAGCATCTTTTTTTGCTCATCATAGAACTTACGAAGCTCTTCAAGTCTGTCATTGAGGATGTCTCGTTCCTTCTTACGTTGTTCTTCGATGATCTTCATTCTATACTTAACAACATTGTCGAGAGCGTCTTTTGCATCGTCTTCAAACTTCTTTGCGGCCTTCGCGATTTCTTCCTCGTACTTATAAGCGTCCTCTGCGGTCATTGCCTGCTTTGCTTTAAGACTGTTGACTCTCGCCTCAAGCTCGGCAATAAATCTTGCGATATCAAAACTTGGGTCTCCCATCTCCTGAAGGTGTTTCTGAAGTTTATACCACGCATTGAATTCGTCCAGAAGAGGATTCGATTCTTTTTTATTGTTTGTTGGATCGCTGGCGTTATTGTTCGATTTATTGTTCAATTCGCTTTCAGATTTATTCTGGATCTTTTCGATGTCACTAATATCTTGGTCGATAGAATCCTTCATACCGTTCAGATTATTAATCTGATTCTTAATGTAATCGGCTTCTCTTTCAAGATCTTCAATTATCCTTCCTGAGTCAATGGAAGATTGAGTATACCAGTCACCAACAGACGAATATCCGCTTGTTAGATCTGAAAGCGATCCTGAAAAATTACGGAGTATAACACTGTTTTGATTATAAACAGAGTTATAATTATTCATCCAGTCAATGACAGATATGTCGTTTAGATTCGCATATGCAGATATAGCCGCGCTTTCAATGGCACTTCTTACATTCGGATCGGTAATGTTGTTATAAATTGATTGCGTCATATTCCATCCGAGCGCTTGGAGCATCTGATTTGTAGCCGACACATATTCTCCTGTTGACTGGATTCCGGCTCGACCCATCGCTATATACAACTGACCGACATCAGTTGCGTATGGGCTCCAGATTCTTTCAACAGCAGTCTGTAAGAGACCATATGTGTTTTCGTTAGATCTCTTAAGAGCTCCTCTGTTGACCTCGACTTCGCCCTCTTTTAGACGAGCGTAATCTTGGCTAGCAAGCGCCTGAAGATATTGAACCTGCCTGACACCCTTTGTAGTAAGATCAATTTCTCCGGCAATATATTTTGTATATATCTCCATTCGTAACTTCTGCTTACTCTTTTCAAGCTCAATCTGTTTCTTTACAGCTTCGAGGTCAAGGTTAAGTTCTGCTACCTTTTTATTAATCTGATCCTCATATTCCTTACGGGACGCTTCGAGCATCACATTTAAGAGCCTTTTTCTACCCTCTGCACTTTTATCTGTAAACAAGTTGGCCTGTCGAAGAAGTTCTGGGTACTGTTCTGCCATATTGATAAGTTCTTTTGTTGTCAAATTTGTACCCTTCTGAAGCTTTTCCATCGCAGATGTAATAGAGTCAATTTTCTTAGTTGCCTTACCAATATTGTCGAAAAATTCTGAGAAATCATCTGGGATAACAAATGACTCGTCAATCTCTTCACCAATTTCACTTACGGACTTCTTCATCTCATCAAGAGCTAACTTCAGATCTTCGAAACTCATGCTTCCATTTTCATTAAGAATTTTGTACACAAGTTCTATATCTTGTCCGGTAAGAGTGAGAAGAAATTCTTCGGCCTCGTCTGTGTCGTCAATAAGAAGCCTACGGATGTCGTCGAGTTTAGTCGTGATGCTGTCAAATCCAAACAGAGACATAATTGTTTTTATTGTGTTTGATTCTACACCGGCCTTATGAAGACCATCATTAAGTTCGTTTATAGCCGTTGTCATCATGGAGACACTCGAAGAACCAGAATAAAAGAGATTCTTAATATTAAGCGTAGATGATAGTATATCTTTTGCTTCCTTGCCCATGCTTTCGATAGGGCTTAAAACATTATCAGTCAGGTATGCAGTAACATCGCCAGAGGTCTCTGCTCCGATTTCTGAGAAATTAATGCCAGATACTATTTCGTCAATGGCCTTCTGTATTGTATCGTCGGATCTTAAATATGCAAGCTGTGTCTGCACATATGCCATTGCCGTCTGAGATACGAAATCCCAATTACTGTCGTTATCAGATTGCTGTCTAACATTATGGAGTTCTGCCTGAATTCTCTTAATAACAGAGTCAAAGCTATTCTCTAGCTTATCAAACTCCCTCGCTACCTCTTCTTCGTTCATATGATTGATATAGCCAGACTGAAGGCCTTGCATATAATTTCCGAAGACATCGCGCATGCTCTTGTCGAAACTCTCTATGTCAGGAGCAAATTTACTGATTTTCTCGATGAACCTCTTATACTGACCGTCGTCAAAATCGAACGACGCAGACCCGCTTTTAATTGATTCTTGAAGCTTTATCATATAAGCAAGAGATTCCATTGCATCTTTTTCCTGTTGCTTATATGCATTACTAGAATCAGTCGCAAGCTTAATGGCCTCGCCCATATTTTCAGCTATGCTAATATTCGCAAGTTCCCTCTGTGCTTCTACGGCCTCCCATAGTGAATCAGACAGATCCTCCGCATTATACGACAGATTAAGGATTGCATCTCCATTATTGTCAAATCCTGCTTTAATGTTAGGAAGCATATCTGCTATCTGATTATTAAGATCCAAGAACTCCTCGTATTCATCATCTGTTAAACTGACATTCCCTCTAAGGTTATCTACGCCACTTGCAAGCTCCGTAAATCTTGGAATAATATCATCAGCATTCTTCTTCAGATCCCTATAACTATTTGCTACGTTATTTGCGTCCGATACAAGTTTAGACATTTCATCATGCACTCTACTCAGCGTTTCTTCTGAAGTCTCAACTTCAGTCTGCGCATCCTTAATATTCTGAATAAGCATGATAAGACCAGACACCGCAAGCATAATCCAGCCAAGAGGATTAGACGAAAGGAGACCTTTGATCGATACTGTGAGCCCGTTCGTTGCAACGGTCGCAACCTCTTCTGCCGTAGTAAGACCCGCAACAGACATTGCTTCTAGGGCGTGCTGCGCGGCCGCGTCTCCGGCAGCAGCGGCAGAGGAAAGTTGTGCGAGCGTTTCTCTCTGCTCAACGGCTGTAAGTGCCAGATACTCCTGCTCCAGACTCTTTGTGATTGTTTGCTGAGCCGTAAGAGATGTTACAAACTGAGTTACGGCTTTCTGAGACGAAGCAATTGTTCTTGCGAATTGAATCGCCTTGATCGTGTTAAAACCAGATACAATTGTCGGGATTAACATGTGAACTCTTTGCAACCCGTCTGCTACCTTAAGAAGTGCAGTACCGGTGTCAACAAAAAGTTTCGTCGTGTCGCTATCAACCGCATCTCTTGCAAGAGTTTGCCACGCCGTATGGAACTGCTGGATATGTGCCTGTGTCGTCCCTAAATAAATGTCATATGATTCAGATAGCGCTCCAGCACTCGTAGCCATAGAATCCATCGCGCCGGATGCTTCCTTGAAGTTTTCAACAATAGAGTAGAAAACAGTCTGTTGTCTTGTGCCTGCAATAGCCTCTGCAATAGCCGCCTGCTCCATACTTGTCATATCGTCCCATTGAGTGGCGATATCCTTCATAATGTCATATGTAGATCTAAACTCCCCATTAATTGTCGTGAGAGCAACATGATGCTGAGTAAGAGCGCTAACGAGCTCGTCATACGTCGATTCAGTCATCGACTCTCCAAGATCATCAAGTTCAGTCTTTGTCTTTCTGATTCTAGCGGAAATCGTGCGAAGTGCTGTCGAAGACTTAGAGGCGTTCTGAACGGTAGCATTAGCCGCAGTCAAAAGAGCAACCGTTTGATCGAAAGTGTTACCGGCAGCAGCCATAGCGGACGATGCGTTCGTCATGCCCTCTGCAATCTGCTGGACGGAAATTGGGAAATTGTTACCAGTTGTAACCAATTTATCCATTATGCTTTCGATGCTATTGACATCTGCCTCTTTAGGGAATGCTTTCATAATCGCAGTAACAGCGTCTTCCGCTTGCTGCGTATCAACATTACCGACCTTCTCAAGCATACCCGTAAACTTTGCAAGCGTTGCAGACTCATCAAGATTATAGCCAAGACGTGAGAACGTGGTCGCCGCACTCACAAGGTCTGCGATCGGTGTGCTCGTCTCTTGCGCCGCCTGAGCAATATCTCTTGAATATCTCTCAAGCTCGTCATTAGTTGCATGAGTAACTATTCTGACGTCAGCAAATGCAGACTCAAGCTCGATCGACTGATTGATAAGATCCCTAATGACTCTTATTCCGGTCATAAGTATTCTATGTGTCGTGTAGAAAGTAAGGAATGTTTTAGTGAGAGAGCCGATCTGAGAACTTAGCTTCTCTGTAAATGTCTGATACGTCGACAGAGATCCAACCGTAGAGTCTACACTGGACGATATCGCCTTCATTGTACTTGCAAATTCTTCCTGACTCAATGTACCGTTTTGTAGACTAATATATAACTGGTCAATCTCTCGTTTGTATTGCCTAAGCGCATTAAGATCCGAAGATCTCGTCGCGCTCATAAAAGAATCTTTATACATCTTTTGAGCATCGACTATTTTCTTCATTGCATCAGACATCTGTTTAGATGCATCTGTATATTCTTTTGTGTCTTTCAATATAAGCGTGTTCGACTCAGCATCTCTCTTTTTAGCCAGAATGTACTCTTCGAGGCGATTCTTGGTCTCTTTTGTCTGAAGTCCCACATTTTTAATAACAGTTCTAAACTGCTCGGTTGTCACATTGTCGACTGTAATGTGATTCTTCAATTCCTCTAAAGTTCCGATAAGTCTGTTTATATCAGATTCATAACCGGCTATAGTTGAATCGTCTGTCAGCCCAACAGTTTTCGACAACGTATTTGTTAATGTGTGTCTTAGCGTTTCTATTTGGGTGAGAGATGCTGCGAATGTTGCTGAATCATCTCTAACATAGCTTGTAGATGTCTGCTTTAGCACCGCGACATACTCGCTCAACTCATTCTTTGTCCTCTTCGCTTCACTACCAATCTCCGCAAGAGTAAGCTGAAAGTCTCTTGTTGTGACATTACCGTCGAGCAATCGCTGTAAGAGATCGGTCATGCGTTCGTTCAAGGCGTTAATATCTGCCGTATATTTCTGTACACCAGAGTCGTCCTTGAATTGTGCGGTAGAAATCTTAATAGTCTCAAGTCCGTGCCTTATAGATTCGATCTTGTCGAGCGATGGCCATATCTTGCTTTCATCAAAAGATGCATCTGTTTGTTTCGACGCCCTAATATACTCACTTAAGCTGTTTGTCACTTGCTTTGTTTCAAGATTAATTCTTGCCATTTCAGACTTGAATTCAGAAGTCGAAATAGATCCATCACGAACTCGTTCCCGTAAAACATCAAGACTTTTATTCAACTTATCAATCTCAATAACAAACCCAGAGACTACTTTATCATTTTCCCCAACTTCTCCAAACGGAAAGGATGATATCTTTGCGTTATGCAATGTATGAGAGAGACTCTCAATCGAAGTAAGCGCCTTTGTCATACCGTCAACGTCAAAAGAAACAGAAGCTTCTTTTGCACTGCTTATATATTCATTAAGATGATTCTTTGTCTCCTGCATATCCCATCCGATAGATTTAATCATCATGTCAAATTTTTCAAACGTAAGATCATCAATCATAACGGACGTTCTGAGTTTATCAAGAGCAAATACCATACTATCTATCTGTCTTGTATATTCACCAACCGTGCTATCTCCGGAAAACGGGGTGGCGCTTCTCATTGTTTCTGTAAGAGTGTGTCTGATACTCTCTATCTGTTTAAGCGCAGAAAGCATCTTAGTAATATCGTCCTTAAGAAACGATACTTCTTCCTCTCCTACAGTTGCCCCCTTCGTATTAGCGTCAAGTTTTACACCATTTTTACTCAGATTATTTGCAATATCAAATGTAATTATTCTGATCGATTCAAGTCTCGCCTTAAAATCAGACAATGTATTTTCGTCTATAGAAACTTTAACCTTAATAGGTTCAAGATTATTTGCTATCTGCTGTAAACACTCCGATATAAGCTTACCGCTAGCTCCGTCAACAGCTCCGTCGCCAAGAACACCAAATAACAATCTAATATCGGGACTCTGATGTGCCATAATATCCCCCTTTCTTAATAACCCCACATGAGTTCTGCTTCTTTAACAATATTTCCATACTTAATCTTAAAGTCATCAAGTTCCGCCTGCATGAATCCAAGATGCGGGCGAGACGCTCTGCTTGGTGTGAATATCCCTGCGTTCTCCCAGAAACCGAAAACCTGTTTTGCACTATAGCCGTTATCGAACAATGCAACAATATTATCTACTCCGCTTCCAGTTCTGTCAACCCAAGCATCGTGCCCAGATCCACTCTGGTTACTTCTGACACAAAGCAACGAATCCCTGCTGAGATCATCGTCGAATGCAATATAGGCCACATAACTTCCGTCTGGACGTTCTTCGATAGATAATACCGAAAGTGAATCAAAATGATCTGCGACACTCTGAGGAAATACTCCTCCTGTCTCAAGCTGTCTTGCCATTATCTTAAGCTGCCTGATTAAATCAAGTGCAATCGCATGCATATCATCAATAGTATGGATACTACTACCAGCGTTCGTTTTCTCGACTCCAGCATCCCTATAAGCCCTTAGTGTATCCTTCATTTCGTTCTTCCCGACAGTAGAATTAGCATAATTTTTAAGTTTGCTGCTAATTGATAAAACATTGATCTCAGCCATAGTTCACACCACCAGTCGTCAATTACTTACTTTCTTCTTTTTCTCCCTGCTGCGAGATGATTTCCTTTACGAGCTTCCCTTCGTCGATCTTTAGATTAGACATAGATCTAATAAGCATAGCGATATCTCCACTATCAGTTCCCTTGAAAACCTCCTCGAATTCATCGACCATGTGTTCGACTCTTGCATATACCCTAGAAACACCGCTCATCATGGAATCACTATTGACACGGATTCTGTAATCAATTACTTTGTCGATGTTATCGAAGATCTCGGAAAGCTGTACCTCATTGATGTATTCAATAACAGACTGATAAATATCTGTTGCATATACAAAAGCGTACTGCTCTTCCGCAGATTCCGGCAATTCAATATCGGTATATAAAGAAAGGATCGACACTTTTGTGATGAATTCTTTCATATCAGGATTATAATTTCCATCACCATCAAAACAAGTGTCAGCAACCTTGCTTACGATAGCGATCGCCGTCACAAGATCAACAAGACTCTGAACATGAATCTCATAACCGTTCCAGTTAATTACATTCGTGTTAGAGTTGACCATTTCGTCAACAATCGACTTCGATACTTCCTTAGTAATTTTCATATTCATTCTCCTTTATTTCCCAGATTTACGTTTTACGTATTTTTGGCAAACGGAATTATCTTCAATACAATCCTGTATTCTACCTTCCTTCGCCTTTCTAAGCACACTACAATTCGTCTTGTTTCGCCTACACGTCTCGCAGTTATTTGATATAAATGATCGCATCTGGTCTTTGTTATCAAATACACCTATATAATCGACAGGATAAATCTCTAATTCTATTCGCGGATTATCTCTATCGTACATTATTTTCTGAACCCTTTCACATGTAATGTTATCATCAATCCATATTGCCTGCGTATCTGTTATTGCGTCTAACATGCATTTGAAGTAATTGTTGCAATCTAGGTCTATCGATGGAAAATAAAATACTGCGTCGATGTAGAAGTGTCGCATCTTATCTGGAATTAAATCAAAGCCCTGTTCTTCTACTTGCTGCAACACATACTCCGAGAACTCTCGCTTATACTTCTTTGCCTCGTTTGTGCAATATGTTATTGATATCGGCCTTCCATTTTTCATTACAACTCGTTGGCCAAGATAGTGGTTCACGCTAGGCGGCATAGGCGATGTTAATTTCAAACGATCTCCCAATAACAACACCGTCCTGTAAAAAATAGGCCACACCTAAGTCAGATGTGGCCTATACACATAGAGCCAGTCAGACTCTTATTTCTTTTTCTTCGAAGGCTTGCTTTCGGCTACCTCTACTACATCTGTCGTTTCGTCAACCTCATCACACTTTGTATCTTCTGCAATGACATCATTCTGTACCACAGGAGCCTTCGCTTTCTTTACGGCGGCAGTGAACTTATCACGGGACTTCGCAATCTGAGCGAAATACTCTGCGCCATGTTCAACACAGCAGGCTACATCCTGCCATCTATTCTTCTCGCCAACACGCACAAGCGGATTAGCGCAAGGAAGATATTCTGCGCCGCAAATCTTACACACTTTCATTCTATTAGTCATATCATTCACCATCGTCTTTTTACTAGGTCACATTTACTATGCACGAATCTTCATAACGAACAAATGCACCGTGCTCCCTATTCATAACACTAACTGTGATTGTAGCAGTTCCGGGAGAAATAGCTCTAACATAGCCGCCATTAACGGTTGCAACTTCCGGATCGCTCGATGTCCATTGCTGAGACGACATGATGTCGCGTACTGTTGCCACTAATGTTCGCGTCTGATTAACAGTTAAATTCAACTCGTGTTCATTCAATGTGATGCTAGGGTTCCTTCAATTAGCGTCATCAACATCTACGCCAAACACCGTATATGTGTAATATTTAGAGCCAGCACCACATGCCCCAGCCATCGCCGTAGCTTCGAATGTATGTACGGTCGGATTATCACCGAACTCAAGATTGAACTGACCGCTGAAGTCGACCTTCGGGAAGAAGAACTGTACACGGTATGTCTTAGAGCATCTATCTTCTGCAAGACCGTTGATATACAGCATCGCCTTGCCTGCGTACTTATCGGACTCATTAGTCAGAACATCTCCAGTTGCGATCGTTCTCTTGTAAATCGCAACAACCTCAGTACCCTCTGTAATATCCGTATGGAATGTGAGGGCTTTAGTAGACGGATCATAAGTAAACTTGCCGGAAGCTACCGAGGATGCCTGAGTAAGCTCTGCCGTAACATTGCCATTAGCATCCTTCACATACAGCTCAACGATTTCAGCACCAGCAGTACCAACTGCAACATACTTTGTCGCCGCTGTGTTAGATGCGCCAACAGTAAGATAGTCAGTCCACAGGATGGTTGCCTCGCCGGTCACAAAGTCGCCGCCCGTCTGAAGAGCCATAAGGCCGTAGGACACCACACCGTTTGTACCTGTGACTGTGACACCCTTGTTCGTCTTGGTTCTGGACAGCAGTCTGCCGCCTTTACCAGTAATATCCTTAGTCTCTTCCGTCTGGTTAATCGCAGAGGCAGTAAGCTCGTCCAGAGAGAAGAGATAGTCGCCAGTGGCCGGATCGAATACATCAATCGTATCGATTTCCTTAAAAATCAAATCCTTACCGATATTCATTTCAAATCCTCCTATTCTCAATGAATCATCCAATTTAAGTCAGAATCATTCAGATCACTGACCTTTATGGTACCAGAATAGACACCATACATTCTGTTTTCATAATCTATCTTTTTAACGATTTGCTTCATACTTTCATTAAACTGATAGATAGTCAAACCTTTTGTTGACTCAAAGTCATACTTAAATTGCTCTGTATTAACAAGAGCAACTATTTTAATCTCAAGATGAGACTTTTCAGATCTTCCACGCTTTCGCTTTTGTCGCCTTCTTGCAATTTCAACCATATAATCTCTTGCTTCTTTATTTGCAGGAGTGCGTATGTCCCTTTTGATTCCATGAATACTTCTTAGAATTGATGCAATCTTGAGATATATTTTCTTGTCAATCACAATATCGTTTATTCTATCGACAAGAACAATCGATCCTCCACTTTCATCCTGAGCATACTGAAAATTCTTTAGATCCATGCCATCAAACACAAGAGATGTGTCCATTGTTTGTAGACATGGAAATAGTCGTAGGAACAATTCGTATTCAGTTATCTGTGAAAAATCTATACCAAGATCGTCTAGTTGTACCATAAAATCAATTGGCATCGCTGTCAAAATCGAGATCACAGAATAGTAATCATCTTCTTTTTGAAGAATTTCTCCAACCGTAGGGATCTTTATTCTGATTTTTTCATCGACTAAAATATGATCCTCGTACAGTAAATTCAAAACGGGCATCAAGCACCACTCTTTCTGTTCGAGGGTATCTTCCGATGAGGGTTATACATATAATTAACATCATCGGTACTGAACGTGAGAACCTTTCCCTGATAGTCTGTAAGAGGGGAGAACCTCTTTACCGAATACAGCTCAAGCCCCTTGATACCATAGAACAGACTTTCATTTATCGTTTCTGCTATTTCAGAACTCAGGACGTCATATCTGACGCCGCCGCCCGATAACCGAAGACTGCTTTTATGACAAAGAATCCAGATATAAAGGATCGGTTTGTAATACAGCCGTGTCGATGTCTGCACCCGTGTCTGTACCGACTGTACATCAACATCACAGCATATATATGTATGTCCGTGCTCAATCGTTTCAGGAATATACTCATACGGAAATACCTGAGTGTATGCAAGATCTCTTGCTGTCGAAAGATCTTTTTCTTCATTAATCAACTTAACGATTGTTTCATTTGTGAGAAGATCTTTGAATAATTGATTCTTATAATCAAATAGCTCCTTAAGATTCATCAGATCCACACCTCCTTATCCGCGCTAGGATTTGTGCCGCCGTGAAATACAGGCCGCTCATCATCTGCGCGTCTTGGAAAGTGCTTATAGTAATCCGCAATAAGAAGGTCGAGGTTGTCATCATCTGTAGTCTCGACTTCCTGCATAATAAATGAGAAAACACCATTACCATTAAATACCTGACCCATACGAAGTGGCTTCGTAAGTACATAAGCCAAATGCTCGTGGCAGTCAGGATCGTCGATGATAAACCTCGTAGTTCTATCCAAACGAAGTGCATCTGGCGTTCTGGCGATCGTGACAGAAAGTCTTGTATCGCCTCTGGTGACTATAAAGTGTCTCTATATGTTTAGCATAAAGCGAAGGTTCCCCTTTACTTTATTTAGGCTCGCTACGCCATGCCGCCGACTTATCGGCCTCTATCTTTCGACAGAGCACGGACTATATCTTCACCCTTGCGGGTGCCTACCACTGTTCGACCAAACGCTTGCCGAATCTTAGTCTCTGAACCTTCTCCTGTTCGGAGCTTGGCTGCTGATTACCCAATATATAGCTCTTTTCAAACCTTCGCACATACCCGTGTTTCATGATTACGCTGTGGTGTCTATATCTCTAAGGGCGTTCCAGCAATTCAATAGGTTATTATTCAAGCGCATTTCTGCGCAAGCGGACAAGACCAAATAGGTTCATCCTCAAGTTCACCAGTTAGATACTTTGTCGAGTCGTTAATATACGCCCACTGCCCACAAATGTTTCCATCCTTATCCACCCATTGGAGGAAGTAGTTACACTGTTGCATAACACACTTTGTGTACAGTGTCGTATTCGCGTCTCTCTCTACAATCAGCCACTTATTGTCCATCCACTCAACGAGAGCGCCATGTCTAAGGTCTTCGTCTGGCATAGAAATAATAGTCTTCCTGTCGAGGTTATCTGTGTTCATAATCCCGCACAATCTAGTTTCACCGTCTACGATACACTCGCTATATGACGGATTGTCAACAAGATGGTCATAAATATAACGCTTCTCACGCTTGATGAACGAATTGCGCTTGGTCGATCCTCTTGCGGCTATTCGCTCGTCATAAATATCCCAAACACCCATATCATTCACCAGCCCTTCCGCAGATCGCACGGAGTTTGTTACAGATGCTTATTGCGTGGAAAACCTCACGCCTATACACGGAGATATCGAGCTCCGGCTTGTCAATCAACCCCTGAAGAATTGACAACAGGGTTATAACATAGGCGTTATAATTTGTTTCAACATACAAACGATTAAAACCGTCTATCTCAAATTTAAGACTACGCATATATTGGTTCAGAGTTTCCTCGCCGGACTCCTTCATAGGGAGTATTTTGAAGAAGTGATTCACCAGATATTGGAAATAATTTGGCAGAGTCATCTCGTAAACTTCGCTGTAGTCACTCATAAATGTAACCTCGTAAGGTCATTATGATTATACGAATACTCCCGCATCGCTGATGTAAAATCACTCTGAGCCTTTGTGTGAGCCTCTCCAACACGACGAAGCATTTCAGCAGGGGAGTATGTCGTATAGTCTCGTGTGTTAAGTACGAGTTCGAGCAATTCCTGCTTATGCGTGTACGGCTTAAGCCAATACACAACCATGCCATCTGTCACGATATCAACGATTTCTGTCAGGTCGTCGTCTTCAAGATCGATTTCGAACTCCCTGTTTTCATCGTTCGCGGTTGAAACAAGATTTACTTTACAGACATGCTGAAACTGACTAATAGCCTTTTTCATATATCCGTCAATAATCTGAGTACGAGTTTCTTCTTTAAGATCAAGAAGATCATACTCTGAAATTTTGGAGAGAAAACCTCCGGTGAAAGTATCATAGGAGACGACCATAGCCGACACCTCATCTTTCATTAAACTGAACTTCGAGAGCCCGTTCAAGCGCAGCAATTACCTTTCTGGAATCAATTGTGCCATCTTCGATTCTTTCGCGAGCGTACACTGCGTAAATATCTTTCTGGCCTTTCGGAAGTTTGGAAATAATCTGCTCAACCTCATCCGCCGGACGTGCAACAATCTGATCGAACTCTTCTTTAGTGATAGAATTCTTATAATACTGTCTTACACCGATGAAATCAATAACCCACTCATCTTCCTCTTTGAACTGAAACCAGTTATTCTCGAAAAACTTTCTTGCCGTGCCCTTCGCCATCTGAAGATCAATAAGCTCGACATACTGCTCTTCTCCAAAACTATCCCAGTGAATGATCTCACCGGTTCTCTTCGACCAATAATCAAGCATCCCGTTAAACCCATTAATAACCGCGATATACTGGTGCATATCGATATCACTAGGTTTAATACGATCTTCTTTCTTCTGATCTACATTTGTTTCGTTAGAACTTTCTTTATCGAGACCCATCTTAACTTCAGTCGCTCCTGCTTCGGGTTTTGCCTTTCTCGTTGCCATAAAAACATCCTTTCTTACCTTATATCAACGGGCCGCACAATAGCGACCCGTTGAAAATAAATCTAATTAGATAAACTGATACTTACCGATACCTGCGTTACCAGAAGTAACCAGACCAAGACCGTCCTGTGTGTTTAAGAATTGTGTGTGAGTTCTTTTGTGATGGCTCTCTCAAAAGACCATCCGCTATATAATCTGTTAAATAATGTCTTCGGATTAATACCAACAATATTAGCCCATTCTGTAACATTGTGAGTTTCTCCGTTAAATGTGTATTCTCTATTTGACCTCTTATTATTGTTCTGTTCTTTTGTTGTTGCGAGTCTGCAATTGTCTGGAGAATAGCCTTTGTTATTATCTATCCTATCTATAGTTAATCCATTGCAATATCCATTATCCGCGCACCATTGTCTAAATGACTCATATGATTGTAGCCACTCTTCGCACATAGTTATACCTCTCCCGCCATATCTTTGATATGCGATATTGTTTTTGTTATAACATCGTCTCTTTATACCGCACCAAACATTGTATAACTTTGTATTAGAATCACCATGAGTAGCCTGTCTTTCAGATTGTAACCTTTGTCGCAAACATCCGCATGACCTGCTCTTCCCTGAAATAAGATTCTGTTAATCTACTATTTCCTCTTTGCCACACTCACATCTGCACAGTCATGCTCCTCTGTGTTTGCCATTTGCCCGGATAATATCTTTTCTTTCAAGAACAGTCCAATATCCATATTTTTGTCCGACCAGATCTTTTTTCGAACTTATATGAATCACATCCCTATATTTATTTCACACACACTATGGCTCGCTAAGCCATCTTGACGCAATGCGTCCTCGACCTTTCGGTACGAGAGCAGACTATATCTTCATCCACAAATGTGGAGCCCACCACTTCGGCCACCAATAGCTTGTAGCCTACTCCATTTCTGGATAGTCGTTGAACCTTCCTCTGTTCGAGGCTTGGCTGCTGATTGTCCATTAATAAAACGCTTAGGTATTACCCATACGCCATCGTACTTTCTTTTTTCTGCTTTCGCAACATTCGCGCACGTCTATATTTCATGACAACGCTTTAGTGAAGTACGCTTTAGGATTTTCCAGCAATTCAATGGGTTTATATTCGAGCACCTTTCGGTGCAAGGAAGCTAGGTCATGCCGCAACTAAGCGACTATTTAACTTCTCAGCATATACGAATTCCTGCGTGAGATCCATGTTCTGGGATGCGTCACGATGGATGATGAGCGGATTGCCCTCGTATACGAACTTAATCGGCTTGGAATCTGCGCCTGCGCCAGCAACGATGTGCAGAGTCTTGTCATCAAACACGAAGTTTGTGGTGCCAACTCTGTGACGCTGCGGGATGACGATAACGTCAGAGCCATAGAACTTACCAACGTAACCCTGAGCATCGACGACGTTCTTCTGATCCCAACCCTGAATGCTCGGAATAAGATTGCGGAGAGCCATCTTAGTACCGATGATTGTGGACTTAGCGCCGCCAGCAGCAGCTTCAACATGCTCGATCAGAGTAAGCAGAGTAGCTTCGCTGTATGTATTACCGGTTGCCGGGAAGTATGCAGCGCCGCCAAGATCTGCCTGAGTAGCATTAATCCACAGATCATAAACCTGATTCAGAATGTCCTGATTAAAGGAGCGGGTAACAGTGTCGATCATCTTGTTGAAATCAACACGACCTGCAAGAACTCTGCTCAGCTCTTCGTAGATACGAATGATATGAACGGATGTTTCGATCGGAACGACCTGCTCGCCGACAAGACGCTGACGACGAATTGCCTGAGTGCCATCAGCAGCCTTGCTAACAACAAACAGGTTTGCGTCCTCAACATCGAACTGCATCTGATCGCCAGCGGCGACATTACGGTAATCAACCAGAGCATTGAAGAAGTCAGACTGCGCAAGGGAGTCGATGACTGTTGCTGCGAGGATCTGCTCAACGATAGAGAATACACCATTGCACTTGCCATCACGGAGTGCGCGAGCGTCCATAATAGTGGAACCACCGTTAGCCTCAATCAGAGCCTTACGGAGAGTGTCCTGAGCTTCGTCATTAGAATACTTCTCGACCTTACCAACATAGGAATCAACGCCGAGCTTGATGATTTCATTTACATTCTCAATAGCCATTATTTTTACCACCTTTCATTTTGGATTCAATTAGTCTACCTGAATCACATAGAATGTGAAGCGGCCAACTGTATCAATAGCGATGATCTTACCAACAACGGTAGAACCAGAAGTTGCGGAAGCAACGACGTTCAGCTTTGTGCCAGCCTTAAGTTCAACGATATTGCCAACAGCCGGTGTTGCAGCGCCATCAAGTGCGTCCTTAGTGACGGAGAAGATAGCGTTATGGGTGAGGTAATAACCGCGTGCGGGCTTACCTGCTTTGTTGTAGAAGTTCTCAATCGGATACTCCTTCGGGCAATAATTAACCTCCGGAGTTGCAATAAGAACAACCTTTTCGATTGCTGTATTAGCAGCCGGAGCCGTTGCCTTATAAATCTCGCGTTCACCATCAATCAGATCGCCAACAACAACGACATTACCATTATCAATGTCGGTTGCAGTGGTAGAAACAAAATACTCTACCGAAGCAAGGCCGGTACGGTTATCAGTGCCGAACATCTTGTCGGTACGAACTACTGCGTGTGCCATATATAATCCTCCTTATCAAATATTTATCTGCCCTTATACTTTTCTACAACGCCGCCATAGGGCATATCGGCTTCGTCTGTGTCCTTTTCGACTACAATCTTCGGAGACGTCTTTTCCATAGAGAAGCTTGCATGTGTGCCAAGTCTTCCTCTAATCGCATAACACTTTTCCTCGATTGTTTCTGCGTCGAACTTCAGATTGTCCTCTTCAATTGCAGTTCTGAGTGCTTCAAAAGCCTCATTACCAGCAAGATCTGTGAACTGTGCAAATACTGCGTTTGCCTTTTCTGTGCGCTCTGCGCTTTCTGCCTGAAGTTTGAATTCTCTCAGAGAACAAATTTCAGCTTCCATTTCGTCGTACTTTGCGGAAATTTCCTCATACTTTTCAGAAGCTTCTGTCTTCTCTTTAGTAGCCGCCTCAATAACAGACGACATAACAGAGAATACGCCGCCAGCGCTAGACGCCATATCTGCGCCTTCTTCGTAATCTACGATTGCATACTTCTTTCTTGTCTTTGTACCCCAATCAATAACAGCATTGTCGCCGTCCATGTTGTACTTGAACCCATACAGCTTCCAATCTTCCGTTGCTTCTACATACACCTCAGACTTTTCGGCATCATAATCTGTGAGCCAATACTTCGGGCAATCTCCCCACTCGTGATGGACAACCTCAGAAGATACAGCTTCATGCAGTGCTTCACGAACATTGGAATTCAGATCGAAATTCTCAGCCGTTTCGCCTTCGGCAGCAGTTTCGCCCGCAGTTTCAGGCTCAGCAACAGCAGAGTCTTCGGAGACATTCTCTGTGTCAGCAGATTTCATCTCTTCAAACTTCGCACGAAGCTCGTCAACAGTGAGGGCATCAATCTCGAAATCGAGAGAGTCTTCTGTGAGACCATACTCCTCAAGCAGTTTCAGTTTCTCGTCGTGCATCGTTTCTCCTCCTTCCATTGTTGTTTTATTATTGTCAACCGCATTATCGGCGGATGCAATCAGTGAATAACATTCTTTGAGCTCTTCCATCATTTCAGATATTTCACTCTTGATAGACTTGTCGGAGTACACCTGTAGCTGACTTCCTTCAAAACAAGGTGTGTGTCCATCTCCGAGTAGACAAAGAGCCGTGAACTCAAATGACTTCACATCATAATAACCGGTCTCTTCGTTCTCATCGCCGCTCGTTACATCAATTTCCATAGAGTGAGCGATCACGCCATTAAGATCGTTTACAATATACTCATAAACATCCTGACGCTTCCAAAGAACGACGCCATCTGCAACAAGATATTCGTGCTCAACGCCATTCTCATCTTTCTCCGTCACAAAAGAAAACTTCGTATGATCTGTAACAACACCACACGGGACAGTCTTATTTCTCACTCTCAGATTACCGTCTGCATCCTTAAAAACTTCAAGATCGTGACCGCCAATCTCTCTATTTTCAGGATCGTAGTTACATACGATCGGGACGTTATACAGTGTCGGAAGAGCGTCCACCACAACGTCATGCTCAAGGTTGGATGTGTTGCGATTCTTTCCTGTATACATCACTTTCAAAGACGCTGTTGCAAATGAATGGTTCACCTCTTTGATATTTGTGATGGTGGAACCAACAGCATCGAAATACAAACTCATAGTTTTGCCCATAGTACCACCACCTTAAAACGTCAGCTTGTTAGACGGGAAGTACGAAATTCCATCCAAAGAAAAGTTCATTTGCTTCTCGTCGTCGAAATGTTTGTTCGCGAACACATATGTGCTTTCCTTTTTGTGAGAGGCGATAAGTTTATATCCGGATCGTTCTAGCTTGTCCTTAGAATCTTCGTCGAACACATAAATAAATCTTTCATCCATTACTATCACCTCTTTATGCTCCGGGTCGCTCACGCGACTGTTCTCCGGAATCACTAAGATCTCCGATGTCCTTTTCTGGTGCGCCACTTTCTCCATCGCTATCTGGATCAGACCCGTCGCGTTCATCGCTACTCATCTGAGCGGAACTTACAATCGGCTTAAACATATCCTGAAGACCAAGAACCTCTGTTTCAAGATAGCTCATGGCATCAAGCTCCGCCTGTCCAAGCCCTTGCGACGCAGCGTACATAGAGATTGTGGGGAGGCCGTATGAAGCGGCCTTAAGGTATGCATCTCCAAGTTCCTTTTGATTAAAACGAGAACAGTCTAGGAATGTTACCTTAAATTTCTCTCCATACTTCAGAGAGTGTATGTATCTATTCACCATATCTTCAATACTCTTAACAACTTCAAATGTTATCGCTTGATCTGCCTTAATTGACAAAAGAAGCGCATTTGCTGAAGCTCTGTCGTTGTTGAAGAGCAAACTAGACACACCAGCCGCAGTAAACAAACTCTTTTCCGCCTCTGCAACAGTGTCGGCTTCTGATGTACTAGACTTCTCAAAACTAAACTTCTGAAGTTCCATCGGAGTAAGAACAGAGCCAATCTGTTCCGGAAGCACATCATCAAGATTCTTCCAGATTTCATAGGCCTTCTGATAGTCAAGCCCCCATACGCCGTCTTTGTATGGAATAAACATCGCCATCATCGCATAATTATCAAGCTCAGTTCCATCCATCTTCAGCTTCTTATAGCTATCAATATCAAAGATTTCAGGAAGAATTCCAGCAAACGGCGGAATCGGATATTCAAGACAATCCGTATTGCACTTAATCGCAAACGAGGTTGGGCAATCAAGCTCGATCCATCTGTTATGCCTCTTGTCTGCTCTGTATTCGTCGTACTTTCTTGCGAACTCAGGCGGGTAGTTTACTAAGCGCCCCTTTCTCGTATCAAAGTAACTAAAATCAAACGACACATTACATACATTACCTTCTATAGATGAAATCGCGCAAAAGTCGGCTGGCAACTGTTGAATCGTTATTGTGTCTTCGCTAATCCACATTGTTCCATAAAAAACATCCTCAAGCAAACATACAGATAGGATTCTAGGGAACTGTGTTTTAATTGACATAATAGAAAGCTGGTTAAGTGTGTTTCGATAGTTAATACTTACGATTCTCTTACTGGCTTTCTTCGGGTCAATTCTGTATGGAGAAACAACATATGCAAGATCATTTAATCCGACAAAGTATTTTACCAGTCGTCTAAAATGAGGGCTGGCATTATAAACATATCTAATTGCATGACGGAGTTCCTTTTCGTACTGCGCAGGATGAGCTATAAATTTAACAATATCACACTTGCTGTACTTTCCGCAGAAATTAGATATATACTGACCATACTTGTTATTTAGATCCCTCATGACCAACTTTGCCATTTTCGCATACTGATCTACAGAAAACGTCTCAACAGGAAGTATTCTCCCTGAACTCGGAGTATCAATTGTCTTAGCATTAGCCAAATCTCTCTGATCCATATCCACTACTCACCATCCTTCCCACAGACGGCTGACGAAATGCAAACATATCAATATCATTACTGATATATAGCGCCTGCTTTTTCGCCTGCTGCTGTTCAATCTGTATAGAAACCCAGTAGTTATATGACAAACTAGAGTATCTATCTTTTCTCATGTTCGACCTCTCGAACACTCGAACCTTTCCTCCGCCAGCATCTTCATACTGCAACTTGACTATTTCGTCAATCAGTAATGTTGTGCCAACATACGGCATAAGTATTTTGACCTTTGCCATCTGTGATAAATTCTTATAACCTTTGATAGAATCAAGAAGCTCCTCTGCGTCGTACTCATTTTGAAGAAGACGAATTCTTCCACTCTTAAATCCATCGCGCAACAAAAATGCGCACTCCGAATTGAACTGCGCACTAGCCTTAATAGCCCATATTACCTTTTGTGCATTTGGATTCACACATCTTGCCGCCATTTCTGCGTTATTACAACATGACAGCGCAGGATATATTTCGCCAGTCTCAGGATCAAGTATATCTCTTGACAAAGCGTCATATACACCAGCACCAACGCCCTGAGCATCAAGAACGATATAATCACAGAGGAATTCATCAAAATATTTTCTAATCTTCAAGGCCTGATCTTCGGTTCGTGCTCCTTCAAAAGCCTCTGTGTATACAATATTTCTCATATACCGGCCAGACTTTGTTGGCTGCATCGAATTAACAAACAACGCTGTTGCGTCGTTGTCGTTTTTCTTGCTAGACATAAGAGCTATATCCGCAGATAAAATTCGTATTTCACCCGGATGCTTATCCTCAATCTTGACTTGCTGTGCGTTATTAAGTAACGCAGCAGTCTCATTCGGCAACATTGGGTACTTGATATGTCTCGACTTTGATACGGTGGCGTAATCAAAGAACGAATCATCGCCAGCCCCGAAGAAACATGCCTCATACTCCATCGAGAATAATATCTCGCTAAAGTCACTTTCGGCCATATCGTCCTCTACGGCATTTCTATCAAGAAGACCCTCCTTGATAGACAGTTGATACGGAAGTCCGCACACAAACTGGTTCTTTCCGCCAACCATCATCGCCTTGAACGTATCAACACACTTTTGATAGATCCAAGAATCAGACCAGTACGCTGAGGTAAGATAAAGCGTCATATTCTTTTCCTTATCGTACTCTGCCATTCTCTGCTCCATTGATAGCTCTGCATATCTCGGCATTCGTCTCTGCGTGAGAAATTTTCTCAGGACGGCATCGATAACATCTTTGCGAATCATTCTAGCTTCATCCAAAAGAAGGATGTTTGCTCTCGAACCTCTGGCGCTATCACCGGCAGTTACGACCTTGATGAACGATCCGTTTTTGAATACAATTCGAGCGTCAGTACCATTGATCTTCGACTGACGCTCGTCTATTTCTGCTCTTAGTTCTGGAGAGTTTTGTTTGAGTTCCATGTCTATTTTTTCAAAAACATTCAAACTCTGCCCTCTTGTTCCAGAGGCAATACATATCTTTGTTCCCGGATATAGAATACATCTGCAAACACAAAATATCGCGCTTAGATATGACTTTCCGATCAATCTTGTTACCCTGTAGGCTTTTTATCCTACAGTTCTTATAGTTTCCTATAAGTTCAGCATATATTTTCATCCGTAGCTACGGAGCCGGACACTCGTGGCGGGATTATATTTATTCACCCACTATGCGTTACAATGCAAGCATACCTTGCGCAATTATGCTTGTTATCTCGGTGTTGCCATGCTACACACGTTTAGGGTTCACCGATTTTGCCCGGTTTTATTGACACTCATTTCTGAGAGGAGAGGCCGTAAAAGTCTTCATAGATAAACCTTTCCCGTTTTAGTTCTGGGGCGTTGTATGAATAGAGGTGGACGGTGTCTATCCGTCAAACCCTATATATTAACCTCTCGTAGCAATAAAAACTGTTATTGTACACACATTCATTGCTACCAAAATTATTTTTTGAAAAAGCTTTAGCTCTACATGTAGATAATCAGCGACAAACCTATGAATGTTCTCCCGATAAAATGCACACCATTCAGCTACGCCGCGCATCATCTTTTCATTCTTCGTCTGCGTCATCCTCATCACCACCAACTGGCGGTTGATCTGCCGAATCGAACTCTGAGAAGAAGTCGTTTATAAGATCTTCATCGTCCTCATCATCATACTCCGGACGCTCGACTCTAAGACGAGCAATTTCATCCTCGTACAACTTAAGCTCAGCTTTTTTCAGGCCGAGCATCTTCGCAAGGTGCCCATGAAACCACGTTGCAATATATTTCTTGATTCCATCAACATCCTTCATAGAAGGATCCACTTCCGGAATTGGACGTTCATTCTCCCAACGCTTTATCCATACACCAAACGGTGTGCTTGCGTCGGCTTTGGAAATATCGTCCTTTCTCTGATCCGGCTTCAATTGGGCGCTTCCAAGAAGCGTATTTAATGCAGTAATCAGCTTATCAGGCGTCTTTCCTTCGGCTCTCTCCTTGTTAATATCAATCTCAAGACTACAAATCTGTCTGATAAGAGCCTCCGTTCCAGCATCAAGCTCAGCACCGTCATCAAATTTAAGCTTTCGCATCCAGTAGATTCTTCTTTTCTCAAGTTCAATGTACATGTCCGTCGTGTAACTCGGCCCCCAAAAGTCAATTGTCTCTTGCGGGATGTTACCATCTGGATTCTCAGCAGCCGCAGCAGCATCCGCTTCCGCCTGTTGTCTTCTTGCGTTACGCTCGTCGTCTGTTGTAAAATCCCACAAAGTACCGTCTATTTCCAACGTATCGTCATAAGACTTTCCAACATATGTTGTATTCGTAAGCCTCTTTAAGTATGCTACAACCAACGTCTTTGCTGCGCTTCTACGCTTTACATATTCGTATATATCATCATCCCAGTACAAATCAAGCTTTCTGCAAACTTGCCTCATCGCAATCTTTGGGTCTGTACATTTAACTAAGTATTTATCGAACATAGTTTGTACACACTTATGACATATCGGTAAGAAGCCAACACCTTTATAATTCTGAGCGTAACATACATGAAAGTGACCACGACGAGTAGAATACTCTGTTCCGCATCTCGGACATATAATAGCAGCAGATGCAATATCAATACTCATCAGACATCACCTTATCCGAATCTTCGTCGACTTCCCCCTCAATAACAATATCTTCTTGCGAACCATCCGACGAAACCAGATCGTCTTCGCAATCATCATCCATACCAAAATCCTCGTCTTCATCAAACTCATCCGGCACGTCAAAGAAATCATCAGGATCTTCCAGAAGCTCCGCGATAGGTGCATTCTTTCTAGCCTCCTCAGCATCCATAAGCTCGTTGATTGTTCTCTTCGGGCGCTGATCTTTTGGCGGCCTGCCTTTTCCTGAATACTTAGGTTTCTCAGGTTTGAGATCCTCTCCGATATCTATTAGAAAAGCCTCGTATATTCTGGCTGCGTCCTTCATAGCTTTAGAAAAGTTGATTTTTGGGAGATAATGCCCCGGAATTGTACGCCATTTCATAGACCCCTGAATACGAACCTTATGCTCTGCCCTATACTTTGCACTGATTACTCCAAGCTTAGGAACAGCAACTTCTTCGCCTCTAGCAACAGCATCAACCATAACATCAACCGCCACAGTGAGCACATTCTTAATATCGTTAAGTGTGTAGTGCATCTCCTTATCTTTTCTTTTTACGGAAAACACCTTACTGTGACCTTCATCGTCTGTAATGGTGAATGAGTGTTTTGGCATAACAACTGGCTTACGGATATCATTTTTAATCATATAATCAAATGTCCGCTTAATTAGTTCTGCCTTATTCACAAAAATTCTCCTTTATCACAAAATATTAGAACAGTGAGTCTTTCTTTTCAGTGTTTATCTCACCGTTCTTAAAATACGCTCCGATCTGCTCGTCAGCGTCGATGTCTGTATATACTTTTACAAGATCAACAGAAGACCATCCAACAATTTCCGCTATCACGCTATCAGGGATTCCTGATTTAACAAGATAAGTTGTAAATCTGTGTCTTGCGGCATGGTGGTAAAAATTGACACCAAGAATTCTACTAAACGTATTCGCCCATGAATTCATTGTTGTTATACTAATCGGCTCACTAGGATTATTAATGTCAGGAAACAGCCATTCGCTCTCGATATTATGTTCCGCTCGATACGACATCCACTTATCGAGATACGGCTTGAAGTTCTTAGCTAATGTATAGCATGGGATATATTTACCGAGTCCGCGACCTTTTGTTTTTATAGGATCGCTCTTATAAAGCGCTCCATCGCACACGAGTTTGTCGTCATCAAAATCGCTAACTCTAAATCTCGGAAGCTCTGCTTTTCGTCTACCAGAGAACATTTCAAGCGCAACGAGACACGCCTGCTCATACCTTCCCTTTTCAGTAAGGGTGCTCAGCAACATATCAACCTGATCGTCTGTCAGGATAGTTTTTTCTCTGACAGGCTGCATCGCAGGGCTCTCAATCTTCCTAACTATTGATCGAAAATCTTTGAACTCCTCTTCTGTATCAAGAATATTCTCAACATAATTGCTTAGACTACTTATTGCAGATTTGATTCTACGAACTCTTGCGGAGCCGTTTTCATTGTCATTACATAGCCAGTTCTGAAACCTGACGAGCTCTCTTTTAGTAATCTTTACGAACGCCTTATTGTCTGCGTTCTCAAGAACCCAGCAAAAGAAGATGTCGAGGTCATTTGCGTATCCGTTTATTGTGAGTGGACTACGCTGGATTGACTTCAAATATTCAAGAAAATCTTCTTTTAATTGAATATTATCAGGATTTACTTTTGCTATCAAATCGGGGGAAGTAAGCCCCCTATTCATTTTCGTTTTTCTAGGCATCGTTCCCACCTCCTAAAAATACTCCTAAACACTCTTATTCTCCTAATTTATGTATCATTTTAGGAGAATAATGATGCCGCTGTGATGTGCATTAAATGGCTACGCTTGGTACGCATGCAACGGCACAGAGGCGTGCGTAGCTCCGTTAGCTTATTCCGAATCGGCATCTACATACTTCCAATGATAACCGCCTGTTGTCTTTCGCTTCCCCCTACATACAGCAGTTATTGCTGTAGCAAAACATCCGGTATCTTCGGCTGCAACTTTCATGCAAGTATACACTTTACCAGTTTCGACACAAAGAACGCTCTTCTTGAGAGGTGAATCTTCGTATGTTCTTCCGTACATAGTATTGTTCTCACCATCTCTTCTTGCGGGCGAGTGACATCTGAACATATCCATTAATTCATACGATTTCCCAAACACATTCATACAAGCCTTATACATTCTTGGCTCATACTTCTGCATTCGTTCAAGATCTTGTTTTATTTCAAGAGAGAAAGGACATCCAACACATCCGGTACGAGACATCCCCCACACTTCATAACAGTCTGAGTATCTAATCCCCTCTGCCTGTTTGAAAGCTTCCTTGACGTCGTCGCTCCACCACCAAAGTGGCATGAATTTATGTCTTCCACCTTTTTGTTCTTCAAAGCAAGACTTGTGAGCCATTGCTCTTCGCCCACCCTCAGCCTTCCGTTCTCCGGTTATGTTGAGGTCTATATTGTGCAACCTTTCATAATCATGAAGGGGTTTCTTCTTGCTTATATCACAGCACTTATCCGATATCTTAATTCCATTTTTTGTTGCGTATCTGACCATTTCTCTCTGCTTCTCTGTAAACGTCATTACATGATACCTTACAGCGCCGTCCTCAAAAATATACCTTTCCGCATACCGCTTTCCTCTTTGATATGCATCTATGACGTTTGATTTATATTTGTTAAGTATTGGTACGCCATATTTTCTCACAGAAGTAACAACACTTGTTCCTCTAACTCTATCTATCTTGATCCCGTATTTTTCCTCAATATCATCAAGATGTCGTTTTGTTGCATCATATTCAAGCCCTGTGTTACAAAAGACAAACCTGCATTTATCAAGATACTCAGGAAAATAAGTGCATACCAAATGTACGATGCAGTCAGAATCGCTTCCGCCAGACACGGATATTGCTATTCTTTCGTGTTGAGAAAAATACTCCTCGACCTTTCGAAACGTCCTTTCAATCTCAGAAAACGTATCAACATCTTGATATTTATCTTTAAGGATGAAATAATACTCGGTGCGTGTCATACATCATCATCTCTGAATTACAATTCACTGAATTATGATTCAGAAAATTGAATGTCGTATGAGCACACAATACCGGAATTATCACAGACACAAACTATCTGCTCCGGTCTGCCGCAAATACGGCGCTGAATACAATAATCATCCATACCCAAGAAAGACCCTGCCATTATTGACTTTACGCCGTTCACACTGTCTATCTTATTATGATGCAGGTGCCCAGATAACACAGCGTATAACCCGTCGCATTCTCCGATGCGCTCGCACATAGACTTCAGCGACTGTACACTAGATATACTCGTATCAAAATCGCCATGAACACCACAATATTTCTTTCCTCGAATATCCAGTAAAAACATTGTGTCGTCGATTGTTGCTTCGTTCATAATTCTTACGTTCGCAACATCACGCATACGCGCATCAAGATACCAACCTGTGATATTATCAAGTCGCTCCGATATAAGTGCATCTTTTTTATTGGCTTCAATGCGACTATGATTCCCGGCCACAGAAACATATGATACCGTTTCAAATAACGGAGAAATAGACGTCAGAAACTCTGCAATAAGTTCAGACACTCCACATGTTTGTTTGATTACATTCTCCTTGTTAGTCACCTGAATACTCTTGTGAATTGATCCGGATATACTATCTCCGGCGTTCCATACATAACAATTGATAGCACCCGTCTCAACGGCGATGCGCTCAACTTTTTCTGCATACTCGATAAGCATTTGGCGACAAATATCAGGATTGTACTTACGCCATTTATTATCGACAACAGCACCGAAATGCAAATCGTTCAAACTAACAAGAAGATCCCTTGTTCCATCAGATGCGTAGATAATACGCTCTTTTGGTTCAAGTTTTGGAAGGGCACCATTATTCACAGCACTCTCAATGATCTCAGTCAACTCCTGCTGTCGCGCAACCTCTCTGATAGATTTATTAAACGCTGTTCTCTGATCCATAAGCTTCTGCCGCTCAATCTTAAGCTCAGCGATACGATCGTCAATATCGTTCACCTGAGCAGGAGCAAGACCTTCTTTTGCTATAAGATCAAGAGTTCTTCGACTACCATATGCCATTCTTCTTGCAACATCAGGAGCGTATGGTTGCCCGTAGATAGCCTCTGCCAACTCTGTATAGTCTACATCGGAAAGCGTTTTATCAACAAGCTTACCGTACACAAGACGACGATGATATTGCAGATCTGTTTCCCCTTGCTGACGAGCAAGCATTATATTCATTCAACGTCACTGATCTCGCCAGACCGCAGCTCCTTAATAACGCGAATCGCCGCAACTGTCTCTTCGCAAAAATAATTGCCACGACGCGACTTCTGTCTCATAGTCCGGACGATATGAACATTCGGACAACGACGGCGAAGTTCGGAAGCCTCAAATTTTGTAATAGCCAACATTAAAACATACAACCTTTCAAATAAATGATTATGGTGGGAAATCAAGAGCGTTATGAGCCCACTCTTCCTACCTAATAATAGCACGCCTAACGAGGACGTTTTGTTCAAATTCGTGCGTCCGAAAATGACGTAGATACGCGCTTTTATACACATGATTTGATGAAGAAAACGCATTTATTTTTTCCAACATTTCATTGTTTAACACGTATCTACGTCACATATATCGATATGCTATACGCGAAGTCTTCCTCGAATCACGGCCTCAACGCTCTGCCTAGTCTTCACTTGAGCGGCGCACTTCATGCAATACTTTTGCTTTCTTCCTCTTGAAACAGCATTTCTCTTCTCTACGGTACCGCACTCTGCGCATCTAAAAAACGGCTCTCCTATATACATAAGGTATTGATTGCCGAGATTGCGAAAGTCGCATATTTCAATCGCAGTAGGCGATTCATTATCTATAAAGTTCACTTTTACATTCATACAATCTATCTTATGAGGCAAAGATATTAAGCCGCATTCCACTAAGTCGTTATATAACATACACTGCCTCTTTATGGATGTCTTAATATTCGCCATCTTCATAATATCCGAATCATTATTATATACCCATCCGGTATCTCCGGAAGAAACTAAGCACCAATACTTTGCCAGACACAACAATGCGAACGCAAGCCTTTCTGCCATACGACCAACGCCAGCAGACTTGATCTTGTTGAGTTCGGATTCGGTGATGGCTATTGATCCAATATTTATTGCATTATGTTTGTTTGCGTATGATATTGCGCTCCCGATTGTCTGTGTCCACTTTACAGTAGACACAGACGGATCGCACGAAATCAAAAAACCATCCAAAAGAAGTTTAACCTGTTCACGAGAGTGTCCCTCGTCAAAATAGTATCTAGCCACCCTCTTGAGTGTTTCATATGGATCCTTTCCAAGATCACTATTATCGATGGCGTCTTTTGCCCACCGGGTTTCGTTAAGGATAATACTCACTCTACCACATCCACTTGCACAGAAGCAACCTCAAAACTTTCAGACATCCACTCGACGCCGCCGCCATCGCTCTTTGTCGGGAACTGGATCGATTTATTTTTCTTCATGAGTTTTTTCACGATATCATCTCCACACATTCTCCACACAAATTGTTTTGACTTTTCTTTTGTATAACATAGGTCGATAAGTATTTCACACAGCTCCTCTTTGTTTGGACACGCAGATGTACACGCTTCTCTAAAAATGTCGTCGAGCAATTGAGCGTTAGCAATCCTGTCTTCTTTCTTTACTCTGGTTCTCTCGGCAGCTATTACTCGATCTCTCACTATCTTATCGTACTCCTCCATAAGTCTTTTTATAGCTCTCATATGAGAAACAGAATAATCAGAATCACCTCTAAGAATCGTATAATCAAACGGAACCTCATCCCTCTTCTTGGATAACACCTTATCATACTCTCTCTCTACTCTTCTGCATATACGATTCATCGTGCAATCCCCAGTACCGACCGGCATATAATATCTATATCTCTGGAGAAACTCCAACTGTTGATCCGTCAGATCTTTACTTGGCATAGACATCAATTCATCAACAGACATTCTAAACCTGCGCATCGCATTTTTATTTGTGTCTCTGATATATTTAGTATACTCTTTAGAAAGACTAGGATAAATATATCTCATGAAGTATGGCTTACGATCCGCAACGATCGACCTAAGGAACTTCTTATTCTCTTCTGTCATATCTCCGCCTATCGCGTGTCTATCATACCAGCATCTCGGCATCGGTGTTGCTACGATGCCTTTTGCTTTGTCTATGGCCTCCTGCTGTATCGCCTGAATTCCGCGAATCCTGTACCGCAGTTCAGCATACTCTTCGGAGGATTTATCGAACTTCGAAGCAACCTCATACATCGAAGTTCCCTTATTTGTAATAGAACCAACATCATTTCCAAAGCTTGCTATATTTGAACGAATAAAGTCTTCTTCTGTTGGTATCTTCTTTTCTCCTTTCTTCTGCGCACACATCAGCGTCGGTAGTGGAATTTGTCTACGCAAAAGAACCGGATTATCTGTTAGCATGACCAAATCCCCGTCGAAATCCATTCCATTTAACGCGCCCATCATATTATCATGAGCACTCACAACGGTACACGCAGTCATATATCTAAACCATCGAAGCACATCTTCATCTCTGGATGGTATGACACGCCTTGCGTTCTCCGCACAACTCATAGGTGCTCTAAATGCGAGTAACTCTTCTGCGTCCGTATCCGCCCAGAAATGATTGTATATCTCTCCGGCCTTGAGAAGCCCTGTGATTTCCATACCAAACATTCCTTGACACAAAGCGTATAGATCTCCACTGGCCGTTGAGTAGTTGCCATGAACTTTAAGTACACCAACCTTTGCTTCGTCTATTCGCTTCTTTATTAAGCTGTATATGCTCGACCTAACAAACGGATCGTCAATCAGCCTTGGTTCAACCATAAGAGCCTTTTGCCAGTCATTATCCAGATTAAGTACGTTCTGCTCATTGAGCCCAGTTCCTTTTAGATACAAAACTGTCTTAGCCCAATCACCACACAACGCCCCGTTTATCTCATCAATTGTTGGGGCGACAAGCTCGTCAACATCTTCTTCGGTCAAATCAAACACCTGCTCAAACTGATAGTTGAGCGCACGCTCAGATTCGAGCTCTTTCGCGCAGACCTTTGTAACAGCAAACGTATACCCATTTCTTTTGGATGCATCCAGCCACTCAGCACAGCTACTATAGCTGTCCCAAAGCTTCACCATCGACACAGGAAGCACAAGATCAACGTCTCTGATATCAACGTCGTCTCCCCACGCATCTTTTACAACATACCGTCCAGCTACGTGTTCCGCAAACTCATCAAAAGGAAACGTGTAAACCATACCTTTTGTCCAAGCCATACGAATACAACAACCAGAAAGTGTGTACGATAGTCTCAAGTCCTCACTCCACAACTCCGCGAGAGAAGGAAGTATCATGCCACACCCGTCCGATGCAGTTACCGTTACCGGCTCAATATGAGGCTCTGAGATTACGGGTACACCACCCTCATTGGATAGGCTAATAACATTGTCATCAAACGTCAGCTCAATATCGTTCACAACGAGAACTCCGCGAGGCATACGAACTGGAGTTGACGCACTGCACGTCAATGCCCTATACGCTTCAAGCTTCGCAGGTATAAACGCCTTCTCTTGGTTACGATCGTTCGAGATACGCCGTCTTAATTCGCTAGATAGCCGTTCGCTCACGAAAACTATGGTTGACATTTTAATGCCGCCGGGGGTTCCTAACAATCTTGTATACTTTACTCCGTTAATGCTAAACCCCCTACAGGCTCGTATGTAATCGCTGTTCTTATCAATAACCAGACACATGTAGTCTGGCTTGAACTGAAGCCTATCAAGATCTGCGTATAGCTTCTTGATGGATCTCGCAACACCCTGAGACTGTTCTTCTCTTCTTAACCTTTTGATTTCAGTCTTAATCTCACGAGCTCTTGCGTCTGCATCAGTAACTCCGTTCAGTTCGTCTATCCATCGAAGCACCTGAGACGAAGCAAGAGAGATTATCTCATCATTCTTTCTGGCCTCAGCGAGAGGGAGCGTAAGATTCCACTTACTGCTCCGCAATCTTGAACTGTGTATTTTGAACACGAACCTCTGACATTCAAACTGTTTAGAAATAATACCACCCTCATTTTAACATCCATATCAGATTACATACCATCTGAGATATAATCCCAATAAGCTACTGCGTACTCCTCGTACTCATTCCGAGCAGCGTCAATATCATCTGCCTGAATCAACAGCTCAACCCCGTCAATAAAAGTGTTGCACGGCCTATTGCCACCGCACTCATTATAAAAATAACATTCCTCACAAGCGTTCACTATTAAACACCTCCTCTCGCGAGTTCATCCATCCAATTAATAAGCAGAGTTCTCATTCTTCTGCTTGGGATGTAGATCTCAATATCATTGCCGTTACGAATCGCAGAACGCCATATCCACTGAACCATTGTTGATAATGCATACACATCCTCATTCACATCGATCCCATGCGACTGGAAGTAAAGCTTCTTCGGAACATTCATGTAAACATTTACTGCGTACACAAGCGTTGTGCGTGAGCTATACTCGTTAGTTGCCCGCTCGTTGAACGAGACGAACGACTTCGTATACCCCTCTCCGCGAAGCTTACCTCTTGCGTTTGCGAAACTTCCCCACATACGCTCAGAACCCTTTGCTTTTGTGTAGTTGTGGAAGAAGTTATATATATTCTTCTTAAGCTGTGTTATCGCAGCGTTACCACCCGACTTGCTACACCAAGAGTGTGATAGCGAGTGCGTATGTTTTCCAATAGCGTTCAGCTTCTCGTTATCCAAAATATGAATCTTCTTGCGAAGCGACTTTGTGTACTCTGGAACATAACCCTTGCTGTTTGTAAAGAAGAACCCGCGTTCATCCCTATCAACATGGATGAACGTATACTGGAGCTCGTTCAGTCTTAAGAAGTGATGTATCTCCTGCCCGTCGAACAAATACGTCATAATAATAACATCCTTAAATGCTGTGAACAGATCCTTTGGGAGCACCCAGTAGTAAAGCATGCTCGAATCCGTATCGCTCAAACACATAAGATCCCTGCTCCTCAGAAGCCCGAAGAATTGCTTGAGTTCCTTCATGCCGCCTGCATAGTCGTCTCGCGCAAGCGTAATCCTATCTCCGTCTCTCTTTACGTACCCAGCCGCTATACACATCTCAAGGTCTCCAAGGTTAAGCTTCATCTCTTCCATCATATCAATATTCTCATCAACCAGAAGAATGTAGCCCTGTTCCTTAATATCGTGAAGCATCTCCTTTGTGTAAAACCGGAAAGCCTGATGTGTTGTTGAGATATTGCGCCCATCCTTTATGAGAGCCGCTGTATGACCGCAAATGCTAAACCCGTATTCAGGGATCTTATCAGAAGGACGAGCAAAGTTACAGTGTGTACATGCACGCTGTATGCGATCAGCTTCCTTAATGTACGGTGTTATATAGATGAACCGCTCAGTCGGATTCTCGTTCATATAACGTATCGCGGCAGAGGATTTCCCACTGCCCATAATCGCATCGCAAACCTTAATCATAAACTTACAATCCTCCAAAAAATCGTGATGATTTTACCAGAACAAATCTGGTAAAATTGAAAAAATGCACCCTAAAAACGACCTAACAGCTAGCTTTTCAAAAACGCTCCCTTAAGAGGAAAAAGGTGCAAAGAATAAACTTAAAAATGACGTTCTCGGAGAGGTACAAAAAGCATGATTTTCTCACCAAGAACACTCCCTCAAAGTAGTAAATCTTCCTTTCTTTTTCTCTGGTTATCTCTCATACTCAACACCATCTACTACATAATATCCAAGAGAAGATCAAAGTTGGACAAGAAAATACAAAAAAGTTCAGAGCTCGAATGTCGTCGTAGCCAGTAGTCAAACTGTGATGTTGTTGGCAAGTGGCTACCGGTTATCAGACGACACGAGAGCGGAGACAGTTGAGGGTGTGGTGAGACTGTAAAAGAAAGGATGATTAAAACTGTCAAAAGTCTCCCCATAATTAACAAAAGCCAAAGAAAAGCATATCTATTTAGAACAATCTCTAAATAGAAAGTATGATATATTTGTCACATTTTAATTCACCCTGTTGCACTTTTGGATTGTTGAAAATGTGGAGAGAGGAGATTTGGGGAGACGGCTTGGGAGAGGGAGTGACATGGGTACCCGGATTCCGGTCTTTCTTGCCAAATATGATAATATGGGCTTAAATAAAGTCTTAAAGCTATAATTTAAGACGTTAAAAGATAGCTGAAAAATCAGGTTAAAATATAACCTAAAATCGAATTAAGCTATCCGGTTGTGATAATAAACGGATTGAAATTAAATTAAGTTACAATCTGTAACCAAAATTTAATAAACTTCCGGAATCTCCGCATTTGCTAACATTTTACGCTTTAAGTGTTTAATCATGCATTGCATTTTTGCTGAAAATCCTTTATTATAGGGTTGACAGCACAAATAAAAAGTGCTGATAACAACACGTTCCGCCTATTTGGAGAAAGGAAAAAACCATGAAAAAACACGAAAACACAAACAAATTGACGTCTTTTGCACGTCGTCTGCAAGGCTTTGAACATGCAGAGAGAACACGCCCTATTTGCTTTGGTCATATCGTGACCGATACCGCAAAGATGCTTGCTTTTTCTGTCCTTAGCAAACTTGAAAAAACCGGAAGTCATGTCGAAATTATCCGACAACTGCGAATTGACGTTGCAACCGGAACGGGCGACGGGTTTGAGCTTGTATCTTGTGGTTGTGTTGCAATCCTTGAAGAGATTGAGAAAGCCCATGGTCGACATGGCGAAACACTTCCAGCGAATTGGTTTGAATTGCCGTATACCGTTGAAACACTGGATAAACGTGTAGTTATCAATTCCGAAAAATCAGCGAAAATGAAACAGATTGAAATTGCACCCATTACTCAAGTATACCGTGCAATTCGTGACGGCGTTGCAAGCAATCGCAGTGTGCAAGCTGCAAGTCTGAAATATTGCTATATTGCAGACGAAAACACGGACGGGCTGTATTATCGAATTGATAGAGATAATACAGTAATTGATGATGACGGAACGGCTAAAAATGCAATGGTTCATAATATGAATGAACTTGTTGCAAGTCTCAATTTGACAGATACACAAAGTCAAGTCCTGAAATTGCGGCTTAAAGGTTACGGCATTCAAGCAATTGCTAGTTATTTTGGACGTAGTAAACAAGCTGTTGCAAAAACACTGAAACAAATTCAGGCAAAGACACTTGCTGTTGTCGGAACGTCCGGCGCTGAATTTGCACTTAGTGAAACTATTGCGGACGTTTTCCGTCCGGACGGTGTATCCTCTGTTTCTCTTTTTGGTACTTCCGGCTATGCTGACGTTATCCGGACGGATACCAAATCCGGCGAAATTATCCGGAAACAGTTTGCAACCGTTCCGCATATCAAAACTATTGATATTCCTTCGGTATACTTCAAGGCATCTGATAGGGTAGAACTTGTGAGAATCAGAAAGCAGAAAGCGGATGAAACAAGAAAACGACTTGCAGAAATGACAGATAGGGCGCGTGCTGCATACATCGAATTTATCGGAAGAGTCGAAACGGCGAAAAGAAAAGAGTCTGAATATCACGAAATTTTCCGGAAGTTTTCGGAAGTTGAAGAAACGGCGTATGAGCTTGACAGAATTATGATTGATTACTGAAAATTTCGGATTGTGATAGTAAACGTCCGGCGATTTTTCGCCGGACGTTTTTTTGTTGTCAAGATCTTGATAAGAAAATGAACACAATTTTTTTTGGATGTTTTCGCCGCTTCCGTTGTGATTGTGAACGCAGATCTGGTGAAAGTGAACGCTCTGGGCTTGTGTCAGTGAACGGCTGCAGGCGCATCCAGAGCGCCGGACGTGCATCCAGAGCGCCGGACGTGCATCCAGAGCGCCGGACGTGCATCCAGAGCGCCGGACGTGCATCCAGAGCGCCGGACGTGCATCCAGA